AGTAATATTCAATTTACTGTTCCTACATTAAACAGTAGCTGGCATCATCTTATACTTGTTAGAAAAGGTGCAGCACCAGGACCTGGAAATCTTGGGGCTATGGCCATGTGGTATGACGGTGTTAGAGTTGGTAGTTTTAATGATGTAACAGTATTTGATGGAATTACAAATTCAATTGGCATGTGGGATGCTACTAATATGCATCTTGTAGGTTCAATAGCAGGGCTGCGTATAACTAACACTGCTGAATATAATGTCGATGTTGAAACTTATCCAATTCCTAGATACGTTGCTCCATTAAAAAATGGAGTAAGATTATTACTAAGAGTTCAAGATGCTGGTGATAATGCTTATATTGATAGCAGTCCATATCATTATGCTCTAACTCCCGGCAGTGATACAAGCGCAGGTGGTATAGTAGATATTCCTCAATCAAGCGGAACATATTTGTTAGTAGAAGTTGATCAAAAATGGAACTTTGGAATAGACGGCTTACTAACACTACCAAATGGTGCGCAGATATCATCTAAGCTAGTAAATCCTATTATCAACGGTATTTCAACGATTAGCAGTTATAACTATGATGCTTCATCATTGACTATTAATGCTGATATTGGAGATGTTGTTTCGTTTCCAGGATTCTCAGGTCAGATATTAATAAACGACCACATTACAGGACAAGTTGAATTATGGTTATGTGGTGGTGGATCAGGTAACACTTTCCTAGTAGGAACAAGTAAAAATAATTCAACCCCAGATACCTTAGGTCAACTTGATTATAATGTAGGAATAAACGGATATACTTGGACTTGTTCGTCACAAGGTGAGTATGTGTTCGTTGCTACACGTACAAGAAACACAGCCTAACAATAATTATGTTACACAATGACTTTAACATTCACCTGGCGAACATAAACATAAATCAAAGATAAATAACATAAAGCGGAGATCATTATAATGGCAACTAAAATTCAACTCAGAAGAGATTATGCTGCTAACTGGCAAGCTACAAACCCAGTGTTATCACTTGGTGAGCCCGGAGTTGAGCTCGATACACACGCAATGAAAGTTGGTAACGGAGTTACTGCTTGGAATGATCTCGCATATGTACAGACTAGTGGTGATACTGAAACACTAACAGAAAATATGTTCGTTAAGCTCAACGGAATGGATAACGACATAGGTCCACCGTGGGCTGGTACTGTATCAGTTAGTACAGATGGAATTAACTGGACACCATCTTTTCCAAATAAACAGTTTACAAGTTACCAAAAATGGGATATTAACGGACTAGCAGTTGGTGGCGGCTATATAGTTTATAGGACCTACGAATATGCTGAATTCAGCGATCAAAATGTTAGTAGATATGAACTACGTTTTGCACACAACCCATTTGAGCAACCACAGAAGCCAACTAGTGATAATGTACGTCGCGGCCCGTTAGGCGAAGAAATTCACTGGTGGAACGTTCGCTATGTTAATGGTTATTTTATAGCAGTTGGTAGTTATTATGATGACGATCGCGATGATTATCGTTATCCAGTTGCTGTATACAGCACAGACGGAGATAACTGGACTAATATTAATATTGATCTATCTTATATGAATACTTTAATCGAAGCAGAACGCGGAGCACACAGCAACGATGTTAGTGGTATAGCAATTGGTGATGTTGCTTACGGTACTAATGGTTGGTTATTTGCAATGCATTGGGATTATGATGGAACTGGTATTTCACGCAATCCAGCCGGCGCATTTTATATCACTAGTATAACCGCAGCACTCAATGTAAGCTCAAGGATCGCGCAGATCCCAGGTTCATATTTTGCAGCATTTGACGGACATGGTTGGGTAGCCTGGGCAAACTACGATGCAGTAACTGGCGGGCCTGCTGCTTACTTCAACAGCAACAGCGATCCGCGAACTGGATCTTGGCGTACAGTTGATCTACGTGAAAAGTTTAGGGCTATAAACGGCGATAACTTCTACGACTGCATACAAGACGTAGCTGCTGGTCAACTTGGCGACACTAACTGGATAGTTTTCAGTGACGGACAATATGGTGTGTATGCAACTAGCGATCAAGGACTAACTTGGAAGATACTACAGACAACACCAAACAATGTAAAAATATTCAATACAGTAGCAAATACTCCAGTTAGAATTAGCAACTGGAATAATAGTCAACCTTACGATGGTGAGAGAGTAACTATTGAAGGTAGCAGAATAGCAGAACTTAATGGTACATTCCACACAAAATATAACAACGGTGGATATATTGAACTCTATCACGACACTGATCTAACAGATCCAGTAGTATCGGTAGGTAGTAATGGTCTTTATTCAGACGTAGACGTTACTGGAAGATTTGGTGATTATACTGTTATCGTAGACGATGCTAGCGATCTAAGAGTAGGAATGGTAGCAGAAGGTTATAACGGATTAACTAATTGGGAAGTTGATAATACTGGTAGTAGTACTACAGGTGCAGTAAACAAAATCCTAAGTATTGACGGTAATAATGTTACTATGCAGTTTCCTTGGAACGGTGATGATGGTGACACAGTAAACATAGAATTTACTCCAGTAATGTATCGCAGTCGTGGAGATGGTATTGCTAATATCTGCTACGGTGATGGAGCATTCATTGGCTTTAGCTGGGACAACCTAGAGAGAGCATATAGGACTACAGATCTAAACACTTGGCAGTCAACTACACTAGGTCGTGCAGCTCAGAATACTTGGATACAAAACGTAGACAATACCTTTAGCGTAGCATACGGAACTGTTACTACACACGGCGCTCTACTACGTTCACACAGCAACACTGTACCAGGTTATACCAACTTTCTAAGCGTAAGTGATATTTTCACTCTTCAAATAGCAAACGGTGATCCACAGTGGACTAGAAGTGGACTAAGTGAAGATCAAGCGTTTGGTACCGGTGGTATAACTATTGATCCAAGCAACAGTCAATGGGCTATTAGTACAAGTGTAACTGGTTCTGAAGGGTTCTATGGCTTTGGCAGCACCTATACTAACGCTATCGCTACATACAACGACGGCGAAGGATACTGGGACGATAATCAATCTCATAACAGTGTAGTTATTAAGTCATATGATTATTATTGGAACTTTGAAAACGCCGGCGGTTATTTCTATAGCGAACGTATTGCAGTAGGCCAAGGTGAAGGCTACGACAATGAGATATATGGCGACTCAGTAATACACGGTATTTACTTATATGACGAAGCCAGTGATGATACTAATAATAGTGATCAGTTTGTCGATAGAGGTATCTATGTAAACAACGGTACATTTATCATCGATAGTGCATCTGGTACAGGACTACCAAATACACCAAACTTCTCCGGGTCCACTCCTTTTACCACTGGCGGCGCATTGCCAGCTGCAATTTATACTATCTATATAGTAGCATTTGACGATTCAGGTCGACAGGCATATCCAAGCAATTCAGTTACTGTAACAACTACAGGTGCAACTTCAAGGATAGAGCTTAGTTGGAATAGTTATTCAGGAAACCAACTGCAATACGTATATGGTAACTCTGTCAACTATTACAGAATATTTTTCAGTAACAATCAAGGCCTTTCACAGCGATATCAGCAGGTTAATGGGGACATTACTAGCTACACCATTTATAATAATGGCGGCACTGTACAAAATATACAGTTTATTGATCAAACCGGTAATGATGCAGGGTTTACTCGTCTAAGTTATGATGGCGGCACAAACTATACCCAGGTAGACTACTTTGGTACACACATCAACACTGAAGATTATCAGTGGAACTTTAGCAATGATTGCAATGGTGATGACTACGGTGTAGTATATCAACCAGATTCAGCATTATTACAGACACCTGGCTACTGGAAGATCGGCGATTATCAAGGCGATTGGACAGAACAATCATTTATCCAAGGTTACAACTATTACGGTGGCCCGGGTGATATTAGATTATATACTTACGGACAGGGTGATGGTTACCACAACTTCTACTTCACACGTTATGGTGAGTTGGATATGGATTATGATGGCTATGTCCAAAGCATAGGCTACTGGAGAATGGGTGACGGCGAAGGATATGACAGCTACACTTATATTGGTGCAACTGATTATGTAGATGGCGATCCTTATGATATTGAAATAGCAGCAGACGACACATATTTCTATTTCACACGCGAAGGTAAGATTGTATTACCACCAGGCGGCGACATTGTTGACAACAACGATATTAGCGTCCTCGGTAAAGAAATGGCTCAAACTAAAGTTACATCAGGAGATTACACTTTAGTATATAACGATCGCGGCGGGCACATTTATAACACAGGAACTGGTAAGATTAAGATTCCAACCAACGCCGGTGTAGCTTTTCCAATAGGAACTGTAATAACTATTATTAGCGCAGACAACTCATTTACTGTAGAACCATTATATAGCGGTACTACTACTATTATAGTAAGCAACAGTGGCGCAAGTACTAGTGTTCCAATCCCAGCTAATACATATAGTACTGTGTTAAAAATCGACACTGACAGATGGATCATTGAAAGAGCTAGCTAATAGCTGTTTATAGACAAGGAAATAAAAAATGACAAAGAACGCCACAGTATGGACAAAGAAAGGCAGTCAAGAATGTTTGGCTGCTTTAAAAGCTCTAAAATCTCTAGGGTATACAGTTGAAGAGAAGGCTCTAAAAAGCAAAGAAGATATAGATGCATTTAAGGCAGCTTATCCAAATATAAAGACAGTTCCATTAATAGTAGTTGACGAAACTGTTGTTGGTGGATTAGCTTCTATTAGTAGTCTACCAGAAGCACTAACTGCTAGAGCAGCTAAAGCATCTAAGGCATCAGCACGTACCCCACACGCAACTAGAGCTGAAAGATGGGATACTAAAAAGGCTGCTAGTGCAGCTAAAAAAGAAGAAAAACTAACAGATAGAGCAGCACGTAAAGAAGCTTGGGCAACTAACCCAAATAATATTAAGATGTTTAAAGCAACTACTCCAGAAGAAAAAGCACAAAGAGCAGCTATTAAAGCAGAAAAAACCGCAGCATCAAAAGCAAGGCGCCGCGCGGCACAACCTGTACGTGAAGGCGCACCTGGAACAAGAACATTAGCAGCAGCTAGCCTACGTACACCTGAAGAAGCAGCAGCTTACCAAGCTGAAAGAAAAGCAGCACGTATCGCAGACTCAGCAGCAAATCGTGAGGCAACAGCAGAAACACGTAATGCTCGCAGAGCTACAGAAAAGGCACGTATATCCGCCGCAATAGAAGCAAGGAAAGCAACCCTAGCTTAAATACTCTATATTTTTATTTTATGGAGTATTAATGATAACATTTAACGAAACACATTTAAGGACTACAGTTAAATCTGTACTTTATAGATTTTTTTCTGTCACACTAGCAATAAGTCTTACATTAGCGTTTGGTGGAACTACTGAACAAGCGTTTAAGTTTGGTATAGCTAGTTTACTAAGCGGTATAGTTATATTCTATGTTTATGATAGGATATGGGTAAGAATATCTTGGAAAAGAGACATCTTAGGAAAAGACGCTAAGTGGCGGACTATGATAAAATCCGTATTGTATAGGTTGATTGCATTATCGGTATCAGCACTGTTTGCTAGAGCAATATGGGCCTCAAGTGATTTAGAAGCTATCATAATGGCTACAACACAATTTGTTTTAAATCTTTGTATGTATTTTATAACTGAACGTATATGGAATGTTGTCTCCTGGGGCAAGGTAATAAAAGACGAACCGATAAATACAATATGAGCCAATTAGACGATCTAAAACAACAAGTTTATGACTACGCGACTGCTATGCTCGGCGGCGGAATGATAGATCTAGAATTAGATCCTCTACATTATCAAACCGCATTAGATCGTGCTCTAAGCAAATATAGACAGCGTGGGGACAGCTCAGTTGAAGAAAGCTATATGTTCCTCACACTAGAAGTCAACACTAACACTTATAAATTACCTAAAGAGATTATCAGTGTACGTCAACTATTCCGTCGTAGCATAGGTTCAAGATCGGGCATGGGCGACGGTGGAACTACATTTGAGCCTTTTAATATGGCCTATACTAATACCTACTTATTATCTAGTTCTAATATGGGAGGCTTAGCTACATACGAAATGTTTGCCCAATACCAAGAAATGGTAGGACGTATGTTTGGTAGTTTTATTAATTACAACTACAATCAAAGCACACATACATTAACTATCACGCAGCGTCCTATGGGCAATGAACAGATATTACTATGGACTTATAACTATCGTCCGGACTTTGTTATACTACAAGATGTGTTTGCTAACCAGTGGATTAAAGATTATACACTAGCTAATTGCAAGTTAATGATAGGTGAAGCTCGTGAAAAGTTTACCCAAATTGCTGGGCCACAGGGTGGTAGTTCACTAAATGGTACTGCTCTAAAAGCCGAAGCAAAAGCGGATATTGAAAAGTTAGAAAAAGAATTAATGGAGCAAGTAACCGGCGGTCAAGGTTATACACTGATTATAGGTTGACAAAAATCTATTTCTATATTAATATTAAATTATGATTATTGGCGTAGTTGGATTTATAGGTTCCGGTAAAGGAACCGTAGCAGATATTTTACAAAATGATTATGGTTATCAGAAGATTAGTTTCGCTGATAGCCTAAAAGACACTGTAGCAAGTGTTTTCAGTTGGCCCCGAGAACTATTAGAGGGTGACACAGATGTTAGCAGGATGTGGCGAGAAACTAAGGACACTTGGTGGGCAAATAGACTAGGTGTACCTAATTTAACTCCTCGCTGGGTCTTGCAGCAGTGGGGAACAGAAGTATGCCGAGATGGTTTCCATAAAGACATATGGATAGCCAGCATAGAACGTAAGATACACAAAGGAACTAACTATGTCGTACCTGATACTAGATTTCCTAATGAAATAGATATGATTAACAAGCTAGGTGGACAGGTCTGGCAAGTTAAGAGAGGCCCTAATCCTAAATGGTTTGATCAGTATAAGCTGGGCGGCTCGGCTCCTACAGACATACATCCAAGCGAATGGCAATGGATTAGAGCCAAGTTCAACCAAACAATCGAGAACAACGGAACGCTAGAAGAACTACAAGCTACAATTAAAAATCTGGTGTGACATTAGAAAAAACAATATCTGATAAGCATTCACAGTTTAAACACACTGTTTTAAAATTCTCTTTATAATTAACGACAGTTAGTTGATCAGGATGCTTAGGTATAAACTTGCAAGCTTCACAAGTCATTTTTTTCTTATAACCTTTTTTAATCCACGCATTCCTGTGGCGTTTAGCTGCTTTAACTAAGCAAGCATTGCACATACTCCTAAAATAGACCTTGTCGTTTTTCTTATAATTTACTGCTCTAGGATTTGATTCGCATCTAATGCATACGGGTCTATCTGTCATACTACCACCTTTTATCACCTTTATATTTATTAGCTATCACCTTTTATCACCTTTAATACATCCTACGAGACGTTTTTTAGTAAATGTAACTAAATATTACTAGGATCGGTGATAATAGGAGATAGAATATGACATTAGTTTCGCCCGGCATTGACGTACAGGTAATTGACGAGAGCTTTTACTTACCAGCTGGACCAGGTACAGTACCACTCATCGTAGTAGTTTCTAAAGAGAACAAGACCAACACAGCTGGATCAGGTATTGCAGTTGGTACGCTAAAAGCAAATGCTGGAAAAGCATATCTGCTTACTAGCCAGAGAGATTTAGGCAACACATTCGGCGACCCATTCTTCCAGAAAGATAACAGTCAGAATCCAGTACACGGCGGCGAACTTAATGAATACGGACTACAAGCAGCTTACAGCTATCTAGCTGTTAACAATGCGGCTTGGGTAATACGTGCAGATATTGATACAACACAGTTGCTACCGAGCACATCTGAACCATCAAGCTATCCAGCAGATGGAACATATTGGTTAGACACACTTAATAGCCATTGGGGCATATTCCAGTGGAACGGTGAAGCAAGCAACACTGCTGGTGGACAGCAATTTACAAATGTTCATCCTGTTGTAATCACCGATGAAACACAACTAGATCCAATGACAGGATTCCCAAGTGGAGCTGTTGGGGTTATTGGTGCATATGCTATAGTGGCAGTATCAACTAGCCTAGCTGTTTACTTCAAGAATTACATGGGTGCCTGGGTAGAAGTTGGCAGCAGTGATTGGTATATGAGCTGGCCAGCAGTAAAAGGAACTAAGAGCAATCCTTCGATTGGTATTGGTGATACATTCTACATTAACGATATCCTCATTACAACAAGTGGAACTAGTCTATCAAGCCTAAAGACTAATATTAATAGTCTCACAGACGCACACGGCGTTACAGCAGACATAGTAAACGCTAGACTACAGTTATTCACTAATGGTAACACATCTACTAATGTTGAAACAACAGCATCTGGTAGCCACACAGTTAATCCTACACACATTACAGTAGGTAGTTCAACTGGCATTGTTATAGGAATGACAGTAACCGATACTAATGGTCATTGGTTTAATAATGGATTAAGCCAAAATGTTCCAGGTACTGTAGTAGATATTAACGCAAACGTGATTACACTAAGTTACCCACTGAGCCAGAATATTAGTAGCATTACTGTTATCTTCCAGGATTACTATGTAGAAACTACTGCTACTGGTTTTATTGGCGACGATTATATTACTGTTGACAGTATTACAGGCGTTACAGTAGGAAACAATGTATTTGGTGCAGGCATCACATACGGTTCTAAAGTTACTGCTATTGATCCAATAAACAACATCATTTATATGAATACTAGCAATAGCGCATTAGTTAACGGAGCTGTCGAGTTTTCAAATCCAGCTGCCAATGCTATTGAATTAAGAGCAGGAACAACTACTGCCGGTCACACAGCAATCGTAGCATCAACAGTTGGTGATAGTGCAGTTGGAATAGCAACTGGAACATATTACGGTCCAGAATTAAGTATACAATCACATACTGCGATTCCTCGTTATAAGACTAGGGATTTATTCCCCCGTCCGTCAGGCAGCTTATGGCTAAAGACTACTAATGTAAATCTAGGAGCATACTTAGATGTTAAATCTTGGAGCTCATCAACTACTAGTTGGAATAGGATCACTTGCCCAGTTTATGACAGCAATCAAAGTGCTACATATAAGCTCGACCTAGCAGGCGGCGGTAAGAATATAGCAGCTGGTACACTATACGCACAGTTTAACGTTAGCGAAGAAATACAGGTAGACGGTAGTCCATCATATGGCGACTATAAGATCTTCCGCAGGATGCGTCCAGATCCAACTAGTTTTGCTAGTAAAGTAATAGACGCTACTACATTCCCAACAGCTAGTGAAGGATTTACTTTCAATGGATATATTGTTGGTGCACAGCTACACGTTACTACAATAACTTTAGGAACAGTAGCAGCTAATCAAGTAATCACAGGACTTGGTGTAACAGCAGGAACTACAATCGTTTCATTTGTATCAGGATCAAATGGTGGAGTTGGCATATACACTGTATCAGTATCACAGACAGTTGCTAGTTCAGGAAGTCCAATTGAACTTACTGCAACTGCATATGCTAGGAAAACTTATCAGTTTAGCATGGCAGAAACTCTAGTAGGCCAAGCAGCATTGGATGTTGATAGAGTGATAGAATTTACAGCAGATGCTGCAACAACTGACGCAGCATTACTAGCAGAAACTATTAATGCAGCAGGATTTACTAACATAGAAGCTAAAGTTGATGCTATGAATAGAGTTATCATACAGCACAACAGAGGCGGAGAAATACGCATCGGACAAGGTCTCCAGAGCGGTACATTCCCTAATGAAACAGACGATGCACTAGTCCAGTTGGGCTATTCTGCATACGATATGAATTTAGGAACAGGTACAGATAGTCTATTTGCAGCACCTGCAGGTGATACTGCACACAATTTTGTAGCTACAAACTGGGAACCACTAATGTATACAGCAAGTGATGTTGCTCCAAACAACAAACCATTGCCAGGAACACTGTGGTACAACAACATACTTGATCAAGTAGACATCATGGTACACAATGGACACACTTGGGTAGGTTATAGAGACCCAACTAGCCCTTACTATAGTGTGAGCGGAGCAGATTTCTTAACTGATCCTGCAGGTCCTCTAGTACAAGCATCTAAGCCAACTAGCCAAAGCGATGGAACACATCTACGTACTGGTGATATATGGATTGACACTAGTGATATCGAAAACTACCCAATAATAAATATTTGGGACAATTATAGCCTATCTTGGGTACCAGTTGATAATACAGATCATACAACAGAAAGTGGTATCATATTTGCAGATGCTCGTTATAATACTAACGGCGCAAATAGCGATATGCCAGGGGATATTGCAGATCTATTAACCAGTAACTTCATAGATTGGGATGCTCCAGATCCGGACCTCTATCCACGTGGTATGTTACTATTCAATACACGCCGTAGCGGATTTACTGTAAAGAAATATGCAGAAAATTATATTAACGTAACTAACGGTGCTATTAACTTGAGATTCAACAGTGAGAGCATGGAAAGCTATTATCCAAATCGTTGGATATCAGGAAGCGGATCAGATGAACACTTCGTTGCAAACTTTGGCCGCAAGGCTCAGCGTGCAGTAGTAGTACAACATCTTAAGGCACTTGTTGATACTAACCAGGATATACGTGACGACGAAAGAAGGCTCTTCAATCTAATCGCAACACCAGGTTATGTAGAACTAATAGCAAACATGATAGAACTTAACTTAGATCGTAAGCAGACTGCTTTCATAGTTGGTGATACACCTTTCCGTCTACCAAGCGATGCTACATCACTTGTTAACTACTTCTCAAACGCAGAAGTAGCAGTTGATAACAACGAAAAAGGACTAGTATCATTTGATGACTATCTAGGTGTTTACTATCCAAGCGGTTACACAACTGATAACTTTGGTAATAGCATCGTAGTTCCTCCGAGCCATATGGCGCTAAGGACTATTAGCCTAAGCGACAGCGTAAGCTATCCTTGGTTTGCTCCAGCAGGACTACGTCGTGGTATTGTACACAATGCTACAGCAAGTGGGTATGTAGAAGCAGCTACAGGCGAATTTAAGAGTATAGCACTTAATAATGGTCAGCGTGATACACTTTATCAACAGGCTATTAATCCTATAACATTCTTAGTTGGAAGCGGTCTAACAGTATTTGGACAGAAGACTAGGGCACCACTTGCTAGCGCAATGGATAGGATTAACGTAGTAAGGCTTATCGTTTATCTACGCACACAGCTTTCAATACTTGCTAAGCCTTATCTGTTTGAACCAAACGACAAGACTACAAGAGATTCAGTCAAGGCAACAGTAGAAAGCTTAATGCTAGAACTAGTTGGACAACGTGCGCTTTACGACTACCTAGTAGTTTGTGACACGTCAAACAACACACCGAGCAGGATCGATGCTAACGAATTGTATATCGACATAGCTATCGAACCAGTTAAGGCTATTGAGTTTATCTATATTCCAATAAGGATTAAGAATACTGGAGCTATAGCTGGGTTATCAAGTAAATAACCCAGCCAAAAATTGACGGTGGTTTGATAATAAATAAAGTATAACTAGGAGTTTAGAATGGCGATTTCAACACTAACAAAATTAAGCGTTCCGCTAGCATCGGACCAGAGCTCTAGCAACCAGACTCTGTTGATGCCTAAGCTGAGTTATCGCTTTAGGGTTACCTTTGACGGTTTCGGGGTAACTAACCCAACTACCGAACTATCAAGGCAGATAGTTGATTGCACAAAACCAAATGTAAGCTTTCAAGAAATAACTATGAATTCATACAATTCACAAGTTTATCTTGCTGGTAGACACGCTTGGCAACCAGTTAGCGTCAACATACGTGAAGATGCTACAGGCATTGTACAGAAGCTTGTTGCAGAGCAGATGCAGAAGCAGTTTGATTTCTATGAGCAGTCATCGGCAGCAAGTGGTGTTGATTACAAGTTCCTAACACGTATCGAAATACTCGATGGCGGTAACGGCGCTTATACACCAAATGTATTAGAAACTTGGGAACTATATGGTTGCTTCCTAGTTTCAGCTAACTATGGACAGCTTGCTTACAGTGCAAACGACGCTATACAGATTGGACTAAGCATACGTTACGATAATGCTATACAGGTTCCACAGGGAAGTGGTATTGGTGTTAATGTTGGACGTACTGTTGGTGCTATCTCAACTGGTGCTGGTTAATAGGTACTAAATTGATATTCAAAAAGACCAGACTGTCTGGTCTTTTTTTGTGGCATAAATAATTACATGGCAAATAAATTAGATGGTTATCTTGGAAATACGCTCACAGGCAACAAAGGCGACCTAGGAGACTATCAACACGCGGCTAGACTCTATATAGACGACAACTTTAGACTATCACCTAAAGTTAAATTCCTCTATTATGTTGTTTTCAATATTAATCCTAGGGTAGCTGCTAATTTACAATCAAAGATAGGCCTAGAATTAAATTATCTAGTACGTAGCACAGATCTTCCAAAGTTCCAGATCGATACCGAATCTCTCAATCAATATAATCGAAAAACACACGTATATAAAAAGATAACATACATGCCAATCAACATGGTTATGCACGATGATAACAATGGCAATGTTAATTCATTATGGGCTAATTATTACGGATATTATTTCGCTGACAGGAACAATAACGCTGGACCATATGATGATGTTTTTCCAGCAGCTTATCAATCACATACCTACCATAATAAAGGAAGATGGCCTTTCCGTTATGGATTAGATAACGATTCTAGGAGCAAAGAACCTTTCTTCCATAGCATACAGCTGTTTACTATCAACAGACATCAATTTAACAGCTATCTATTATGCTTACCTAAGATAACACAATGGGACCACGACAGTGTAAATCAAGACGAACCTGCTAGCACTATAAATCACAAACTCAGCGTTGTATTTGATTCTGTTATATATAACAATGGCTATATGGATGTAGATGATCCTGCAGGATGGGCAGTGTTACATTATGATAATATCCCTAGTCCGTTAGTAAATGATAATGTACATACGAAGGGGATAGAAGGTATTTACGGAGAAGGTCGTCTAAGCAATACACTTAATCCAATAGATAAAATGATATCTGATCCAAGGCGTAAAAGACCATTTGATATTAATCAAGGAAATAGGATACCGTTTGGATATGGGTCACAGTCTTTCTATGGATATCCACAGAACAGACAAATGGGTGGGCTAAGAGGTTTAGAATTTGGCCTAGCAGCTGGAGCAGCACAAGGATTAGTTACTGCTGGTATCGGGTTAATTGGCGGACTATTTACTGGATCAAGGAACGATCAAAATCAAGAAACTACTAATGAGAGTGGAGTAGCTTCAGAAACAGATCCAGGTGGATCAAGTAATGATAAAGCTCCTGCAAAAGACGCTTATAATAATACAGGAGATGCTGGAGGAGAAGTACAGGGTCCACCAGCACCACCAGCACCAGAACCAACTGACGTTAATACTTCTACAGCATCTCTAGATTTTGATGCTGCAGGTGCCGATACAGTAATCGCATAGGATCAAACATATGAACACTAGTAACACGAATTTACCAGCTAATAATACAAAAGATAGCAGCTCAAAGATGAAGCAATTTTTTGATACTTACTATCAACAGCCTCTTACATTTTCAGCAAACGAGAGCGATGCTGTTATAGGATTCTTTACTAGTCGAGGATATGAAAAAAGTGCTGCCGGTGCGCTAGCAGCTACACTACAGAAACAGGCTAGGGCAGAAAGCCCACCAATTAGTGTTTTCCAGTTGCTTGACAAACTTAAAGGTCTTAACTCTCTACAGTTAAGCCAGATAATAATAGAGATATTAAACTACAATAGAGTGCCTATCAGTGCATTAGCTAATAGAGTTAATCAGGACAATGAGCACGATTTTGAACTGAGGAATATTTTAGTCTAATGGGCAAGTTCGCACAAGGCAAGTTCACTATGAAAAACCAACACAAATATGTTGGTACTAATCATCCCCACTACAGGAGCAGTTGGGAATTTATGTTTATGAAAACCTGTGACGAGCATCCAAACATACATCATTGGGCTAGCGAAAGTGTTAAGATACCCTACAAGTGTCCAGTAACAAACAAGCATACAGTATATGTTCCAGATTTTATGATCGTATATACTGATAGGAATAGCAAGCAACACGCTGAACTAATCGAAATAAAACCTAGCAACCAGCAGCTGATAGAAAAAGTTGGTAGCAACGTTGTTAATCAAACACAGTATGTTAAGAACATGGCCAAATGGGAAGCAGCACACGCTTGGGCTAAACAAAAAGGTATCAAGTTCCGTGTGATAAATGAGAATGATTTATTCCATCAGGGCAAGAAAAAAAATAAGTAATGTATGACGAAAAAACTAGAGGATCTGCTAAACCTTCCTGAACATAAGGAAGAGATCAAAAATATACAAAAAGAAATTAAATCTGCTAGCAGAGAACTCGCTAAACAAGAAGAGATCGAGTTAGCATTACAGCAGTTTGACAAAGTCGCATTTGCGCTTCCCGCAGTAGAAGGTCTAGGATCTACTAGCGATAAGGAATTTGATGACTTAGCTGAGAAAGCTACTAAAGCATATGAAGATCTAATGGATCTAGGTATGAATGTTGAAGTACGCTACAGCAGCAAGATATTTGAAACTGCGGCTAATATGCTTAAAAACGCGATCGATGCAAAAACAGCTAAGATAGATAAGAAGCTGAGGATAGTAGATCTACAGCTAAAGAAACAAAAAATAGATCAAGATCTCGCTAATAAGAGCGGAGACGATAACACGCTAGACATGACTGACTACGTGATCAGCGATCGCAACAGTTTGTTAGAAAAACTCAAAAAGATAGATAAATAGTTTAAGGATCACGAATTATGAAAAATTTTAGTCAATATCTTTATGAGACCAAAGTAACAAGAACATATGACTTTAAGATCAAGGTAGTCGGAGATTTACCCGAACAATTTGATAAGAAGTTGAGGAGTAGCCTAGAGAAGTACAGCTGTCTTAGCATGGACAAGACCAGCACACCCGTACAGAAGCTACCATTAGATTTTCCAGGACACGAAAACGCAACTGTTCATATATACGAAGTTAGCTTTGAATATCCAGTCATTAGTCCAGTACTAAGAAATTATGTAAGCGAAATGATAGGTATAAACGATTCTAGGATCGTAGTACGCACTGCTTATGAGCCAACTGAAGAATATCAGAAGCTAATGGATGATAGAGACAATGCGGCAGCATTTCCTAAGAACGGAAAGTACGACATTAAGCTAATGGATCCAGAACTAGAGGATTGCGGTTGCGGTACTGACATGGTTGGTGAAAAGCACCTAATGACTTTCCTCAAAGAACTAAACAAAGAAACGCACTCATTGACACAATGGAAAGGTGTTAATGACGAGCTGCTTGCTAAATCAGTTCCAAACGATTCAAATATAAAAGAACAATCAAATAAAGACGCAGATTCTAACAGCCCATTTGCTAACAGGAAGATGCCTAAACCTAAAGGTATGAGATAATGAAGCCAAATCATATTAGAGAAACTGTCAGCGTAAACATGAGCGCCAGTGGCGATAGTCCAGATGACATCATTACAATGATGAATAGGATATTTACTGTAGGTGGTCAGAAACCAGTTACACAGGATATGATGCCAAAAGTTGGTCCTTCTATGCCAATGGTAAAGACACTTGATGTTATAAAGAATGCTGATGTAGATGAAGGTCCTATGGATCATGAAGGTACTAAGGGAACTGTAACGGTTGGCGGTAAGGATTACATGGATCCTGTAACAGCTAACAATCCTCATATGCAAGCTTCAGAACCTAAGGCATCTGTTCCTACTCCACCAGCTCGTCCTGATCCGATTGGTGATCTAATCAGTTCACCAGGTTTCGGAAAAACTTCAAAGCCAATGACATTGCCTTCAGCAGATGCTAAAGATCCTATTGGTGATATGATTAAGAGTACAGACGAAGAAATGAATAATATGAAGAAGTTAGCTGGGCTAAAGCACGATTCTATAGTAGATGAGATAGGAGACGGTAGCCCTGATCCACAAGCTGGAACTCCGGCAGCAGGAGGAAATACTACACCACCAGCAGCAGCTCCAACTCCACCGCCCTCAACAGCACCGGGGGGGTCATCATCAATTCCGAGTGGTGGACTCGAAAATCCGGCTAACCAGACACCGGGAGGTGCTCCACCGCCTTCAACTGTTCCTTCTTCATCTCTAGGATCAAACACAGGAAATAGTGGACCAGTAGGACAAGATACAAGAGGAAGTGCGACTCCATCATCACCAATTCCAAGTGGCCCTAGCTCAGCTGCACCTAATGCCCAAGCAGGTCAACCCCCAGCTAGTAACAAATTAGAACCTTCAACGCCAGCAGCGGCAAATACAGGTAGCAGTGGTACTCCTAAGCCAGAAAAATTTAGCGGAACTATCAAGGACTTTCAAAAAGCCAATCCTGGAGCAAGTGTTGGACAGGCAATGAATGCTATCCAAGGTAAGACTGCTATCGCTGGCGGAGCAAATGATCCAAATTCAAAAGGATTTAAAGGAGCAGCTACAATAGGAGGAGCAGCACCAGCAGTAGTACCTAAAGGAGGAGCAGCACCAGGAGCAGCACTAGCAGCACCAGGAGCAAAGCCAGTTTCACAAGGGGGTCCGGTACCAACTCCTACACCTCGTCCTGCAGGATTAGGAGGAGCAGCACCAGCACCAGCAGCAGGAGCACCTAAAGCACCAGGAGCAGCACCAGCAGCGCCAACTACTATTAAAGGTTTTCAAGCACAAAATCAAGGGGCTACTGTTGGTCAGGCGATGAACGCTATCCAAGGTAAGACTGCTATCGCAGGTGGTGCAAATGATCCTTCAAAAATTGCAGCTTCGAGAGATTTAAAAGGTGCACAAGGACCAACACAACCAGTTTATGATCCAGGTAAGCTAGCACAGCCAAAAGCACCAGCTGCGGCACCAGCTGCGGCACCAGCAGCTAAAACAGCAGCACCTTCGGTTGCTCTACCTTCAGCACCTGCAGCACCGGGCGGTACTGGCGGAGCAATGAGTTTTGCTCCAGCAGGTTTTAAACCAACAGCACCTGCTGCATCAGCTGCCGTTACTAAGAAGAATAATGATGCTAGTGGACCTAGCAGCACAGCAGTCGGTGAAAGATATGCTGCCAAGAAAGCAGAATATGACAAGCTATTGGCAGAAGTTAATGAGCTAAGGGCTATGAAAAAATTAGCAGGCAATCCTGATCGATTAGATGAACGTTATAACATGGGCGGCGGCAGAGGAGGCGGACCTAACTTTGGACAGCCTTCTTTCCGCAATAATCCAATGGCCAGTCTAAACCAACCACGTCCTTATTGGCAACGCGGTGGATACAATGGCGGTTACGGATATGGTCGTCCAGATAACGGTGTTGGAATGATACAATCCCTATTACCATTAATTGGTGGAGCATTGGGCGGGTTAAATCGTGGTCAAGGACAAAGTCAAGGTCAAGGACAATCACAACCTGGAAAAACAATATCAGGCCAAGGACAAGGCGCAGAACCAAAAACTCCACCAGCAGGGTCCGGAAATGATCCAGATTCAATAAAGAAAATACAACAGTCTATAATAGACAAAGGCGGCACACTTCCAAAATTTGGTGTTGATGGGAAAATGGGACCAGAAACTAGAGCTGCTGCAAAGGCCGCCGGAATAGATATAAGTGGCACATCTCCTGCTAAACCTGCTGCAAACACTCCAGATCCAAAAATGACAAATGCAAATTATCAAGATGCAGCTAAAAAACTAGGAAATTCAGATGCATCTTCAGGCGAACTACGAGGAGATAAAGATGCAGCAGCCTCAACAGGAAAACCGGCACTTGTACAACCTGACAGTACAAAACAAACGCCAGCTAGTAGAGACGACTGGTTGAGAAGAACTGGTCAACTTCCAAATACACCACCGGCAGCAACACCTGCACCAGCAGCAACATCTGCACCAGCAGCAACACCTGCACCAGCCGGAGCGACAACTACCCCGGGTTCCGGCACACCTAATCCAGGAGCTTCAGCAACACCTGCACCAGCGGCAACTCCTCCTAAAGCAGGAGTAAATCCTCCAATACCGGCAGCCGAACCCGAAAGTGGTGGGAATGGTCGTCCGGACGGAAGTATGGAAGAAGAAGCATGGGGCAATGAGCCAAAACAAGAGTATAGTAACATAGACTATATGAACATGATGCTATCCGGTGGGTTAAACAAACCTAAGAAGACTTTTCCAAAAGTAGCCAAGGGCGATAATCCGATGCAACCGGTTAGTGAATTTGTGCTTCGCGATCTAAGTACAGAGTATGCGAAGTTTAGAAATGACAGACTTTCGTAAGTTAATAAATCTAATAGATACTGCCTCAACTACTAAAAGGCAGTATCTTTCTGAAGCTTCGACACCACCTGTTGTGTTAAGTATAGGAACCAATGACTATAATAATGATCCTAAAAATTATGCAGCGCAAATGGATGCTGTTATAGCTAATCTAAAAGCCCGTGGTCATGATGTGCATCTAATAGTTCCGAATGCTTCTATATACGGAAAGTATTCTGCTCCAAATCAGATAGCTAATAACCTAGCACAAAAATACGGATTAAGGACATATAATTTTAATCAAAGTAACGACGGAGTACATCCAACAACCGCTGCTTATAGAGATATAGTTAACCAGATAAATCAAAACACTAACGGACAAGCTAACAATGCTATCTATGCAGGAGATAGCATTGCAGTCGGAGCGGGACAAGCTGCAGGTGCAAAGATCAATCCTAACATAGCCAGTGGTGGAAAAAATAGCAGTTGGATGCTAAATCAACTAGGTGGACCACCTCCGGGTTCCGACTATCGACCGCAAGGGCAGCAGTCACAAGGTGATGTTAGTAATTTAAGGCGATATAGCGCAGCAGATGCAGCTGCATTAATTAGGCAGGCCGGTGGAACTGAACAGGAGGCAATACGATTAGGTGCTATAAGTCAACCTGAATCAGGCGGTGACCCTACAATATACAATCCAAGAGGAAGAGATAAATCTTGGGGATTATGGCAAATAAATTTGCACGGACCATTGTATGCAGATAGGATGAAGAGATTAGGACTAACAGACCCACGCCAATTACAAGACCCAATGACCAATGCTCAAGCAGCTCTTAAACTATTAAGAGGGGAATTAGGAGGAAGGGGCGGATACCAACATTGGACAACTTGGTCAAGCGGTGCCAGTAGACGACATGAAAGAGATGCTGCTCGAGGAGCAGCTGGGGATTATGCTCTACCAGCTACAGCTGTAGCAGGTGCCGCTGCAGGAGCAATGGCAGCAAACGGTGGAGTTGGCACTGTTGCTAAAACAATCGAACCGCTATCACAAAGCAGTATAGATGCAGCTAATAAACACAGGGTCAGTATTGGATTAGAACCAAAAAGTAATGACGAATGGAATGAATGGTGGAAACAACAAGATCCTAATAGTTCTTTTGCAAAAACAGTAGTTGATCCAAAAAAAGCGTATGCGGAGATAAATCCACAAGATCAAAATGAAAAAACAAATGCTGCTAGCATATTAGCAAGCAATCCCGGATATCAAGCTATAACAAATACAATTAATAATGTAACCAATGCAGGAGCTGCTGGCGCCGCTACTATAGGAAACACTATTACAGATAAGTTGGGTAGTGTTGTTAATGCACCATCAAACAATAATACTCCAACGTCGTCAAACTCAAGCACACCTGCAACTAATAGCTTCGCTATTGATCCAAAGGGATTGGGAGTATCAATGGGTGCTATTACAGCTGATGGTAAATTCCAAGGATCACATTCTCTAAATGCAGCAAATGAATTATTAAAGCATCCTGATTTTTCCACATTACCTCCAACTATACAAGCTCATATAAATGATGCAGCGAGCAATAAAGGTAATTTAGATCTAAAGACGCTAACTCCTTATTTTGATAAACTCACACCTGCTCAGGTATCACAATTAGCAAGTGTAGGAGTACAGATAAACAAGGCGCCTCCAGTAGCAACACCCGCTCCTAAATCAACCCCTTATTCATTAGATGATATAAAATCTAAAGGACAAGAATTAGTAAACAAGGGAATAGCTGCTGTACAACCTTCTCTAGATAATATTACTAAAAATGCAAAAAACAATAATGTTAGTATGGCCGATGTTGAAAAGTTAGCTAAGGCGGGCGGAGATTGGGCTAATAAAGATTTAAAACCAGTAGGCGACAAAATTAAAGGTGTTATAGATCAAGGGGTTAAGGATGCAGAACCTGTTGTAAAAAATCTACAGACATCTGCACAAGCTGCATCTGCACAAGTTGCAAAACAGATACAACAGACGCAAACATTTGCCAACTTACCAGTTGAGATACAAGGTCACATCAATTCTGTAGCTGATGGAAAAGAATTCTTAGATCCAAATATAGCTGCAAAAATACAACAAGTAAAACCAGAAGCCAACACACCCCAGACAAGGACTACACCGACATCAAATTCAGCAGTACCTGCAGCAACACCTCCAGCACCTCTACCAAGCAATAGTTTCTCTGTTGATCCTAAGGGCGTAGCTGCAATGGCAAAAGCTGTTACACCTGACGGTAAATTACAAAATAATTTCTTAGGTAATCATTCTATAGAAGCAGCTAAATTAGTTCAATCACATCCTGAATTTAAAAATCTACCACCAGATATACAGACACACGTTAATGCTGCTTCTACAGGTAAGGGCAACTTAGACTTAAACGTAATGACACCACATTTTGGATTATTACCGGATGATGCAAAAGCTAAGATGGCAAAAAATGGTATACAGATAAATGTAGGAGCAAAGACACAGCCTACAGCTGCAATAACTCCAGCACAAGTAGTAGACCCAAAGACTGCATATTCTGATATTAACCCACAAACTAAAGCTGAGCCACCTAAAGCTGAACCAACTAAGACTGAACCAGTTAAAGCTGAGCCACCTAAAGCTGAGCCACCTAAAGCTGAACCAACTAAGACTGAACCAGTTAAAGCTGAACCAGTTAAAGCTGAGCCACCTAAAGCTGAACCAACTAAGACTGAACCAACTAAGACTGAACCACCTAAAGCTGAACCAGTTAAGACTGAACCGACTAAGACTGAACCACCTAAAGCTGAACCAGTTAAGACTGAACCAACTAAGACTGAACCACCTAAAGCTGATACATATTCGTCGCCAGCGCCAGCTACCGCAGCACCGCCAGCATCAACGGCTCCAGCAAAAGAACCAGACGAGCCGCCAGCTAAGAAATCAGACGATGATGAATTTGGGCCGGGAAACGGCTATCCGGGAGATAAAAAGAGTGCTCCGACAGATGAAAGCGCATTATTAGGTAAGCTGTTAGAACAGTATAAAGAATTTAAGTTCATCTATTAGAACCTATAAATATCATTATGGTTAGAAGTCTAGAAGGCGTTCTCATAAAGAAAGCCAACAAAAAAGAACGTTTTACAGAACAACAGATATATGATCTGCAACAGTGCATGGACCCTGAAACAGGTCCATTCTATTTTATGAAAAATTTCTTTCATATACAGCATCCTGTGAAAGGCAAGCTGTTATTTGAACCTTTCGAATATCAGGATAGACTAGTAGCCAGTTACCATAATTTCCGTTTCAATGTTAATATGCTACCTCGTCAAAGCGGTAAAACAACTTGCGCATCTGGATACTTGCTCTGGTATGCTATGTTCATACCTAACTCAACTATATTGATAGCAGCACACAAGTATACAGGCTCACAAGAAATCATGCAGCGCATACGATATGCGTACGAACTTTGTCCAAACCATATACGCTGCGGTGTTACTAGTTACAACAAAGGTAGCATAGAATTTGACAACGGTTCGCGTATAGTAAGTTCAACTACTACTGAAAATACCGGACGCGGTATGGCGATCTCACTGCTATACTGCGACGAGTTTGCGTTCGTGCCTCCCAATGTTGCTACTGAGTTCTGGACTTCAATATCACCTACATTAGCAACAGGTGGTAAGGCGATTATTACTAGCACACCAAATAGTGACGAAGATACCTTTGCATTAATTTGGTCAGAAGCAAATAAACGATTTGACGATGAAGGAAATGAAACTGCGTTAGGTATTAATGGATTTAGTGCATTCCAAGCATTTTGGCACGAGCATCCAGATAGAGATGATGTATGGAAACAAGAAGAAATGGGACGCATTGGCGAAGAACGTTTCCGCCGTGAATATAATTGCGAGTTCTTGATCTATGACGAGACCCTTATAAACAGTATCACGCTTTCAGAACTACAAGGCATTGAGCCAAAAGAAAAACTAGGACAAGTTCGTTGGTACAAGAAGATAAATCCACAGAACACGTATCTAGTAGCATTAGATCCTGCACTCGGTACAGGTGGTAATAATGCAGCTATGCAGATATTTGAATTGCCCTCATTTGATCAAGTAGGCGAATGGTATCACAATAATACCCCTATGAGTGCGCAGATTAGGATAATGAAAGAAATCTGTAATTATATAAAGTCACATGGTGAACCACAGATATATTGGAGCGTAGAAAACAATACTATCGGTGAAGCTGCATTAGTAACTATACGAGACATAGGTGAAGAAAACATACCTGGATTATTCCTAAGCGAACCTATACGCAAAGGACACGTTAGACGATTCCGCAAAGGATTCAATACTACACACAAAGCTAAAATGACAGCTTGTGTTAAATTAAAATCTCTAATAGAAAACAGGAAGATGAAGATATTCAGCAAGCCTTTGATTTCAGAACTTAAAAATTTCGTAGCTAGCGGTGTTGGTTTTAAGGGCAAAAATGAAGAAAGCGATGACTTAGTTTCAGCAGCATTGTTAATATGCAGGATGGGTACAGTATTAGCAGACTGGGATCCTACAGTATATCAGTTCCTGAGCGAACGCAGCGAAGAAGAGATACTGCCAATGCCGATCTTCGTAAGCAACTATATTGGATAAATAATGAGCAATGTCAAACACAAGTGTACTAAGTATAGATCTTTATCATTTACTATCTAGGAAGTTTCCTGGAATAGCACTAACTGATGCACAAGGACAGCCTACGGATGATCCTAAGACAGCGGTTACTTTTGAATTTCCAGTTGATATTAACGGGCAGTTGGCTTCTAATATTTCTATAAGCTTAACTGACGACGGTAGTTTAAAGCTTTTAGGTAGCAATGATTTAAATGATGACAGGTGGTTTGATCTTATAAGAGAATTACATACATTTGCTAAAACAAATGGATTACAATGGCAACCTAGCATACAGGGCAAAAACCAATTACAAAAAAGAGATAGTAAGGATAATAATATGGAAGAATCTTCATTATACGGGTCAAGCAAATCCAGTTATCAAAACATGGAAACAACGAAACTGATCATCAGGCATTCTAAAAGGATAGAAGAAGGCAGTCCTAATAGTAGGACCCGTAATATAGAAGCTCTCTATATCCAGAATGAAAGTGGTGAGAGATTCCGTTATCCTTTCCCACATTTAAGCGGCGCCCGTGCTATGCAGCGCCACGTAGCTAATAACGGTAATCCATATGATCATTTTGGACATTATATTATTAGTCTCAGCGAACAAGCTTATAATTACAGGAGAGTTAATAATCTCTTAGCACGTAAGGCATTTACAGAGAACAGCGAGATATTTGAAATAGCTGAAAAATCAAAGAAGAAAGTTAAAGACATTAAGAAGGTCCTTGAGAGGATCCAGAGGCAGAACGGATATCTATTAGTAAAAGAAAACTTCACTACTTTCAAAAAGAAAGAAATGGACGAAGAGACTCTAAGCGAGTTACGTAGCACATTTACTACACAACAGTTTAACGAAGAACTAGTAGAACTATTTCCATATATTTCAGACCTAATGGGAGAAGCTACTGATCCCCGTGATTCGAGACCAGAAACATGGAGACCAAATAACACTGGATATGCTTGGGATAGATTATCAACAAGAATGAAATCCGATCCTAAAGACAGTAAGGCGAGGAAGACTGGAAAACAATTAGGACTAAAGCATTCAATAAAGGACGCAATGGGTAAGCATGGACCAAAGGGACATCTACCAGAAGAACAAGAAATTGATGAGATCTCAGGCCTAATAGGCGAAGGAAATCCTGTTAATAAAGCAAAGAAAAATTCTGTTGCTATGGATATTGGTTCAAAGAATCGAGATGAAAAGCATCTTACTACTAGAGGCACAGGCATTCGTGGCAGTGTTGCTGATAAGATCCGCGGACGTGAAAAGATGTTAGATAAAGATCGTATGGAAGAAGAACATATTGATGAGATTTCGGACAAACTAGCTAAGAAGACTAGTTTCAAGAGGGCGCAGAATTATGCTGCTGCTGATGATAACCCAAGAGGCGGAAGTCCAGAAGAAGAGAAGGCATGGCACAAGTTAGGCAAGAATAAAGACCTAATGGACAAGAGAGCAAAAAGAAAATCAAACGAAGTTGATGAAGCAAAGGATGATGTTCCGGATGAAGTGTTCTTCAAGGATCCAAAAAATGCGCCGTCAGCTGATTGGGTGGCACAAGATGCAAAGGCTAAGAGTTTTCCAACTAGAGGCGATGTAGCTAATAGACACGGTGGATTGTTATCAAAGCTAGAACAGGCAGTGCAGGCAGCACCTTATATAGAAGTTGAACCTTACGGTAAAGATTTCATTATGAAAGCGATAGCTATTACACAGAGGCAAATGGATCAGCTTACTCAACAAGCACAGGAAAATCCAAGAGACAATCAAGTTAAGTGGGCACTAGAAAAAGCAACAGCTCGCATGGGTATACTACAAAAACGTCTAGAAACAGCAGATGCACAAGGAACGGGAAAAAATAGCATAGCTATAGAACATCTAGGCAAACACATTAAGAATAACGATGAATTAAGTAATCTTATGCTAATGGCTAGTGATGAGTATAATCGTATGACTTCTCCGGATAAGCAGAGAATGGTACAGATTTATAAGGCGATTGTTTCTAAACAGAAATATGTAGGATTGTTTACTAATGAATCTATTGCTTTCGCAGATTTAGAAATCACATTAGGCGAAACTGTAACAAACAAAAACAATAGATATGTAGAATCAGTAGATCCAATGATTGAATTTATCAAGGGATTGAAGAGAGCTATAGGCGAAGATGAAGATGATGATTCAGACGATGACAATTCAGATGACGATTCGGATGACGATTCGGATGATTCAAAAGACAGATACTCGGACGACGATAAAGAGACTGACGAAGAGGATATGGTAAAACCAAGGCCAGAAAAAGCAGAAAAGACAGGCGACTCTAGGGACGTTGTTGAATTTGTAAAATCTCTTTATAATTCAGATGAAAATTCTTTCCCAAGAGGCGAAGAAGGTGTAGTTATTAGCGCAGTTAAGGAATTCGGAGACGATGCAGAACCTGTAGCTAGAAAAGTTATTGAAGCATTAAAACGCCAAGGTGAAGAACAAGGCATTGTACATCCGTCACAGGCAATGGCTGATCCGGCACAAGATATGATGAGGATGAAGCAGTTAGCAGGCTTAGCACCAATCCAAAATTTCTAAAAAATATTCATTGACAGATAAATAAAACTGCGCTATAGTAATATAGTGCAGTTTTTTATTAGGCACAAACAGAACTAGCCAAAGGCACAACAACAAGGAGATAGGCACATGGCATCACTAGCAGAAATTCGCGCAAAGTTAAAAGAACAAGAAACAAGGTCGTCAGGTAACCAAGGCGGCGGAGATAACGGGATATATCCGTTTTGGAATCTCAAGGAAGGCCAGGAAGCACTAGTACGATTCCTTCCAGATGGTGACACAAGCAACACATTTTTCTGGGTTGAACGAGCAATGATTAAGCTTCCGTTCAATGGCGTTAAGGGCGAGACGGATAGTCGTCCTACACAGGTACAGGTACCTTGTGTTGAGATGTGGGGTGAAACATGCCCAGTACTGAGCGAAGTACGTGGCTGGTTCAAGGACAAGAGTCTTGAAGATATGGGCCGTAAGTATTGGAAGAAGAAGAGCTATCTATTCCAAGGTCTTGTTGTAGAAGATCCTATTAAGGAAGAGAACACACCAGAAAATCCTATCCGTAGGTTTATTATTGGTCCTCAGATCTTCCAGATTGTTCGTGCAGCACTACTTGATCCAGAGATTGAGGATCTCCCAACTGATTATGTACACGGTCTAGATTTCCGTATTGCTAAGACTAGCAAGGGCGGTTATGCTGATTATTCTACATCAAAGTGGGGTCGTCGTGAACGTGCTATCAACAACAGTGATGTTGAAGCAATTAACAAGGTTGGATTGTTTAATCTTAAGGACTATCTTCCTAAGAAGCCAACTGATGTAGAGCTTAAGGTTATCAAGGAGATGTTCGAAGCATCTGTTGATGGTGAAGCATACGATGCAGAGCGTTGGGGACAGTATTACCGTGCGGCTGGTATGAGTCAGGCAACTGGTGATCCGAATACTCGTAAGGTTGCTGCTCCAGCAGCAGCGGTTGTGGAGGACGACGATATCCCTTTTGAACCTACTACATCTCGAACTGCTGAATCACCAAAGTCTAGCGCAGGTGACAGCAAAGCCTCAGATATCCTGAGCATGATCCGCGCACGTCAATCTAAGTAAAAAGAAACGAAGAGAAGTGGGAGGTAATACTCCCACTATTTTTTCTTATGGAGAATCCTTATGGCTAAAACATTTGATATTACTAAATTTAGAAAGACCTTAACTAAAAGCATAGATGGCTTAGGAGTTGGGTTTAATGATCCAACTGATTGGATCTCAACAGGCAACTACGCATTAAACTATCTCATCAGTGGAGATTTCCAACGCGGAATTCCGCTAGGTAAGGTTACTGTATTTGCAGGAGAATCTGGTGCAGGTAAGAGTTATATCTGTTCAGGAAACATTGTTAAGTATGCACAGGAACAAGATATCTTTGTAGTGCTTATTGATAGTGAAAACGCATTAGATGAAAAATGGTTACACGCACTAGGAGTTGATACGAGTGCAGAAAAGTTATTAAAGCTTAATATGGCAATGATCGACGACGTTGCTAGAACTATCCACGAGTTTATGAAAGAATATAAGGGAATGGCCGAAGGTGAGCGTCCTAAGGTATTGTTTGTTCTTGATAGCTTAGGTATGCTATTAACCCCAACTGACATTAATCAGTTTGAAGCAGGTGATCTAAAGGGTGATATGGGCCGTAAGCCTAAGGCACTAACGGCACTTGTACGTAACTGTGTCAATATGTTTGGTTCGTATAACGTAGGTATGGTGTGTACTAATCACACTTATGCTTCACAAGATATGTTTGATCCAGACGATAAGATTAGTGGCGGACAGGGCTTCGTATATGCTTCTAGTATCGTAGTTGCTATGAAGAAGCTAAAGCTAAAGGAAGATGAAGATGGCAATAAGGTATCAGAAGTAAATGGTATCCGCGCCAGTTGTAAGATTATGAAGACTCGCTATAGCAAGCCTTTTGAAACTCTACAGATTAAGATTCCTTATGAGACTGGTATGAATCCCTATAGTGGCTTGCTTGAACTTTTTGAGAAGAAAGGTGTTATTACACAGCAAGGCAATCGTCTAAAGTATACAGATTCTAAAGGCAAAGAATTTTTAGAATATCGCAAACAATGGACTGGTGAATTATTGAATATGGTAATGGAAGACTATATACATAAGAAGCCAACTGAAACACAAACACTGTCGGTTGATTCTGAAACAGGAGAAATATTGGAATGAATGCGGAATTGTTTTTAGAAATCTGGGATCTGATACGTGAGTATGGAGACAAGAAACAGATGAGTGTTATTGCTACTAAGTTTGTTGATCTATTAAACGAAGGTGGAATTAAAGATAGCACTCTGGCAAATATGTCCGGACACGACGACGATCTAGACGAAGCAGTTGCAGAGATGCTTAATGCAGATGCTGACGAAGACTCTTACGACTATGATGACGAGTGATCAATGACATGGTATTCTAAGGTTAGCCAAGACATATCTAATATACCTTTAGCTATAGAGCATTTCGAAAGAGAGTTGCTTGATGCTAAAAAGGAAGTTAAGATAGTTGGTAATATCGAGAAAGCAGCAGCCAGTATGCCTGGCATAGTTGAACATCGCTATAACCAGCTACAAGAAATCGAAGCTATCTTAGAATACCTCAACATTGAATTACGCAGATTGAGAAGTCATCTTTTTAAAAAATATTTAGAAAACTATCAACGTGCTTTATCAAGTAGAGACGTTGAAAAATACGTAGATGGCGAAGCAGACGTAGTTGACTATGAGAAGATTATTAACGAGTTTGCTTTGTTACGTAATAAATGGTTAGGCATTATCAAAGGATTAGATATCAAACAATGGCAACTTAGTAATGTTATTAAGTTGCGTGTAGCTGGTATGGAGGATGCAAGTCTATGATGCTTTATATGGAAGATTTAGTTTTATATCTAGTTGATGCTAAAAACAATATAGACATCGCAGATCTTTCACCTAGAGATTATAGCCTCATCTATAACATAGGTAAGCAACTACGTAATGGCGGGTCAATGACTGAAGGACAATCTAAACTTCTATTAAAAGTTTTACGTGAAAATCAAGATAAATTGGCTGTTCTAATTGATATAAAAGATTCGATCGGTAGCCCAACTTTTCGAAATAAGTTTAGATCAATTGATCATACCAGGAAAATCTTTATAAAGAATAATGATAAGATCGTTGTTAAGTTTCCCTTTAACAATAAACTAAACAATCTTATGTATAAGATATCACCACATTCGTCTTTTGATAAACAAAACAAACAATATGAATTTCCTATACGTCCAGATATCGTAGATGCTCTGATAACGAATTTCCAAGATGAGGGATTTATCATAGATGAATTACTGTTAGAATGGTATGAATCTATTAAGACAGTGAAACAGAATCCTGAGTTATATCTTCCGTTGTTGGATAAAGATTTAACATTAAAGAATTGTGCTCCAACTCTAGAAAAGTATTTTAATCAAAACAAGAAAGATACTCTTGTTTCAAATCTTTTCTTAGCCAAATCCTTAAATATCAAAATAGCCAATGAACTGTTAAATGCAGTCCATGCAGACAATGATCTACCATCTATGATTAAAATTTATCTAGAATTAGATAAGAACAGGATATTCTTAGATGTTAAAAGACATTCAATAGCCGACCTAGCAAGTATGCTGTTCCATATGGGAACTTGGCCTGTTATGATCATAATGGAAGAAAATCCTTCCACGTTTAACGATTTAGAAAATTGGTATATAAGTTTATCAAATCTAGGAATAACAGATCAGCAGATGTCTGTATTATTTAGGAGTGACAAGGATAGAGAATTCAATGACTTTATTAAGTCTCGCAATCTAAACAATAATATAAACAATGATACAAAGGTAGTATTCATTAAACCAAAACTACCTAAGATACTACCAAAGATAAAATTTGAAGCAAATGTTTTAGTATCATCATGCAAATACTATGCACACTTTACTATACAGAAAATGGTAAAGAATCATCCGCTTTCAATCACTTATATTGAAAACGCCGACGATTATCGTGGTTGACTTTTGGCAGTGTAACATATATTATATAGAAGTTAATTTAGTTTGGAAGAAATAATTGTCAACCTGTAAACTTGTAATTAAAGATGAAGTCAACATTAAGTTTGAAGGACTCAGTCTAGAAGCTAGACGCAAGCTAGCAAATAAATTTAAATTTGAAGTTCCTTGGGCAAGATACCAACCTAGCTATCGATTAGGTAGATGGGATGGTAGTGTCGCATTTTTTGGAGTTGGCGGCACAGGATATATCAATCAACTAAATGAGATATTACCTATACTAGAAGATCTAGACTACGAAGTAGAAGTAGAAGATCTTAGAACACATCAATCAACTGAATTTGAAAAGATAGCTGAAGATTTTTGGGGAGATAAAGTTTGGCCCAAAGGTCATAGATTCGAAGGCGAACTTATAAGATTGCGCGACGATCAAGTTGAAGTAGTTAATAACTTTTTAGAAAACTCTCAAGCATTGCAAGAAGTTGCTACTGGAGCTGGCAAAACTATCATGACTGCCACACTTAGTAAGATTTGCGAGAAGTACGGCAGGACGATGATTATCGTTCCAAACAAGAGCCTAGTAGAACAGACAGAAGAAGATTATCGCAATGTTGGATTAGATGTTGGAGTTTATTACGGAGATCGTAAAGAACTTAACAAGACACACACCATTTGTACTTGGCAAAGCCTAAACATACTAGATAAAAAGAGCCACGATACAGAAGCACTAACGCTAGCTGAATTTACCGAAGGTGTAGCAGCTATTATCATCGACGAAGTCCATCAAGCAAAAGCAGATGTGTTAAAGAAACTCCTAACAGTTAATTTTGCTAATGCTCCTATCCGCTGGGGGCTAACTGGAACTGTTCCTAAAGAAAAGTTTGAATACGAATCTATACGCTGTTCAATCGGCGAAGTTATACACAGAGTAACAGCCAATCAATTACAAGAGAAGGGTATTCTAGCCCAATGCCATGTTAATGTATTACAAGTAACTGATATAAAAGAATTTCGTAATTACGCAGATGAATACAAATATCTAGTCACTGATCCAGATCGTTTAGATTGGATGGCAGGAAAGATAAAAGATATAATAGCTACTGGTAATACGTTAGTGTTAGTAAATAGAATTGAAACTGGAAAAATGCTAATCGAAAGGATACCAGATGCTGTATTCGTTAGTGGAGAAGTTAAAACAAAAGATCGAAAAGATGAGTATGACGAGGTTAAAACGAGCGACGATAAGGTTATTGTTGCGACCTATGGAGTTGCTGCTGTTGGCATTAATATTCCTCGTATTTTTAATCTGGTACTGCTGGAACCCGGAAAGAGCTTTGTCCGAGTTATCCAGTCTATTGGAAGGGGTATTAGAAAAGCAGAAGACAAGGACTTCGTACAGATCTGGGACATAACATCATCTTGCAAGTATGCTAAACGACATCTTACAGAACGTAAGAAATTTTATAAGGACGCGAAATATCCTTTCGTAGTTATAAAGACAGATATTTAAAGTGAGAATAAAATGCAGATATTAACATTAGACAATAAAGCTTTCAACTTAAACAACTTACCGGATGAGATAGACGAAGACTTAAGATTTAGCGTACTAGATAATAGCAATCCTAACGAACCCGATTTCTTCTTTATACCCTTAGTATTTTTAGAAAGTTTTAATGCACCAGCAGTAGTACTACGTATAGGAAAATATGAAGTACAGATGCCCCTAGACTGGAGCATAGTAGTAGGCTGTCATGAGAGCGGCAATGATCTAGAAGTTATATCTCTCACTAGCTTAACCAACAGAGGGTTTGATGCGTTTGTGTTTAATCCTATTAGTGACTTTAAGTTTAGCTTTTTAGAATTAGAAATTACTAATGTCTATATGGATTTCAAATGGTATTTTCCTAAAATGAAGAACGGACAGCTATTAGCAGTTCCTTTGAGAGAAGGCGACTCACCACCTTGTGTATTCTTTGTAAAAGATATAAGTAGACAGAGCGAGATAATACAGTACGCAAAGTTGATGTAAATGGAAGAAGACAAAGATGGTTTTATTTTTGAATCACCCGATGGTGGCAAAACTGTCTTTAAAAGAACTTCCGGGTCAATAGAACGAGAACTAATATCAACAGCTGGGGCTGATTTGTTCTCATATGCTGCTTGGTTTGAAATTAAAAAATTATCAGAAACGAACACATCTATCAAAATAGCTCTTGATCATTTGCTATTAATATACTATACTATTAAAGATGACAAAGATTCCTCTTAAAGAAATAATAGCAGCGATTGATCTAGATAGCAAATCTCTTTGGGACGAGCTCGATGAAGATCAACAAAAGGCGCTAAAAAGCGAACTATGGATATTAAATAGATATGCTAGTAGTGTTAAGACAAACAAACGTGAACAAGCAGAACATTATGTTCTTGCTGTAAATCAACTGTACAATAAAAATTGGTTTGAACTAAGCAAGCATCCTAAGTTACTATGGCAGCTGCTGTGTATGTGTAACTATGATGCTAAGACGGTTTTCTTCCACGAATGGATGGGAGCGCCGTCGGGTAAGAAGAAAGGCTTAGGAAAAAAACTAAAGATATTAGAATCATTATACCCTAATATGAAACAAGACGAACTAGAGCTATTGGCGGAAATAAACACAAATGATGAAATTAAAGCAATCGCTAGAGAACTCGGCTGGGAAGAAAAGGAACTTAAAGATCTCTGATCATAGTTGTAGATTTTGTGGAAAAGGATTCGTTAAGGAAAAGACCTTAGCGGTACATATGTGTGAGCCCAAGCGTAGGTATATGCAGAAGGATGAGCGCAGGGTCCAGAGTGGATTCTATGTGTATAACCGTTTCTATAAAACTACACAGAACAGCCGAGAAGAAAAAACTTATGAAGATTTCTGCAAGAGCCCGTATTACAACGCATTCGTAAAGTTTGGGAGCTTTATGAGTAATGTTAATCCGCTTTACCCGGATCGTTATATCGATTGGATCGTCAAGAGCGGAGTAGCATTAGACAAATGGTGTAGAGAAGAACTATATGACAAATATGTATTAGACTTAATAAAGACAGAGCAAGTAGAGTCAGCTAGCGAACGTACGATAAATACTATGTGCGATTGGGGAGAGAAAAACGACGCACAGTGGAATCATTATTTTTTATATGCTAATCTTAATAGAATAACTTATGACGTGCGGGATGGCAAGATTAGTCCTTGGGTAATGTTAAATTCAGATAATGGAATAGCAGCACTTAAGAAGATGACAGACGATCAGCTTCAAACTATTGCTCCGATGATAGATTTAAATTTTTGGAATGAACGTTTTAAGACTCACTTGTTAGACCTCGAATTTATAAAAAACCTTATCAAGGAAGCGAGGATTTAATGTATATAGATACTATGGAAAAAAGTTCCTGCGAAGAAGTTGATTTAAAATACAATCTCTATACTAGCGAAGCTGAAGAAGCCTTATATATAAAATTTACTGGCTTTGATAATGCAGAGCAGATGAAACAATTTGCGGAATATATGAAAAGCTACTTACCTTTAATACTTTACAATAGCGAAGTACATCACTAATGGATATTGACATTGATTTTTCCGACAGGAACAAGATACTCGATCTCATCGATCATCGAGTTGCTATGCGGAAAGATAAAGGAAAATCTATTAAACATAACACCGGAGTCTACGTGCAAGAGATCCCGCACGATGCTTTTACTAATATATCTACGATAGATTATGAAACAGCAGAGGATAGAGGTTATTTTAAAATAGATTTTCTCAATGTCAGTATATACGATGGTGTTGAGGATGAAGATCATTTAAAGCGTTTATTGAATGTAACTCCGCTGTGGAGTCTATTAGAACACAGAGAAATCGTAGAAAAGTTATTCCACATTAATGCCCATTATGATCTAGTGAGTAAACTAAAACCAACTAGTATAGAACAGCTAGCAGCAGTATTGGCAATCATACGTCCAGCTAAACGGAATCTAGTTAATAAGTCTTGGGATGAAATAATGGATACAGTTTGGGATAAACCCGTCGAGGGCGATCAATACTTTTTTAAAAAATCACACGCTGTAGCATATGCCTGTGCTATTGTTGTACAACTTAATCTAATATGTGAACAGTTGTTAACGGCGCCTAACTAATTGTACGTGTCTACGCTTAACACGTTTTAACATTATATTGTGTAAGTTAACTACAGGACCAAAACTAACAGCTACATCTTTGGTACTAAAATTCTTTATGGCGTATTTAAAATACTCCATCTCTTTGCGGAGATATATGTTTATAGGAATTAATCTATTTGATTCCCACCACCATGTATCTCCCATTTCGAGGAAAAGTCTTTTGTCATCGTCAGTTTTTAATATGTTGTAGTCATATATACTGGTGATGCTATTGTCTTGGTTTATCACTATACAAACGTACTCTTGATTGCCATAAGTAAGAATAGTTATAAATGGGAATTGATCTTGTATCTTTTCAGCTAAATTAGTCATAAATATAAAAAAGGATCCTCACTGATGATTAAACAGTCCGCGTATTTATACCCAAATCGCCAAGACCTTTACTCTAATTTGGATTCTGTTCAAACAGGGTATAAAAAGATGTATTCAAGGACTTTAAAACTATACAAGGGTATTGATAATACCTTTGAACTGAGGCTATTAAATGCTGATCAGAAATTGTTAAACGTTGTTGGATCTACCCTCTATTGGTTGTTACTAGATCAAGATACTAGTGAACTAATCTATGAAATGCAATATACCCTCAATGGTAGTGAAAATAGCCTAGTTAGGTTAACAATGCCTGAGGCAGATTTAGAAGTTATTAAAAGCGGAAAGTATATCTACAGCACATATCTAGTAGCTCCAGATGGATCTAGATCAATACTTTACGGAGACAGTCAATTTGGGCCTAGCGTAGCTGTAGAAGTATACTCTAATCATTTTCCACAAGTGTTACCATCGGTGTCTATAACCGATTTCTTTACTAGCGAACAACTAAACTACCAAAACCCGGATAACAGTAAATACACTAGTGCCATATATGCTGATCCAGAAAAAAACAGTACCAACAATGCACTTCACACCGCAGTGTTTTATGCTAGCGGATTTAATGGCTCTATCAACATAGAAGTAACATTAGAGAACGCTATCGGAGATATAGTTAATTGGAGTACATTAGATACTGTATCAATAACTGATAGCCAGTCTATTGGCTACTATAATTTTAACGGTGTGTTTGGATTTGTTAGATTCCGCATTATTCCTAATAATAACAACACAGGAACAGTTGACAAAATCTTATATAGAAGCTAATATAAAAGCATGGACCTCCATGACGAACTTTTAGCACTCGTGCCTAACAAGAAGTCTACACCTAACGGGTGGACTAGCTTTAACGCACCTTGTTGTATACACAATGGTGAGAGCCGAGATACAAAGAAGCGCGGAGGAATAAAGCGCACTGATGATAACGGTGTAAGCTATCATTGCTTTAACTGTGGATGGAAAGCCAGTTGGAGACCGGGTAGGAATCTAGGAACACGTATGAAAGATCTGTTCCGTTGGAACGGTGCATCGGATGACCAGATCAATCGCATAGCGTTTGAATGTTTAAAGATAGAATCAGGTAAACAAACAGTTGACGGCATTATAACTCTACCTGTATTTGTACCGCGTGATTTTCCTCCCAATAGCCAAAGGATAGATGTTGATCTAATAACTCGTGAAGACCGTGTACTACCTGTAGTTGAATATATCTACTCTAGAGGATTAACTCTAGAGGATAGAGATTTCTATTGGAGTGAGCGTTATGCAGATCGATTCATAATACCATTAACAGTAGATCATAAACCCGTTGGCTACATCGCCCGAAAATGCGGAAACGGTAATCCAAAGTATCTAACAGAACATCCTGCACACATAGTCTTTAACCTAGACAGGCAGGGATATGATCGAAAGTTTGTGCTAGTGTTTGAAGGCAGCATTGATGCTATACTGTTAGATGGAGTAGCAGTGCTTACTAATGAGATATCAGCAGAGCAAGCACAACAGATTAACAGTTTAGGTAGGCAAGTTATCGTAGTACCTGATAGAGATAAAGCCGGAGAGTCAATGATTCGACAGGCAATAGATCTAGGCTGGAGTGTAACTTTTCCTGAGTGGACAGATGATGTTAAGGACGCTGCTGATGCCGTTTTGAAATACGGCAGGCTCGCCACCATGATAAGTATAGTCAACGCTGTTGAGTCTAGCGATTTAAAAATCAAACTGAGGATGAAACTATGAAACCCTTCTTAAAAAATCTATGGGATCTGTTATTTTGGCCTATTAAAGATTATCTACAGAAACGAAAGCTTAAGAAGAGGCTAGCAGAACTCAGGGCCCGGGACCCTTTCATTTACAAATGATTACCTGGGGTATATCGGCTAATAGCCACGACGCTGCTATAGCAGTATTTGATAACGACTGTCTGTTGTTTGCTAGCCAGACAGAACGGTTCAGTGGGATAAAAAACGATGCCCATATACCATCATTAATGGTACAATATCTCAAACAAAAATACGGTGATCCAAAAGAAGTCTATTGGTATGAGAGACCATTTAGCAAGACACTAAGGCAGTTATGGGCAGGACAAGGATGGAAGTATCGTGATAACGATATCAAGAAGTATCTAAGTGATCGAGATATCACTTGCAGGATCAATTATACTGACCATCATCTATCACACGCTGCTGCTGCTTATTATACTGCACCGTTTGATGAAGGCACTATATTAGTAGTTGACAGTATCGGAGAATGGAATACAGTTAGCATATGGAAAGCCAAAGAATTAGGATTAAAGAAAGTATGGACTAGGAACTATCCAAATAGTCTTGGATTATTCTATAGTGCTATGACACAGCGCATCGGACTAAAGCCACAAGAAGATGAATACATACTCATGGGTATGGCAGCATACGGTGATCCAGATAGGCTACGTGAGCGTATGTACAATGACCTATTCGATAAGAATGGAGTACACAAAAATCTACATAAAGGCTGTCGTAACTGGGCGCCCGAACTAACTGCCGCACAGGATCTATTTGATATAGCAGCCGCCACACAATGGATATATGAAACAGAATTTAAAAAGCTACTAATGATAGCTAGACACTATGCTAGCAATACTAACCTAGCTCTAGCAGGCGGATGTGTGCTAAACTGTGTAGCTAATACGCTAGCATTAAAGCAATTTAAGAATGTTTGGATATTTCCTAATCCTGGAGACAGCGGATCAGCAGTGGGTGCAGCACTAGCACATCGTAAGAAGCGTATAAAGTGGAACGACTGCTTCTGGGGATATCCTATCGGAGGAAACTATCCGATAAAGAAAAGCCTAGCAGATCTAGTAGACGGGGGGATAGTTGGTGTCGCAAATGGTCGTGCAGAGTTTGGTCCTAGGGCACTTGGAAATCGCAGTCTACTAGCAGATCCACGAACACTAGATATGAAAGACAAAGTCAACGCTATCAAACAGAGGCAAGCATTCCGACCATTTGCTCCTGTTATACTAGAAGAGTTTGCTGACGAATACTTTGATCTAAATGTTAATTCTAGATATATGCAGTATGCAGCCAAGTGTTTGAAGCCAGAAGCTATCCCTGCTGCGATGCATATCGACGGGACCTGCAGGGTTCAGACTATGCCAATGAGCAATCACGGGCTACGCATACTGCTAGAAGAATGGTATGAACTTACAGGTTGTCCCGTACTGTTAAACACTAGCCTCAATATCAAAGGACAACCTATTGTTAACGATCAGTTTGGTGCCAAGGGATTTAGTCTGCACTACGGTGTTAACGTACACACATACGAAAAATAAGATTGCTATACCACAGGGGAGATAGTATAATAAACTATGGCAGATTATAATTACGACATACAGAAACTTTATCTCGAAATGTTCTTGGCAGACGCAGAGACGTTTGTGCGCTGTCAGAACATATTTGACAGTGAGAATTTTGATCGCAGACTGAAGCCTACGGCAGAGTATCTAAAGACCTATGTTGACAAGTACAAGGTAATGCCTGAGCTGCGCATTATCAAAGCCGAGACCAGTATGGATCTAGCAGATGCTACAGATGTTCCGAAGGAGAACTATGAATGGTTGCTAGACGAGTTTGAACGCTTTAGCAGGCATAAAGCTCTAGAGAGAGCTATCCTAGCCAGTGCTGATCTACTTGAGAAGGGCGAATATGGTCCAGTAGAGAAGATGATCAAGGATGCTGTACAGATAAGCCTGGCTAAAGATATGGGCACAGACTACTTTGCCGATCCTAGGGCGCGGCTGCTAATGCTCAAAGACAATAACGGACAGTTAAGCACGGGATGGAAGGCAGTTGATCAGAAGCTGTATGGCGGATTCAATAGAGGTGAACTCAACATCTTCTGTGGCGGGTCAGGTGCAGGTAAGAGTCTATTCCTACAGAATCTAGCTGTTAACTTTGCTAGTGTTGGTCTTAACGTGCTATACGTGACACTAGAACTTAGTGAAGCACTGACTAGTATGCGTATTGACAGTATGATCACAGGCATTACTACCCGAGAGATCTTTAAAAGCATCGACGAAGTAGAGCTTAAGGTCCGAGTAGCAGGTAAGCGCAGTGGTGCTATACAGGTCAAGTATATGCCAAGCGGTAAGAACGTTAATGATCTCCGCGCATATGTTAAAGAGTATAGCATACGCAAGGGACATACTCCGGATGTTATCCTAATTGATTATCTAGATCTACTGATGCCAATCTCAATCAAGATCAGTCCCGAGAATCTATTCATTAAGGACAAGTACGTAAGTGAAGAACTGCGTAACTTTGCTATGGAGATTGGTGCTATCACTGTAACAGCAAGCCAGCTGAACAGAGCAGCAGTGGAAGAAGTAGAGTTTGATCACAGCCATATCAGTGGTGGACTATCTAAGATCCAGACAGCAGATAACGTGATCGGTATCTTTACTAGTAGGGCCATGCGCGAGCGTGGGCGTTATCAGATACAGTTTATGAAGACACGAAGCAGCAGTGGTGTTGGACAGAAGGTTGATCTAGCGTTTGATCCAGATACACTGAGAATCACAGACTGTGATGAAGCAGAAGAAGATAGCAATCCAACAGGTGGTCGCAATCGCATCGCTGAAAGCATCAAGAACAGGACTACTGTAACACCTGCACAGAAGCAAGAAGCTGATCCTATAAGAGAAATGGCCAAGGTGAGAGCTAATGTTGGGAGCAGTAAGCTGAGAGAACTGCTCGGCAATATGGGATCTAATGAAGAGGACCTATAAGTTTACTGATATTCCTATAGCTATGGAACACGAGATCAGTGAATGGTTAGCAGATCAACCCACGACAGAATTTGTTTATGAATACGAGCGCACGGGCTCAGGAGATATCGTTAGCATCTTTGAAGTTAAATTCTCAGATGCTAACGTTGCTCTATTGTTTGATTTAAAGTTTAGCGACCTAATACGGCGCAGCCGCTATTGATAATGACTAGCTCATCTTCAGTGTAAGGCCACATATTAGAATCCTCTTGATTCCATATACTTCGCAGCACGTTTCATTTGTGCTGCTGCCAGTGCATTCCATAAGGTGTTGAAGAATCTGTAGATCATGGACGGAACTTAACACTGTCTTTAGCGATAAAGTCGATATCGCAACGGCTGATGCCTAGATCAAATAGATCACGATCGGTAAGCAACTGTAGCTCACGTACAGTACGGCGATAGCGTAGGTACTGATCGATCTTGGTGTTGAGTGAAGTGAATAGTGAAAGCAACATAACATTTCTCCTGTGTGTGTAAGTTATAGCTTATTATATAACTATTTATCTCAGGAAACAAGGAAATATTGTGCAGTGCAGCACATTGCTGCTATGCGTGTATGTAATAGCTCTAGACTCCGTAGCGGTTAGTCTTGCGTTTAGGTACTGGGCTGTTCTTGTGTACATCCCCAGATTCTACGCTCTTGCCTGTGACTTTTGGAGCAGCTGCACCGTGTCTCTTGGCACTGTGTTTGATTATCTCTTCTTCGCCCTTGCTATAGGCCATTAGCATAGGAGTTTCTCCTATGGCACCATCTGGATGGCTAGCGTGATCACCGGGGCTCCCTGCCATAGTTATACCAAATCTATACATACCATAACCATCACTGTTCTTAGTGGGTATGTGTGATATGTTGTGCATAGCATCTAGATGATCGTCATGTATCGTGTTCTTTGCAGCTTCACTAACAAACTCTCTAGCTCTCATTATACACCGTACCTATTTTTAGTGCGTTTAGCTACTGGACTAACTGTGCCGGCATCGGCTAGCTCGTGGCTACCAGCAGCACTGATAGCTGTTGGATTGATACCGATCATACCAGCTGCACTCTTAATGATAGCATCTTCTTCTGGAGCATAGGGGGCAACTACCATCTTCTGTCCACTAGCACCCTTAGCGGGCATCTTGTGATCAGGAGCACCTGCCATAGCAATACCAAAGCGCCAACCGTTGTAGGGACTGCTGTTATCAGCATCACTGAACATAGTCATGTTGGGCATAGATGCTTTAGTGTCAGCACGGAACTCGTTCTGCTTGTCGTGTATGAAGTTTTCGTTAATGAACTCAGTTGCTCGCATTAGTTATTTATGCACTAGGAGCAGGAGTGTGTTGCGCATCAGGAGCGGTATACTTGTCGATGAGTTTAACTCCACCGTATAGCACTAATGCTCCTATTACAAGGGCTAATGGTATAGTACCATCTTCTACATGTTTCCATATATCTGGAGCAATTTTTTTAACCCAATTAACTAGATCGTTAAGCTGTGTAGCTGTCCAACCAACAGCACCACCTATAGAAAAATCCTTAACTGCCGAGCCAACATTCTTAAGTCCCTGTGTAACTCCACTTGCACCTTGTTCAGCTGCCTTAGCACTTTTAAGAACATCTTCGCCAGCATTTATAGCAGCTTTAGCTTCCGGACCACCTTTGGATATTAGCCTGGATATAGTAACCCAAAAACTTTCTTCATTAAGCAGTGACTCGTTTATTACTAGTTGTGTATGTCGTGGTGTTATCTCATATGCTCTCATATTATTATTTATAAGATCATCGTGTGGATAGAGCCCGAATCCGCCGAGCGGTAGCGCGGTTTTTTAGCGATTTTTTAATCCATCGATTAAATATCATATGGACAAGCTAATACTAGACATACAAGACTTCTACGATATGCGCAAACGAAAAGAAGATGAACTAGCGTTCTATCACAGAGAGCTGGAAAAGATACAGCTTAAAATGAGTGTGCTACGTGTAGAGATGACTGTAACTAACACTATAATAGACCTCATAGAACGTGAAGACATCATCGATCTACGTGAGTATGTTCAAACTCGCAATCAAAGTAAGTCCTAAGCTGAGATACACGCTCGGTTAACACAGCTATAGCAGTGTATATATGACCCGTATCTGTTGGCTGTAGGAGTGAGCGTAGATAGGTTATCTCACGTTCTAGTGCTAGCATATGATCCCAATCATCCCATCGCATAGGTGTATACTCCCCAGACTAACAGTATAGTGAACACCAGCCCCGCTAACATAGCCCAGAACTCGTGTGCGGAAGGTCGTTTCCATATGACTGTTGGTAACATATCTATAGTATAGCTGACTAGGCCTAATAGCACAAGAAAAAAATTGCCGCGCAAAAATTTTTGATCTGTGGTTCCAAGGTGCTACAGGGTTTTCGGGGGGAGACCTAGTAGAGCAAAGTCAAAAACTTGTTGCGCAGTTTTTTTAATATAAGTAAACTTTACTTTCCACCAGGTGATTTCTAGTCTATGGGGTGGCGAAAAAACGCTACGCTAGCTACAAAAAAGCTAGCAATAACAAAGACATGCCACCCCTGGCCTATCCCCTTGATATCATTGACGAATTTATTTTTAAAATAATTTGCATGCTCCCCTAAGTGCTTGTAATCGTTAGCGTTTTTAATTCACATTTTTTTACGTGTTATTGACAATATGCTATAACGTGTTATTGTTAGTTATGTTGTTAAGCAAAGCACATAACGCACAGCACACTGCAAGCGCACACTGCGCAAGCTGCAATAGCTATGCGCTGCGCTATGCGCTACAGCACAGCACACTTGCTGCAAAAAACTGCTGTAAGCTTGTTGACAAGCATGCAGCTTGTGCTATTATATACAAGTAAGCAACGCAACGCAAGCTGCACTAACGCAGCGTAACAAACGGAGCAACACTATGCATAACAACACTTACACTGTAGTTGGCATTAGCACACTTAACAGCGTTGTTAAAATGCGCTTTGCAAATGATTTAGTTACACGTTACAAAGTGCTTGCACGTAACAAGCACACTAATGTAAAGCTTATGGAATGTGCTGCTATGCACAAGCTTGCTGCTGCACAGTTTGCGTTAACGCAAGCAGAATTTGCAGATGAGCAAGCGCAAGCTGTTATTAAAGCTTTTATTGCTAAAAACACTATTTAACGCACACTATACACTAGCGCAGCACACTGTTGCGCTAGTGTTACTTAAAAGCGCAGTGTTTATATTGTGCTTTTTAGTAACACTAGCAGTGGAGCATACTAATGAACATATGCACATGGGTTAATTCACGTAAAAAGAACGTGGACTACAGCAACGAGCTTACAGAAGCAAACCACGATGCTATGGAGAACGTGTTGTGGGATCGATTTACAGACATGATGCCTAAGGGTGTACTGTGCGATGACTTAGCGGGTGTTTGCGTATACTATATGGGACACAAGCCCGTTGGCTTTTATGACTATGAGAACGCTGTGGGTTACATTAACAAGCGGGCTGTTAAGAGCTTTGCTTAATATAGAGGAGCTGTACTATGGAACAGATACTAGCACACTTGGCTGCTGCACTAGCAGCACTAGAAGCACTAGACGGTACGTTTGAGATAGGTGTTTGTATAGATAACATAGCAGCTATTATAGAAGACGTAGAAAGCATTGCATAACACTATAGAGCAGCACTTAGGTGCTGCTTTTTTTTTATTTGACCAGTTCCCCAAGCCCAATGCAAAGCAGGATGATGAACGCTAGCCCTGCTAGATAGCTGAGTATGAAGGGCAGGGCTGCTAGGAACAGGATTGAAGCTAGGACGGCTAAGCAGATCAGTGTTAGGCCTGCTCCTGCTGCTGGGTTGACTATGAGCACCACGAGGCAGGTGCAGAACATGATTACTATCAGCTTGAATATGCCTGGGAAGTATTCAGCTAGGAATGCGAACGCGAAGAAGGCTACTAGGAGACCGATGAGTCCCATCACCTCTCCTCGATCGCTGTGATCTGTCTAGGGTCTTCTCCTAGCTGATCAAACACCAAGCAGGCTGATCGGAAGTCTGTCGCAATGATATCAATGTTACAACCGTCATCCATAACGAACTTGAATCGCTTCATCTTCACATCCTTATAAAAGCACCGGCCGCATAGATCGCTATGAGCACCGTGTTGACTACTACCTGGTTCCACGTCTTAGTCCTGATGCTCCATACCAAGTAGACTAGAGCACCTGCATTCAGGAACAGGATATTGAGGGGATCGATCTGGAAGCTGGTACAGACCGCACCAGCGCAGACCAGCGCACAACCTAACCAACCTAGGCTCTTGTCCAAGTCCCACCTCAATAGTTTTGGACTGCATAGCAGCGTTCGTCGCTGCCTAGATAGCGATTGTACCTATCAAACACGGGCACCATCTCGCACTCTGTGTGGTAAGCAGGGTAGGGTTGGTAGTATCTGTTGTTCATCGTGCCTAGCATACCACCTATGATCAGACCACCTACTAGGGGAGCGACCCAATTACCGCCACCGCCCCTCGAGTGCCCGCCACCGTAGCCCCCACCCTGCCTGTGATAGTAGCCATCAGCTAGGGCCGCTGTACTCATCAAACTCAGTGCCAGTGTCGCTGTCAGTATCCGCTTCATCGTCTGCTCCTCATCTTATGCTTCATAATAGCACAAGATATTTACCTGTCAATCACTTGCTGTTAGAAATAGTGCTCTTGAACAAGATAGAGCAGAGGCAGCTGATGCCCCAAGCCTGCAGCCAACCGATCTCATTCACACCGTGTACCGCTGGGACTAGGCAACCGTTCCACAGCTGCATCACAGGCCAGCTGAGCAAGAAGCTCAAACCTACCGCTATCACCAACAGCCCGATCGCTGCCGTCACTACCGTTCCCAAGTCCTTCATTTGCGATACCTTTCTTTGCGAGACGTGCTAGGAACTCTGCTACTGCTTCGGGTTCAAAGGTCATCTCTTACTCCATCTCTTCAAAAGCGCGGATGTCTGCTGCCGTAGTGTAGGGATCGTTGTTCCTGCGGATCAGCTCATCGATCATACCGTTGATCATCTCTTGCGCTTCGAAGCGGTCTTCTCGTGTAGCAGACGCTGCATCACGGTTTGCACGGAGCATCTTAAGAGCCTTGCGGATCGCAGTGTCTGTCATCGCGTTATACATCTTTGTGCTCCTCATTGCCTACTTGTATATAATAGCATCGCTACATAGCACGTCAACCTGTCAAGGGCAGTCGTTGATGCAGACATAGCGCCTACCGTCATACTCCTCGACAGTGACCATACGCTCAGTCACAGGCTCTTGATACTCCATCCGCATCGCTATCTCTACGGGCAGCTCAGGATCTAAACGAGACAGTATCGCTATCAGCTCTGCTACAGTCATTGTCTTGCTCCTCATTGCCTACTTGTATATAATAGCATCTGCTCTTAGCACGTCAACCTAGGCATATCGTCTATTCTTCATACCGTAAGAAGCCTTGCCCGCATGTTTCGTCTTAGGAAGCTTCGTGCCTTTAGCAGTCGCGACGTCTTCTGCCCGTGTAACACCCTTCGCGGCAATGTAGTCCTCGATCATCGCGGCAATGTTAGCGTTCAGCTTCTTAGCGTTCGTTACGATGCCCATGTTCTGCTCCTCGTTGCCTATACTCGTATAATAGCATGCCTGTATCTGCTGTCAACCGTAGGTGGTCTCTGTATTCAGCATCAGCACCCCGCACCCCAGCACGCCGCAGCCTACCAAGCTGACTACGAACCCTGTGATCAGACTCGCGTCTGTGAGGCTCTGCTCTACACCCGCCACGCCCACGATCGCGAGCAGCAGCCCAACGATAAAGCAGAATGTTCCCTGTACCTGCATCTTGCGCTCCTGTGTTTGCTTATGTTTATATAATAGCACATCTAGTTGGCTTGTCAACTAACTCCATTAGAGAATTGGCCGTCGTGGTAGGAGTTAAACTCCTACCACTCTTCCAATATCTGGCATTTGTTCTGTTGGATGATTGCTCATCTGCTTTCCTACCATCTCCGTAGGTGCTGCACCGGCAGTGCCATTCTGCCACAATCTCTGAAGGTTCCACAAGGAGTCACCAGTAACCACACCGAATTCCTAGTCTATGATCTGCGTCTCTGTAACCGAGACCAGCATGTCCTGCAGCGTCGCCTGTATGCGGGAGGCTTCCTTATCAGCTCGGGCCTTGCTACCGTATACGCCCTGGATGAGGCTGCGACCGTCTGCGAGTGTGATTGTTACGATGTAAACCATAGCCTGCTCCTTACCTTATACCTTATAGTAGCACAGGGCAGCAGCACGTCAACCGCTGCCCTGTTTAATTCCTCACGCCTCGTTGCGCTTAATGTAGTCCGCAATCACCGCCTGCGTAGCCTCGTCCTCAAAGCCCGCCTGCGTCGCAACCCACTTAGCCGCATCAACCTTGCCCATCGCAGGGCACTCAACCAGCTTAATCGCGTCGTGTCCGTTACGCCCCAGCACCTTAATGCGGGTTACCAAATCCGTTGCAAAGCGCATCTTGAGAGCGCCGTTGAGGACGGAAGTACCAACTACAGTGAAGTTCTTAGCCATGTGCAAAGCTCCTGTTTGCGTTTCGTTGCCTACATAATAACAATAACACCTCTGCACTACACGTCAACTTTTTTTGCGCTTTTTTTTGCTAGTGTTTTTTGTGCGCTTTTAGTGTTTTTGTGCTAGTGCTCTGTGCTCTCGTTATAATGTATAATAGCACCTCTAGAGCGCACGTCTAGCGTTTCAGCAATCTTTTTTGGACTTTCTTTGGGCTTCTTTTTTGGGGCAAAAGGTAGACGCAGCGCACAGGCGTGCTACACTATAATTGAGGTCCAGGGATACTGGGGAGCCGGGAGTGTTGGCGAATCCTATCTGGCAGTCCGGACCAAAAAAACCCTGAAATCCGCTTGACAATCCACGCAGGCATGCTATACTGGAAATCGTAACAGAAAGCGCAGTGTTGCATTTGAGCAACGGTGTGGCATTTGCGCCACACCAACCGTTTGTAACATTCTCGTTACCCACCCTTTCCAGGGGGCCCAACTTGCTTTTGGTGCGGGCGGCCGGACTCGAACCGGCACGCCGTGGGCGAGAGATTTTAAGTCTCTTGTGTCTACCATTTCACCACGCCCGCATAGCAGTAGTTGGTGGACCGGCACGGACTTGAACCGTGAACCTGCGGATTATGAGTCCGACGCTCTAACCAATTGAGCTACCAGTCCTTAACTTTACTTATCCTGTATATTTAGACCCACAACCGGTACTGGTCGCGGCTATAACCGTTGTTAACGCGGATGACCCGTCCACCCAGTCCCGCTGAGTGCAGCAAAGCCATTGCTGCATAATAGTCCTCACGCTTCCAACCCCAAACTTTAACGCTACGTGTACCATCGACCAACCGATCATTGAACACAGTTTTTGCACCATTGATATTAGCAAAAGCGCGGACGATCTTAACAGCGTTTGACATAGTGTACCTCGTTTGTTTAGCTTATAATGTATAATAGCAGCTAACAGCTGGACCGTCAAGCAGTTTCTCTATCTAATTTAGCCAACCACTCCGTTTCTTCTTGGAAGCGACCACAGAGTTCACGGAGACTCTCGAGATAAGATCGCTCACTGTCACTGAGATTAGCCAGTCGCTCTTCAGTCATATTGAGCGCAGCTTGGTAGCAGTCATAGAGGTCCTTAAAGGTGTTTTCGAATCGGCAGTAGCTCATATTAGCCATCGGTCTCTCCTAGCCACAGCGGGGTCTTTATATGTATAAGCACAGCGGGGTCTTATGCCATCGCAGCTACCCGTTCTCGGATCCAATCCGCAAACTCAAACGCATCATAGCTTGCCCGTCCTTCATCCTGCATACCCCACTCACTAGTACCAACGCTAAGTGCCACATCCTCCGGAACGCCCGCAGCCATTAGCAGCTCTTGCAAACGCTCACTATATCCTTGATTCCAATAAAACTCACCCATAACAGCACCAACAGCATCGTCCCAATTACGCATAAGCAGCGAGCCCATATCACTGCCACCCGTGTTTTCAAGTCCTGTTGTGCTCCACGTTACAGCCAAATCACCGTGGCAATCCGCCTCTGTAGCCGCAACAAACATACCAATGCTTTCGATAGCACATTCCATAAACTGTTCACCTTCCGGAACAGTCAACGTAACAGTAAAGCCATCAGTCACTTTTGTAATGTTAAGCATAGTGTGCTCCTTAGTCCGCGTAGTAACCAACGACTTCCATAGCGTGCTCAATTGAGCTAGTCATCTCACCAAAAGCCGCAGCAGCATCCGCGTCCTCAGCAGTCAGTCCATCAATAGTAACAGTTTTGATCTGCTCAAACGCTTGCTGCAACAGTTCCAAAATAGCTTGCTTTGCTGGGCTGTCCATCTTGACGCTCCGTTGTTTGCTAGTGTTTATAATGTATAATAGCACGTTATAGTGGGTTGTCAATGGATAGATTAGCCACTATACCCAATTGACTAGCCATTGTGATGTGCTATAGTGTAATTTATAACTGATCCACAGTGGCAGAAGGTGGCGACTTTGGGCTAGAGAGTGGAAAACGGACCGTTTGGACGGTGGATATAGGGTGGAGGAAGGCTGACGCGGATGGAGTGGTGATGGTGACGACAGGCTATGCAAAAATGATATAAAGATATGTTTATATCATTATTCCCCATCCTGTCCCAAATGCCTAAACACCAATCACTCTAAGCTCCAAGCTATCAAAACTTTTATGCAGGGCCACGCTACGAAGCAGCCGATGATCCATATGCTCAGTTGTGTCACTTGCATAGCCAACGCTTCAATCCATTCTCTGATCATTCTGATCTCATCCTCTTGCGTCCCATAAAGGTCACTACGTTATTCCCAGTGACCAAGCGCATCAGTGCCTCACCTCGATCATCGAACGTTTCCATTATAGTGATCTTCACTGAGTCCATAGCAGCCACTGTCACTCCAACTGAACGCAGCATAGCCTTTTGATTAGCTGAAAGCACGGTGTGGCTCATCCACATATCGCATGGCTGCTCTTCATTAAGCATTTCGTTTAGCCTTATCGTGCCAATACTTTGAGCTGTTCCTCAACTGTAGATTGGCTGCTCGTATGTGTTCCATTAGGTGTTCTACTAGCTCTACCTGTCGTGCTCGCCAGTGATCATCTCTACAGTCACTTATCCTCTCTACAGTCTCTAGCACCATATCTATGTAGGGGCAAGTGTCTTCGGGTATGGCTGGTGCCGTCTTGTCGGCTAGTGGTCTAGTTGTGGGCGTGCGAGTCATCTCTAGTCCTTATCAACAGCGGGGTCACTAGGGCTAGGTTCATTAGCCATATGCTCTGTATCATTACTGTGGGGTAGATCATCGCTAGTAGGGTGTTGGGCATCGTCGTCTCCTCTGTCATATTCTCTTAGATGGTAGTCTACATCGGGTACAGGTATATCCTTTAGCAGCAAGCGTTCATAATCATCTATCGCTTGCCTAAGCTCATCGAAGCCCAGTATGGCATATAAGTGTCGTAGGTAAGCTAGGCTGCTACTCATTAGTGTATGATCCTCTGCACTCGGCTACTCACGCTCACTAGCATCATTAGCACCATGCTTAACACTATCCAACAGTAAGCCAATAGCTGTTTCATTTTAAGACCCTGAATGTCACACGTTCTCTTAGGATGGCTCTCTTGACTATTAGATATGCGAAGAACATCACTACCACTGCTAGATACGCTGATAACAGTGCCACAGCCACTAGTGCAACGATCACTGCCCATATGTCCAGTAGCACACGGTCTAGGCTTTCTATCACAGACATTTGAGCCCTGCTACTAATATGATCATTAGATAAGCCATCACTAGCACGACTGTTCGCTTTATCGTTTCGCCTATTTCGCATCGCATACTTTACTTATCTAGGGTGGAAAAATCTCTAAAAAACCTCTAGTCACTACGTGACTCTCTTGGACTCTAGCGGTTGTAGGTCGTGACACATTGGCTCACGCACAGTCCGTGCTTGTCTATGCCACTGCTGATCGAACAGCTGGAGAACGCTAGGCATATTATCAGTAGGGTTAGGGCGGTGTATCTAATGTCTTCCATTGGTTAACTCCTTGCAGTCTCTCAGTGCTCTGATGCGTATGGCTGTGGCAGCAGCTTCTATCCTGTTGTTGTGGGCTCTGTGGTACTCGAGCCACTGTTCTGCCTGTTTGATGAGATCATCTATGGTCACGATAGCCCCATTTGAGTGTGAACAGCATCGCGTCTTTCTCGTCTTGGAACAGCCACGTTTGTTCCCAGGGGTCTCTGCGCCATTGGAATTGGCAGTTGGCTTCACACCAATGGCTTATGCTCTTGACATCGTGTTGACCAACTGGCACTGAGTAGGGCCATTCATAAGCCACACGGCTCTCCATTAGAGTCTCTAGTGTGGGCTGTCTGTCTACCATGATCCATCATCTATGTGTAAGTGGATACGCACAAAGAGGAACCTGATGGTAGCATATAGTATGAGTCCAGGATCCATTTCGCTTTCAGTAGTGCAGTCCCAGTCCCAGGGATTGACGAACCAATGGAATGGATTCAGGAAGAACTTGATGCTTAGGTCCGAGTGTTTAACATATTTCCATAGTTTCATTGACTGTCTCGCTTCTTCTTGTATAGTGTTTTAGAATAGGGCTGTTCCATGCGAGTGAATCCACAGTGAGCACATTCGCAGTATTGGACTCCTCGACCTTCTAAATCAAAGGTCACAGCATTTAGTGAGCGTGGTTCATATACCCAACGGGTCCAACGATGTAAGCCCAGTCTACAGAACCAGTTCTGCAGGGGTCGTTCGTTGCGTAGTATCCTTATTAGGTTTTCTTTTTCTAGACTAGTGCTCATCCACTTATCCACCATGCGAATTTATCAATTGGATGGCTATTAGATCACCCTCGGCCTTTTTGATATTGTGCTGCACCTCGTCGTCTATCGCTTGGCTGAACATCAATCGGAATATCAGTTCCTGCCTGGGAGTCAGAGACCATTGGGCCAGTGTCAAATTGTCTAGATAGGTGTACAGGGGAACGGCTTTCACAGCCCAACCACGTTTGATGAACCACGACTCCATCTCATACATTTCTATGATTTTGGTCTTAGTGTATATCATCGCTTGACTCTAGCAGGTTTTAGGTCATCTGTCAACTGTTTTTCTAGCGTAGGACTGATAGGTAAAACCCCCATAGTTTCTATGAGGGCTTTACAGTAGTTGCTATGCTTGGCTTTGGTGTTAAAGCCTCTGTTATACAGCGTGGCAGCGTGGCAAAAATCACCATTCGCCTTGTCCATAGCCTTTCGCAGATATCGCATACTATATTCTAGATTGATATCTGGATCGAACAGCTCTCGGCATTTGCCCTTAAAGCCAACACCGCGGGCAGTGCCGCATTTGATCTGCCCTAGCCCATAAGCACCATCGTTGAACGCTTTAGTGTCATAACGGCTCTCGTGTTTAATGATATCGTGGGCTAAGAAGGTAGGTACACCTGCGGCTTTCGCTGCTCTACTAACCCGATCATAGAGCGTGACGGGCTTGGTCACAGCCGTTTTAAGCTGTGGTAGGACCATTGGTGCGGGCCTAGGTAAGAAGCTGACAGGAGGCACAGTGGGCTCTGCGAAATAGTCTATAGCTATCGAAAGCTCGGGCTCTCTGGCTAGACGCAGGTTTTTTGGGGGAGCTGCTATCACTAGGCTAGAGACCATCGTGGGGATAGTCTTCTGGTACTCTAGGGCTGAAGTGCTTAGACACAACAGCCCCAGAGCGATAGCAAGCTTCTTAGGCACGTTCATTCACGTTGACTGTGATGCGCTTGCCGTCTGGGCAGCGGATCTCACTAGCCAAGTTTTCAATCCAGCTGATCTTTTCAGCATAGGCCCGAGCTTCATTCAGTGTAGCGAAGTTAGCAACATCCTGGGCGCAGAGTACCATATACATTATTCAGTCTCCATATCTGAGTTTTCTTTGATAAAGGGTGCGAGGATTTCCTCAGCAGCAGCTTCTTCCCACATCTCCATGCTCTCGGCAATACCAAAAGCCTCATCAATGCGCCGTGGGATATGCTTCTCTACCCAATCGCTATCGCCTTCGATATCGAACTGATCGTCCCCACCGTCCTCATAGACACCACAGAACGCCATACCGGGCTCGTAGTAGAATGCTTCAATTCCAAAGCCCTGCTCCTCAATATTCTGATAGAACTCAATCGGAGGGCTCCAAGCAGTATCAAAGCTCAGGCAAACGCTAGTAGCACCACTAGGGAGATCATTGAATGTATCAATAGGATTAGCGTCCCACTTGGTACCCCAATGCGCTAGGTTCCAATCGTACCAGCTGCCAAAGCCATACTTCTCACGGTTAGCAGCCTGTCGCTCTTCATCACGCTTTACGAAGTCTTCACCGCCAGCTGTCTCTTCACACAGCTCGGGCGGACAAGTGACAAACTCAGCGAACAATCGCTCTTCGTTGTATGCCTTAACGACACGTTCGATCTGTGTGGGATCTTCGTGTGTGAATGTAACTGAGTTATTGCACCAATTTGGCATTTCTGTTCTCTCTGTTAGTGTTTAGCTTACTTTTTAATTTTAGCAGCTTTTTTAGGTTTGTCAACGGGCTGCTCTACCACAGGTTTCTTGGCCCTGGGGCGACCCCATTGGTTCTTAAGCTCTGCAGGGTCCGTCTTGCGACCTTCTTCAATCTTGGTAATAACATTGCCTTTGGCTAACCATTCTGCTACAGCAGCACCGGTTAACTTCGCACTCAATTCACGATCAACATCTCTAGCCATTTAGTCCTCCATAGTGCTATTTACAGCACGTTTAGCCCATTATAAACACCGTCTAGAACCGCTATAAACGCGGCTACAGCTGGGTCCTTGTGCTACAGCATACGCAGCACATAGCACAAAGACCACCGACTATATAGTTATTTCAACAGTGTCACTGCCGCATAATCTTCATAGCGTTCACCAAAGCTCTTGCGTAGATCCGCAAGCTTCAGCACAGTACGGAGACTGAGTTCACGCAGCCGCTTCTTGTTGGCATCGATGAAGTTGAGGATCTCTTCAACAGCCTCATATTCAAGTCCGTAATCACGCAGCATACCGTCCTCAACAATCTGTCGGATACGCAGCATTTTATCACGCTCACTGTTAATAGTGAGATCCACATAGTGACAGCGTGACTCAAGCGCATCCAAATGATCCTTGAGCTTCTTGCTCTTGACATTGTCGAACTTAATGTTCGAGATGAACATAGCACTAGCTTCAAAGTCAAAGCGGTTGGGGATGTTCTCTTCGCGCAGGATGCGGCTGTCAGTGTTCCAACTGATAGTGCGGCGCTTGCTAGTGTCCAACGCAGCCTTTAGAATATTAAGGCTAAGATCATCAAACAGAACGCTATCACAATCATCAAATACGATGACATTGCCCTTGTCCTTAAACTCGTGCAGCTTGATATACAAGCCCAATGCGCTCATCGCACCTTTGACAACTTCATACTTGGGCTTCTTGTTAGCGATAGTGTTAAACAGATCACCTTTGGCAAGCTCTTGCTCAACACCGTAGCTCTTGCCAACACCTGGAGGACCGCTAACGATAACAGCTCGGACATCGCCACTCTTCGCTGCACGGGTCATATCGCTAAGGATGCTGAACCGCTTACGCAGACGCTCCTTAATCTCTAGATCCGTTTCATTCTTAGTAGCTTCTGCGAGATGCTGCTCAACGGTACCCTTGTGTGGAATGAAGCTGTCCTTGCCAGCTACGCGGATGCGTATGTTACGGTCCGGAAACCGTTTGACACTGCGAGCATCAACGGTAACATAACCGCCGCCCTCGCTGTCTGCACGGAAGTCCTCGACGAGAGGAAAAATCATATTGGCTACGCTCGCAGGCTTGCCCTGCAGATTATAAGTGCCTTCTTTGAAGAAAATTAGTCCTGACATTTGTTGCCTTTCTGCTTACGAGTATATGAACCTTTGCCCTTACGGGCCGCGACTATGCGCTTGCGGAACAGTGGATCCGCTAATGCTTTAGCATATGGACTACGTTGTTTTTGCATTGCGCTCTCCTCTGTTTTGTGCTTACTGTTTATAATAGCACAGTCACACGGTTTGTCAATGGGTTGCACGTTCAATCGTTGTGGTTTTTTGGGTTTCTATGTCAAAGAGTTCTTCATCAATGGTTTGCCAAGCGTCATTGATTGAGCTCCAAATAGTGTCAGCTTCATCGGGCAGATCCTCGCTGGTTTCCAGAAGCTCGAGCGCCTGGCCTAGTAGCTCTTCCAGCTGTTCCAAAAGCTGCTTGCGTGAATCGGTAGACATACCACTCTCCATTTTATCTTGGACCATGAGACGCTTGCTCGCAAAACCCGTCATATCAAAAATCCTCAGCAAGAGCATTGTCGTCAGCTACCTCGGGCTCAGGAAGCTCATTGAGGTGATCCAAATGACCCTGCACCCGCTCGCTATCAGCAAAGTAGAACACCCAGTTGCCTACCACACGGCGATACTCTCTGTCCACATACTCAAACCCACCGTAATATTGGAGTGTGCGATCATAGATCTCGCCCACTGCGATACAGGTACGATCCTTATCCACATACAAGCGGTAAGCACTACGGCGGTCCAGACCAATATCCTCGGGCTGTACCTCTTCCATTTTGGCTACATAAGAGGTAATACGATCATCGATGCTATCGAGGAAATCCCAAACTTTCATCATCTTGTGCTCCGTTGTGTGTTAGTGTCTATAATGTATAATAGCACATTACAGTGGCTTGTCAAATGCGCTCAATGATACCTAGAACTCCTGCCCTCGGTAAATGCCCAAGGAGTCTTGTCCTGTAAGATCATCCAAGATCTCATCTTCTCTAGCCCGGGCCATTCGGCTTCATACAGAGTAACCTCATACCCATAACAGTTCTTACTCGCACCACCAGATCCTGTATGGAGACCAACAGCATCAATCATGTTGGAGATATTACACGAATGGCTAGTCTGGATTTCAATGCGACCACGCCACCTATTCCTCTCATACCACATAACATCTAGGTAAGTGATCTTGAACCAGAAGTCCTCGGGCATCTTTAACTCTTTATACGGATTGTGCTGCCATAGGAACTCTGGATGGATCTCGAGCCAGTGGATGATATCTTTAAAGGATTGCTGATCCTGTAGGTCTTGCTTTAACGACATAAATCTCTCGTGTCGGATCCTAGATCTCATCCGATTCTCACGGACTTTGGCGAGATGCTTCACATAATCGCCCTTATTGCCGAATACTTTCTTAGTCCATGGGCAGCGGAAGGCAGTCCGGATCTTGGCCTCATCGACAGGGATGATAGCACCGTTGCCTCTATAGGCTTTGATCCTTGGCATTTAACTTATCCTCAACCAGTTCGATCATTCCAGCGATAGCCCACAGGGCAAAGAAGAGACTTGCTCCAATCTGCCATTCAGTAGCATTACCTAGGAAGATACTAGAGATGCTGACGAAGGCTGATATCCATACCTTAGTTAGTTTTTCGCGTCTCACTTCATAACTCCCCAAGTGATAGCCTTGACTTCGAACAGGAGCATCTCGAATTCCATAGCCCTGAACATGCTCTCGGCAAGTGTCTTGGTTAGGTTATTGCGGCGGATTACTTTACCATCATTGAACTTGATTTCGTAATAGTATTTCATTACTGCTTCCTAGCCAGTTGTTCCATTAGGTCACGATTCTCATTATCTACTTTAGATTTAGCCATATCATAGCATGTAGCAAAAGCTCCACCTAGCCCCATCAGTCCAAACACGATGATGAATCCAAGTTCTGTATCTCCAGTAAATTCTCTAACTACATATACTGTAGTGAAAATAACTGTTGCCATTGCAGCAATGCTCAACACGAACTTGGCCATGTATTTTAGTGCTAGTAGGATTACTTTTGCTCTCATATTACTATAATAGCATATCTAGTTGGCACGTCAAGTATGCTCAACGTGAATAATGCCCGCGAGCCCGAGGGCCCGTTGACAGATAGGACAGGGTTTAGCCAGCGCAGGCTCCCCGCTCTTAGCATATCGCTCCACTACGATCCTATAGGCCCGGCTCCAATCACGCAGGCGGACTAGTGCTTCGATCTCAGCGTGGAGGTAGATCTTGTGATGTAGGCCCGCTTCTCTAGCCATGCGAGCTTGATACGGGTGACTCTTGGTATAGTGATTGCGACCTTCACTGATCTTGCGTCCACGCCTATCATAGATTACGGCTGTGATAGCTTGTCTAGCTTCTGCCATTATTTTACCATCATTCTCTTAGAGATTGATTTAACGATCTTTGGTTTTGCTTCTTGTTGCGCTCTTAGTGCTGCTTCGCTATGTTCTCGCCTTTTAATCTCAGCTAGATCTTTCCTAGCGTCGGCTTCTAATCGTTCTACCTGTTGATTTAATTCTAAAAGATTACCCCAAAGGATAACTGAGGTTATGCAGAGTCCAACTCCGCATAACCATACGAATACCCACATTACAGTTTCCACGATCACCACCAGCTGTCGTAATAGACAGCCATACCGCCAGCAATAGTTGCCTTGGCCTTACCGATAAATTCCATATCATAGCGGATGCTATCTTCATCAGGAGGGTTATTGCCAAAAAAGAATCCTGTAGTCTGGGGAAGCTGATTAGCTAATACCGTCTTCTCTAGACGATCAAGATCTTCTAAGGTGAGCCGCACCTTTACACAGTTAAAGTCCGGACTATCGCCGCCCTTCTCACGATAGAGCTGCTCCATCCAACCGTGTAGGTCGTGATGCTTTCTCCAATAATGGAGTTCATCGAGGCAGTTCTCATCATCCTCACCGCGGGCTACTTCAAAATCCCCAAGTGCATATTCTGGCTTCACTTGCCAAGCATACATATCGAGTCCCATAATCGATCTCCTTGCGTTTGTTTATGTTTATATAATAGCATTAAACAGCGGATTGTCAATGGGCGTTTTAACATTTTGCCACATTAAATCCACTAGTGTTTGCTCATCTCGGCCGTAAGGAACGAAGTTCATAATAGTTCGTTCAAGTTCCTTAGTAGCATACTCATAATTTGAGTTTGACTGCACCATAGAAAGTAGATAGCCGACCATAAAGTCGGCTGCATACTCCGGTGAGTGCAGGCCAGCACGGACACGGAGAGCATCTTCAAAGCGATCAAAGTTGGACATTAAAATACTCCTGCGGTACAGTTATTGAACACATCTACGACATATTTGAGATCGGAATCTAATTGCTCATACTTGCGGACATCCTCAATAGCTTCGAGAACATCGAGTATGTCATCTTCAACCATTCCGCGCTGACGCAGTATATCACAGAATCTGGACATAAACGTATCCTCAATAGGATATTCTAGTGGAACCTTGCAACGATGACGGAAATCAATAGCAATAACTTCGCCCATATTGTGCTCCTGTGTGTTTGTTTATGTTTATATAATAGCACACCTGCGTGACTTGTCAAGCCCCGTCATCCTCGTAGAGCATCTCACGCTCAAACTCAGGGTCTTCAGCATCCATACGCCAGATCACTACATACTCTCCATCGGCGTTGAAGTGGCCCACTTCAATAACATCATAGCCGCCCATATCGCCATGACGAGTATAGCCTTCAGCCCACTGTTTGGCGTATTCTGCGCTGGGTTGGCTATGTAGTTCTCGTTCAGTGGTATAACCATAGTCGCCATAGACATAAAACTTAGTCATTGCATTCTCCTCAGTTGAGTTCAGCGGACGTATCATACCAGGCACTGTTCCAGTCGATTGTTTGATGCCATTCAAATCCTCGACGATTGTCCTTAACCAGTTCTTGGAGTTCAGCCCAGGTCTTCTCACGTTCAGCCCACAACCGCTCAGCTAGTTCGTAGTCCTTACAGTCCATAGCAGCGGCATAACGACGCTCTTGGCAATCGAGGGCAAAGCGGAGACCTTCCTCAGTCCAATGCTTGGCAACCATGCTGTTCTCCTGTGTGCTAGTGTCTATAATACATAATAGCATATCTACGTGGCTTGTCAAGCATACCCAGCTTCGCTCATATCATGATGATAATCAAAGATATCAATGAGTCGTTCTGCCAACTCGGTGCCCGCGATCTTGCCCTCGACGATAGGATTGAAGACTGGACTATCCTCACGGAACAGGAAGGTAAGGCCTTCATCCAAGTGATAATAGCCTACGAGGTACTTGAACGGAAACTTAGAGATAGCCTCGCTCGCAGGCTCATAACCATCATCGCCGGGTGTATAGAAGTCCTTGGTGTATTGGGTCCGGGCTTCACGTATCAATTCATCACGGGCCTTTATGAGGGTTGAGAACTTGCTATCGTAGACCCGCTGGCTAATCACTTTGGCCTTAGAGCAAGGTCCACCTGTGATTATCTCAACGCAGAGGAATCGAAACTTGATATCGCTCATAGTGATCTCCTATTGCTTATAGTGTTATAATAACATATCCTAGTGGATTGTCAAGAGTGTCACTTAGCCTCTTCACAGGGTCGGAACTTTACACAACCAAACCGAGGACCAGTTACCATATGGATCCACAGCCCACTATCATCGGACACACCGTAGTCTATAGCGACATCATCCTCAGCGATGGTATAGTCGCGATTTTCATCAAAGGATTGATAATCTTCCACATACTGACAGCGAGCCGCACCGTCTTTATGAATCCACTTCCTGTCCCAAAACAAACAGTCGTTACAGTTGCCCATCACTCATCTCCCCCAGTGGAGTTGTAATACATGATGAGGAAGAACACGCCCAATGCGATATACAAGTTCGTGCCCAACCCAATACAGACAATGCCAGCGACTAGGCTACCCAGCGACAATACGATAGCACCCAGTGCCTTTAGGAATTCGTTATTCTTATCCATCACTTAGCCTCCAACTTAGCCTTGAGGAGTTCGATCTCATACTTCAACTGATCAACATAACACATGATAGCATCCACAGCACGATCCACATTATAAAGATCGCCATGTATATCTGCCCGCACCTCTTCACGGATGATCTCTTCTATAGCAGCACGAGGGTCTTGTTCAAAACGTATCATCACCTGCTCCTGCGTCTCATCTTATGCTTTATAATAGCATATCTACGTGGCTTGTCAACTAGCCCTGTATTCCACCTTAGTCACACCTGTTTTCTTCTGAATGAACCAGAAGAACTTCTTGGCGGCAGTCTCACTAGCGAATGTCTTCTCGTGCTGGTAAGTGCCATAATAGGAATAGGTAACAGTGAACATTACGCAGTCTCCTCATCCATAGGATAGTGTTCGTCCTCATACGCAACGATTAGATCAACCAGTTTGGTGAGGACGGTTGCGGCGGGTCCTTCAGTAGAATCAAAGATCAGATACACGCATTCTACGAGGACTCTATAGGTTGCTTCGTCCATCACTTGGCCTCCTTGAACCAATCTTCTACGTCAGTGTAGTGGGTATAACCAACATCGCCCCACTTGAAGCCTTCGTTGACGATATCGTGGATAGCCTCCACACATTCATCATACTCGCCACCACTAACACGAGTGCCCCAATCGTAGGCACATTGCTGATTCTCTCCACGCCGGATACCCGCACGGTAGATGTCTTTGATCTGTTCGATCGTAAAGGTAAAGGTCTTGTCAGTCATCAAGCAGCCTCCTTGATCAGTTTCTTCTGGGCCTTCTCGATCTTAGCCAGCAGTCTCCGGAAGTAGATGTAGTCCACCTCGTCGCTGGTAGCATCACAGGCCTGTTCGAGTCCAACGAAGAGAGTGTCCAACTCTGTTTCGTCCAGTTTCAGCTTGATCGTCTTCCACTTTGCCTTAGACATATTAGTTAACCTGCGGAACTGAGTTTGACTTCGCTGACGCATAGTGGATCCGCATCCATACTGTGGACAGCACCCTCGGTGAAATACAAGCGGACATTGCCCGGACGATCCTCCACCGCGATACATTTAGTGCCGTGGAGTTTATGTAGTGGCTGTAGAGTGCTGGGCTGATTGATCCAGGCACGGAAGATGCGTGGCTTAGACATATCAGTTAGCCTTGGGTTCGAGTTTAGCAACGGTGCGGATGAGGAAGTCAGCAGCCTTGGAGTCAACAAGCGCCACACTCAACAGCGTATCTGGGCTAACCTTGACTCTGCGGCTGATCTCGTCCAATACACAGATGAGCGTGTAGCCATCAACAGCGGGATGCTTAAAGAGAAACTGAGCAACTTTTGACATTGTGTTTGCCTCTTCTGCTAGTGTTTATAATACATAATAGCACATCTAGATGGATTGTCAAGTCTGCTTTTTAGCCAGTTCCATCATATCGATATGGACTGCGATAGCCTCTGCGCTCTGGCTTCCAAAAAGCCATTCTGTATCATCACAGATGGCATACTCTTTAACACCATCCTCAAGGGTAACGACATAGCAGCGGATCTCTGGGAAACCTACTTTCTTAGCATATTTTTCAATAGTGCGACACATATCGGTCTTAGCGTATTCCATTTTGACCTCCTACAGAATGATCAGGACCTGTGTGACCCAACTAGTGTAGCCATCGTAGACGATCTCGATGACCATGCCCACATAATCGTATGCCTTGGGATCAACCTCGAAGTAATGCCTACTCATACCCCTCTTGGCGCTGACACCCATAGCAGCCTCCTCAGTCAGTGGCCCAATCGTCCAGTTTGTAGTTCCAATAGTCTGCGTAGTTCTTGGCTTCCTCGGCAATCTTCTCAACCGCATGGGCCTTCGTTGCGTATTTGCCCTCTTGGGCTTTGATAGCCTCAAGCTTGGCAATCATAGCGTCAATCTCTTGATTCATACGCTGATCCAACTGGGTCATTGCGTTCTCCTGTGTGCTAGTGTTTATAATACATAATAGCACATTACAGTGGACTGTCAAGTGGTGTTCTTAGGAATATTGGGCTTCTTTGTAAGCATCTTCGTAATAGTCAGTCATATCAGCTACATAGTCAGCAAGGGTATCATATGCCTCTTGGCTAGTGGCTTCATAGGCATCTGCATAATCCCTATCAGGATAGAGATCCAAATAACGGGCTATGAGATTCTCGTGATGTTGGATGAACAGTTCTTTCATTGCAGTACCTCCTAATAAAGTAGATCCATCTCTTGGATACGGAACCAAGTCTCTATAGACATAGCTTCGTCTTCATCTTCGGGTTCCCAAGCTGCGAGACCCATACGTTTCTCCCAACTCTTCTGCCCATCTATAGCGGCATTGAGGCTGGCATAAACCTCAATGGTGCCGTAGATGTTGTCATCATCGGCGTCACCAAAGCCACGCCCTTCGAGTAAATAAACCTTATCCATTAATCAAGCCTTGATCCAGCGTAGGCCTTAAATCCATAACGCTTGAGCACGTTAGCAGCAGCCACAGCCCCGGCTTCTTTGATGTCAACATTCTGTCCGCCGTAGTTGCTAGGATCCCACAGTTGGTAAGCCTTTCCGGTCCAGTCCTTGCTGAAGCCCAGCTGTTCAATAATCTTGCGTTCAGCTTTACCAGCTTTAGTATTACCTTTATGCTCGGGATAGATAGTAGTCCAAGCAAACCCACAAGCACCCCAATGATCGGTGCCTTTTATGTTAAAGAGCTCTTTGGCAGCAGTAGCAGCTTCGTTGAGCATTTCAATGCGGATAGCTTCGATATCAGTCATATCATTCTCCGTTGTGTTAGCTTATACGTTAATAATAGCATAGACTAGTGGACAGTCAACTGGACTGCTCAATATTTTCTAAGCAGGCAGTCCGTACTGTAAGTTTTGGACAAGTGGCTCCTAGGGCAAGGCAGAAAGCAAAGATAGAGAAATATCTCAGGCTTTCTTCCCAAAAGTCCATTAGGAGCACATAGCTTCTGGGCGTGTAAGGCCCAGTTCCTCAGACTCTTTTGGGAATCGCTTCCAAGCTTCTGTGAGCATAACCTCTCGCTTTGCTTTCATGCCTGGGATTTCGATAATCTCACAGATATAGATGATTTCTTCGATAAAATCAGCGAACTTCCAAGTGTCATACTTCATAGGATCACCTTTTGCTCATAGAGTGAAAAGAATTCATCAGCGGCTTGGTTGCTAACTGTAGTGCCTAACTTGTAGACCATGCCATTGGTAGCGGCGGCAAATTGCCTACCACGCTCGTAGCTCCACTGATGGAAGTTAGGATCAAAATCGTAAGCACGATCAAATCCTTTTCCACAGAGGAAATCCTTTACCCCTTTGGCAAAGTATTTGTTCTTCATAAGGGCAGTGATTTTAGTGCTTTTGCCTAAGCGAACATTGCTCATAATGCACCTCAATAGTGATGGATTGAACCTTTGTCGTTGAAGTCCGCATTATACGGAGTCCACTCTTCATCCTCTTCTTCCTCTTCCTCGTGTTCGAAGAAGCAGTTCACGTCGCACATATCTTCAACGTCCTTCTCGCTCATATACTTGAGACAAGCCATGATGACCATATCACGATCCAGGATGCCCTCTTTGACTGCTTCGAGCACCTTGTTAGTGTATTCACGGGTCTTGAACGACATAGTGTTCTCCTGTGCGTTACTGTCTATAATGTATAATAGCATATCTACGTGGCTTGTCAAGCGGCTATCTTTGCAAGTTTTTCAAATCACTCTCCTCTTAGGACCTTAATAGTGTCCTTTTGCAGTTCCCAAATCTCATCACGCGGTACATAGAAGTCTGTAGTAGGATCCCAATAGTCACCCGCTTTGGGATCGTAGTAGAGCACACGCCCATTGGCGTAATAGAATGGCCCCTCGAGATCCTTACGAGGTTGCCACTTCTTGTCTGCTTCACCGAGAACCTTATAGCCCATAGGACCTCACTTGTTATTGCTAGAAGGATATGGAGTAGAAACGAAACTAGCTTGATTCTTTTGGCGCTTGAGTTTTTGCTTTAAGGTATAAGAAATGCTATACGGTGTGTCGCCCATTTCCCAGGCGTGTAGCAGTGTCAAAGGCTTAATAGATTCAAAAACAATTTCGCTACCTTCGAGCTCTGTTTTTACCATTTCCTTCCATTCAGGAAGTGGTGTGTTTGCACAAGTATGGACGACCCTACGGACCGTCTCGTTTTTAACATTACCTTGAGACCAATTAGCCGTTGTTTTCGCTGCCATCTGTTAGTCTCCTGTTTTGTTTATAATTTAAGTATAGCACAGACCTTTGGATTGTCAAAGGTTTTCTTCTAGTTCTTCCACCTTATCTGAATCGTAATAGCTTTGGGCAGTATTCAGCAGATCTGCAAACATCTTACCATTCTCATCTGCCCAATGCATGATATCTGTAATGATATCAGCCGGTGTTTCCCAGATTCCGGTATTATCGTTGGCCATCGCCCGTTCGATACGTTTTGAAGCCATTATGGCAATATCATTCATCGCCATATACCTTTGTTAAGATACGATCAACCATTGAATGCCCTTCTGTATCGGCTGCTCCCCAAGCACTATATCCACTCAACAATAGTTCGATGTCTTTGTAGCTGACATCTTTTCGAGTAGGTGCGTGGGCAATAAGTGTTTCAACACCACGATTCAAAGCTTCGGCGACAAAGTCGCGATCCTGCTCCTGTTCTGGAGTATCTGCACTATACAGTTCCCATTCGTCTGGAGCTGCGGAAATAGTAACCTTAGGTCCTTTTAGGAAAAAAATCTTCATTTTATGCGCTCCAATAGGTTTCTGAACTAGCTGATGCGTAATAGGGCGTATCATAACGCTCTTCGAACTCTTGACCCGTCATTGCATTCTGCCGCTTGACAAAAGTCTCGCGGACTTCAAAGAGATATCCGTCTCGCTTGCGATAAGTAGGAAACAGTTCTGCAATCTCACGTTCCATTGCAGCACGATCTGCTCGATCGTAATCATACTTGCCAACGAGGCGTTGACCTTCTTTGGTACGACGATCCATTTTGTAAATCTCAAGAGTAAACTTCATAGTCGGCTCCTTTGTGTTTATGCTTTATAATAGCACATCTACACGGACTGTCAAGCGGTCTTACAGCGGGGTCTTTGTCCTTTCAAGCAGTCTGTTTGAGGTTATACAAGTCTACAGTCTTTTTGATATTGGAACCACGGAAGCAATTCCAACGCTGACCATCCCAGAGGTAGTTAAACTCCTCGCTATGCTCAAGCCATGCATCAATGCTATTGTGTGTCATAGAGCCTACCTGTGTCTCGCCACGATCGCGACCATAGGCGGTGCAATAGCTCTGGCTGTTAGTGTTAAAGTCGTGCTGCTCGCCAAGCTCTTCACCGAGGCTGCTCAGAGCACCAAGTGACATAAGCTGGTGGATCTTAGCAGCATCACTCCAATGCTCTACGAGGATGCGTCCGTTGTTCTCAGGATAGCCATCCCAATGGCAGTAGATGCTAGTAACAACACCGGTCTTATTATCAATGATACCAATCGTTGAACGTGTAGCCATTTGCTATGCTCCTTCGTCTGCTAGTGTTTATAATACATAATAGCACATTACAGTGGCCTGTCAAGCATACTGCTGGTCAAGCTGGCCCAATACGTATTCAGCAGTAGCGGTCCACGCTTCTGGGTTAATAAAGCTATTTTCTTCCCCTTCAAGTCCTGCGGCGATTACTTCTCTAGCATACCATTCGATAGCTGTGATAATAAACGCTTGGCTCAAAGCACCTGTTGGGCAATGGTTCATGAGACGCTTTACAAACTGCTCGTTGGTTTCGTGCTTGGACTTCATTACCAGCTCCTGTGTGTTAATCTATGCTTTATAATAGCACGCCTTAGCGGATTGTCAATGGGGTTTCCTTGGATTTATTTCGGGCAACCGCTTGATTTAATCCAAATACGAGCATATAATCAGTTATCGTTGAAGCTGAGAGGTTAAATACATGGTGCCCAAACACAAAATAGCCATATTCCAAAACCATCCGGAGTGCTCAAGACAGTGCTGCGATGGAATGATCCGTTCCCTTAGCCCAAAATACTCTATCGATATCTTTGGAAAAGAAGATGTCTGCGCTGGAGCATTTGACAAATATGAAGTTATCGCCTTTCCGGGTGGTATCGGTGATTACAGTAGCTATGATAAATTCTTTCGAAGGAAAGCCCAAAACGCTGTCGCTGACTATGTAGCAGGTGGTGGACACTATTTGGGAATCTGTATGGGAGCCTATTGGGCTGGAACCAATTGGTTTGATATATTGGATTCGGCAGACACAGAACAATATATAAAGCGACCCAATGCAGACATACGCCGTTCATATGGAACAGTAGCTCCTGTGCTCTGGAATGGACACAAAGAGAATATGTTCTTCTATGATGGTTGCAGCATATTAGGAGATGAAACCAAATTTGATACAGTTGGCCGTTATGCTAATGGTGATCCTATGGCTATCATACAGGGAAGGGTTGGACTAATAGGATGCCATCCTGAGAGCGAAGAGGATTGGTATAAGGCACCCTATACCTACATCAAAGATTATTGGCACGAAGGTCGCCACCATAAGCTATTAAGAGAGTTTGTAGATAGGCTAGTGTCTAACTAAACAAGTTGGCAGTCATAAAACGTGCCGCCATCTTGTCATACATCGCCTTATCACGTTCGATCAAGATGCAGTCCCTGCCCAACTTATCACAAGCAATGCCTGTGGAACCACTACCGGCAAATGTATCCAATACCGTATCACCTGGATTACTGAGTAGCTCAATAAAGTATTCCAATACCTCTGTGGGCTTCTGGGTAGGATGTATCTTGTCCTTACCTAAGCCACCGCTATAGGTGATAGTATTTGGAATGATGCACTCTACGATATTTCCCTTGCGCTTCCTATCAGCCAACATCTTTGTTGCCTCTGCCTTTGCCATAGCAAACACAGTATCAATATCAACTCCAGGATTATCCTTTATCATCTTGTAGACGATACTGCTAACCTTATCAGCAGAAGCATAACGCTCAACGATGCTGCCTTCTGCTGCATCGCTATTGAATGTGCGATTGCCTTTGGGTTTGATACCAAATAGGATATACTCACAAGCACTAACTGGATTAACCTTACGGTTAAACGGCACAGCGGCAGGTTTCTTCCAAGTCCACACCCGCTTAGGCTCAAATCCCTCTGCTTCCATTATCTTCCAAAGATAACTGATATACTGATCACTAATGAACACGGCAAACCCACCGCCCTTACGCAATTTCTTAAACCAAAACTTGCTCCAGTCTGTCATCTGCTGGACAAACTCGTCGTGCCCAACATCGTCCCAATCTTGTTCAAATGTCTCACTGAACTTTTGATTATGGATTGTGCTTTTGTTTTCTCCTGTGGCTTTATCAATCCACACAGGCTTTGCACCGTCTCCGCTAATGTTATAGGGAGGATCTGTTAGCAGCAGATCAATAGAGCCATCTTCGACAGCGGGGTCTTGTGTTAGCATATCGCCATGTATGGTAGTGATCATTCTATGTCCTCTACTGCTGATACGCTCATATAGTTGTTCCAAGCATTGACAGCGTTACCCCAATACTTAGTCTGCCATTGTTTAACATCTTCAAACTTTAGTTCATTGAATACTACATTCAATCCCTGTATGTCAACCTTTAAGAAAGTAGCACTATTCAGCAGCGATCCAACTACTGCGGTAATGTCTTTGCTATTGTGCCTACCCCAATATCTATCAATGATAGTATTGAGCGTGAAGTTAAACGGATTAATATCACCTTCTAGCCAAATGACCCTAGGCTGATCACCACTAGGTATTCCAAGCGTACCAATATCGGCTGCTATCTTAGCATAGAAGTTATCATATGAAATAGTCTTAACATATCGTCTAATGTCATCCTGTGTAGTGCCTCCTACCCAATCAGCTAACAGTTTAGCCTGCGGGCAAATTTTAGCACCATATTCAAAAAACATATTCCTATCGTGTGTAGCCAATGAATAGAGGAACTTGCTTACATCATTGTCTAGAGTAATAAGGTCTCGGTATCTAACTAGGTTAACTCCAGCACCGCCTTTGCGTCCTTTTGCACTGATAGGCCTATCATCCTCATAGTAGTCTGCGATCTGGTTGTTGCTTGCAGTTGGAAAGTAGATCTCCTTACCATCTAAGCAGCTCTTGTAAGCAGCCAATACCTCACCAAAATCGCTAGTTACCATACTGATATTTGAACCTGTAGCAAGAAATCCTGTTGGGTCGCTTATTGGCGTTTTGTCCTCTATATTATATAATGTAGAGATCAAACAGTTGCGGATGTCTGTATCTTGTTCTACAGCAGCTAATCCGTCAGTAATCTTCTTTTTGAATTCAGCAGCATCTCGAGTTCTATAGCCACTAAGCCCTAGCGTCATTGGACTAAGCTTCTTCTGCTCAATATGTCCTGCACCGCGTTTAGAGAACAATACACCAATATCGTGATCCTTAAACTTTAGATTAAATCCTTTTCCAAAGAATCTAGGAGCTCTAGTGTATTCGTCTGTAGGTGTGCGTTCAAGCTGGGTAGCATCTAGTATCGCGAGGAACTGATCAAAGTCCTCAACACCGCAGCCATTCATAAAGCGTATGTATTTGACTTTCTTGCTACTACGTTTAATTATAATCCTATCCTCGATTAAGCTAGGATTTTGTGTGAGTATGAAGTCTTTTAGATTTTTATGCACGTTAGAATGTCTTCCATTCGTAGATACTATTTTTAGTTCGGAACTTCACATAGTCCTCCCGCTCTTCGAGGATCTCTTCAATGTAACTGGTCTGCCACCAATCTTGTGGAGTATAACTACGAGAGAACATGGATCCAACCCGCATAACAACTCCAACCCTAGGGCGAGCATTATTTTCGTATTGAATTTCATTACCATCTGACCAGATAGCCATGCTCATAGGTCCACTATCACCATTATAGCCATCTACCTTTTGCAAAGAATAACGCATCTTATTCTCCTCTGTTATGCTTTATAATATAGCAGCACTAGATATTTGTCAATGGATTCTAGCGAAATAAATACAGAGAGGGCAAGGATATGTACATCTTATTGAAAGAAGCAGCAGCTGGCAGGATTGAAGTAATGGGCAAGTCTACCAATCTCGACAAGTTAAAGAAGATAGTGGAAAGCAAACTATCTCCAGAAAAGGGTGCTTGGACTGTTGCTAACGGTAATCATATAAATGGCAAGTGGCAAATTATAGTAAAGAAATGAAACAGCCAAGCAGCAGCAAATACGACTATCCTATCGAACAGGGTGAGTTGAACCTAAAACTCATACTATTTCTATTGACAATCTCCATAATCGCTACTATTATGCTTGTATGAAACGAGATCTAGTCCGCAGGGTTTTGATAAGAGAGCGCGAGCTCAAGACTCTCCGCCACCGTGCTTTGATAAAGAGCAAGTACGGTAATCGCAAGCTATATGATACTTGCGAATGGAAACCGATCACTAGCCAAGATATGCTTGTTTATATGCTCAAGGGCGATTATCCCACATCACCGAGATATGCTAAAACCCAACTAGAACTTTGGTTAGCAGACAAGACAGTATATGATCGTCGATACAAGAGCTGGGATCTACAGATGATAGACGACATATTACACATATGTCCAATGGATGGACCTACAGGATATATGCCTTTTGGTTGGGCTACATTAACCAAAAAGTTCACTTGACATATCTATGCAATCTGCTACAATAACAGTATGAAAATCAACATTTCAAACTGCAAAGACCCAGTGTTACGCAAAGAAATCCGTGACGCTATGAACTTTTGGGCTGAGAAACTGCTTAAATCCAGACTNAGCGCCAAGATAACCGTAAACATACGGTTCGTCCCTAGTTTGATCAAGAAGGAAGCGATATTCGCAGATGTGGGTGTAAAAGGCTCTGCTAGATATCCAAGATCTTTTGATATGAGGATCACTGATACACTAAACCACAAGCGCACACTAATGACCTTGGCGCACGAGTTTACCCATATCAAACAGTATGCCAAGGGCGAACTGCGAGATGTAGGTAATAAGACCCGATGGATGGGCGAGAGCATAGATAGTGAAACTATCAATTACTATGACTATCCATGGGAGATTGAAGCACTGGGCAGAGAGATTGGTCTCTATATGCAGTGGAAGTCCTTTAAGAAGCATATGAACCAAATGGGGAAACTATTATGAGAATCGTAGTTAGAGATCCTAGATGGGAAAGACGAGACGCTTATGGATATTGGTTTCCAGAAACCTATGTCCGCGAAGGCGAAGTAGTTCCTACTCCCAAGTGGGCTGAACCCGGAACTATCTGCCTCACTACCAACGAACCACACTTTCCTGTGCGTATGATCCATCCTAGCATGATTGTTAGCATAGATGATGTTGTGGCAGAAGAACGACCTAGCGACATTAAAGTCTACACTGTCGCAGGCAGTAAAGGCAATACCTACACTGTTACAGCAGGGCCTAAGAGCATTACTTGTGACTGCTCTGGTTTCCAGTTCCGCAAGAGCTGCAAACACCTCGCTATAGCAGCATAAACAGTTTGGACACATTACTCATTGACAATCCGTAAGAATGCTGCTATTATATAAAAATACTGCAATAACGCAGTAGATACAACCTAAGGGAAAACAGGCAATGACTAAGTTTACTTTCACTTCAACTGACTCTTCTTTCACTACGCTTACTGTTCCGCAGAAGACCTTTATTGAGCGTCATCTCCGTGGTACACAGCGTTCGCTCTCTGAGCCGCAGGCTATTGCTACGTATGGCATCAAGAACCTCCGCGCTCGTATTGCTGAAATGCGTAACGCTGGTTTGGACATCCGTACTGAGAAGAACAGCAAGGGCAATACTGCCTATCGTATGGTTGCACGTGATCTTAACGGCAGCCGCGCTAAGTATTTCGCGTAATACTGAGTAACTAATATATGGGGGCCTAGGCCCCCATATCTATCTTTATCTTTATCCAAATAGGAGATACCAATGACCCAGGGCCGTATGTTTCTACAGTTCGTAAATGAGCTCAAGTCTATCGACTTTCCTATTGACAAGGTAAGTGGTGGCGATATCCAAGCTGCTTTTAATAAATATCAAACGATCACGGAAGCGGTCCAATTTCTGCACAACCAAATTAGCCGCCGACAGATGATCAAGAAGCTAAGTAGATAATAGAAACGCCGGATTAGCTCAGTGGTAGAGCAACGCACTTGTAATGCGTAGGTCGTCAGTTCAATCCCGACATCCGGCACCATTTTTCACAGGAGAATAGAAATGGCATTTGGTGCAAAACATATCTTGGTCAAGTCATTGACCGAAGCAGTAAATCTGCGACAGCTTATCGTTGATGGTACACCTTTTGAGTCTGCTGCGATGCAGAGTAGCTTGTGCCCAAGCAAGGCAAACGGCGGCGATCTCGGAATGTTCCAGTCAGGACAGATGGTTAAGCCATTTGAAGATGCTACAGCAGCACTGCCTGTAGATGGATTGAGTCAACCTGTACAGACACAGTTTGGTTATCATCTAATTAAGCGATACGCTTAATAAATATTTGGGAGGCAGCGCGGATTGCACGGATATAGTGGATTTTGCCTACATAGTGGGCCCGCTATGTCGAGGTCGGGAGATGTACAGTGGCCACTTAGTGGTTCAGGATGATCGTAACCTTGGAAACCCGGGCGCTGAAAAGAGGGTCGACACTCGTCCCTCCCAATATACTATCTACCAACAGCGGGGTCTTTGTTTCAAATGGCAAGCAAAGTTGATAAAGAAAATCTCGTAAGATCTCTAGCAGATAGACCATTGCTAGTCTCTTCTTGGAAATGCCGTTGGAACCTACACGTTTGGCGTAAATGGGATCATAAGCTACAAAAGAATCTCTATGGAGACTATATACAGTTCCAAACCTGTGATTCCTGTGGTTTCATTAGATCTCAAAAGATCAAAGTTGGACTATAGTAAAAGTCACAGCGGGGTCTTTGTGTGAATTGCTTGACTTAAATAAGAAATACTGCTATTATAAGACTAAGTAATTTATTAAATTGGTTCCGTCGTCTAACGGGATAAGGCACCCGTCTTCTAAACGGGTTATTGCAGGTTCGAATCCTGCCGGGACCGCCATATTGTTTGGAAGCAAAATCAATGATTACATTATGGTCAAGACCTTAAATCATTGAATAAATAATGCTATGAAAGCAAGAGAATTCATCCCCGAATACGATGTTGATCCAGACGAGCTGCACAAAGCAGCATATCTACAGCGTAAGGTAGATCAATACAATGCCAAGTATAAAAATAGGAAGCCCATACGTAATCCTAATAGTCCTAATGCTGACGAATTACCAACTAAAAAGTTTGATCCAGTTGGAACATTTGGTGATGCTTTCCTCAGCCAACTAACAGATCCTGCATACCAAGAACCTACTATGGTAACTAAAGGCTATAGGTGGGCGAAAGGCGTAAAAGATGCAGCGACTAACTACACTAACCAACAGTCTGGCTCATTTAAGTAATTGACGTATCTGCTGATATCTGTTATAAACAATATATGAAAGAGATAGCAAGAACCTTACTAATTTTAGTAGCTATGAACTGGATGGCTTTGCTGTCCTTTGCCTTCCTCTATGTCTTTGTCATAGATCATTGACGCAACTATATATCGTGTTATAGTTAAATAATAAAGAGGAGCACTAGTATGACTACTACAGCTGTCCATTATAGGGTACTGAAAGAACTAGAAGCAATCTGTGCCTATCAGGGATTCGAGTTACAGTCCAGTGAAGTATTTGGTACGCCCTCGTTGGCGCTAATCGCAAAGGACGATTGCTTGCCCATCTACACTCGCAATACAGAATTAGCTCGTGGCACAGCAGAAGAACTGAGAAATTTCCTCTTAGGCTGGCATAAAGCCAAGGAGTATTTCTCTATGTTGAGATTAGTAGATGATAAGAAAATCGCTCGCAAGGAGCAAGATTACCGTAACAAAAGATTATTGGAGATGATTAAGCATGGAAAACGAGAAGACGAAAGAAAAGTCTGAAACTAAAGAAGATAAGCCTAGCTTCCTTCTGTGGTTGATAAGCCTCTTTGTGATAATTAAAATTCCTATAATCTTTATGTTATTTTATATCTTCACGCATCTAGGATTATCTACAGACATAGCTTTAGTTATTTCAGTGATATTGGGGCATTTTGCTACTAGCTTTTATGATGAACTCAATGACGAAGTTACTCTGTTTGTCCTAAAGAAAAGATAAATCCGCTTGACATAACCTACTAATCGTGTTAAATTAGTATATGCTTAAAGTTCAAGGTACTATCCCTAGAGAAATTGGCGTCGCAGTAAGCGGCGGTGTTGATAGCATGGTTGCGTTGGATTTCCTACGCCGCCGACACTCTGTCCACGTTTATCATGTTAACCACGGAACGGCATACGGTAACGAAGCTATGTCGTTAGTCGTTGACTATTGCCATAAGCACGGCATTCCGTTTACGCTTGAATTTCTACAGAAAGAAAAACCTAAAAAGAAAAGCTGGGAAGAGTTCTGGCGCGACGAACGCTATGTGTTTTTTAAGTCACAACCACATCAGATCGTTATGGCACATCATCTAGATGATTGTGTAGAGAATTGGGCTATGACAGCCTGCCACGGTAATTATCCACATCCTATTGGGTATCGTCATGCTAATGTGTTCCGTCCTTTTCGACTCAATCGAAAAGAAGATTTCATCAATTGGGCAGAACAACATCAAGTACCATATCTAGATGATCCAACTAATAGTGATCTAGATACTAAATTTAGCCGTGTTTATGTTCGGATGTTCTTGGTTCCTAATATGCTACACGTTAACCCCGGACTACACAAGGTAGTCAAAAAAGTTATCCTAGACGAGAAGGTAAATGATGACTGACACACTGACATACCTCAAAGACGCTTATTCGTTCCTTGGAGATCCGGCTATCGGAAAAGCTATCGAAGAGATTGAACGCCTCCAAAAGAAATGCGATATGCAGGCGATGATACTTAGACGATTAACTCCTGACAAGTATCCTGATACCTACTTTATCCATAGCGGGGTCGGAGAGAAAGATACAAACGGAATGCCGGAAAAGCTAATGGTATGCCCTGCTTATGGTGTGGACTTTAGCTATATCTACCAACGCACAGACAAAACAACTGGACCGGAGTGGTAAAATGAATATTAGGCCATTAAGTTCGGACGAATATCTAATTACAACTTTTGCCATTTATACAGTAGCAATAATTGTTAATATGTTTGTCTACGAATTTGCACATCCAGCTGAAATACAAGCAGTATGGATATTAATAACAGCATCACCTTTATTCATTCCTATGACGTGGGTGGTAAGTATGGATCCTGTATGGAGATGGAAATGATGAACGAACGAATTCGAGAACTTGCTGAACAGGCTGGAATTGCCGTGTGGGGTGATGCTGTGTATATGTACGATCCAAAAGATACTCTGGACTCTACTGTTATGGAAAAGTTCGCCGAGTTGATTGTTAGGGAATGTTTGAGTAAAGTTGATGCCAGTCATCCATTGGAAGAAAGAAGTGAATGGGGTCAAAATTCATTTGCCGAAGAAACAATCAAGCGTAAGATTAAAACACATTTCAGAGTTGAAGAATGATACACATTAGAGAAGAAGGCGAAGATGTCCGAACAGGATTTAACTTTTATCCTAAAGGCAGTAATCAAGTAGGCTTTGTGTTTAGATTAGGTAAGTTTGTCATGTGTGCTCGATATAATCGTCACCTTGATAAGTTTAAGATCAACCGTTGGAATTGACAGATGAGACTATGAGAACCACTGCTGGGAAGAGTATGAGGACGACGATGGACAAGAGCGAGCGTGATCTAATCATCAATGCTATTGCCGGGCAACTTGATATGCCCAGTCTCTATATGAGCGGGCCAAGCCACCAGAGCAAGCGTCGAGCAGAGCGTATCGTTGAGTGGCTGGAACATAGCCAACGCTTAGTGACTACTACCTGCGACCATAGTGACTATGTGAGTTATCGAGAAAATGGCATCTATTGCCCGAGGTGTAGCCTAAAGATAAAGGAAGAGGAATGAGTAATATTTTTATCATTAGCGACACACACTTTGGACACGCTAATATACTAAAGTTTACTGACAGTACTACAGGTGAGCTAATCCGTCCGATGTTTAATAACGTCGAGGAGATGGATGAACATATGGTAGAACGTTGGAACAGTGTAGTAGGTGATAGCGATATCGTTTACCACCTAGGTGATGTCTACTTTGAACATGGACATAAGGTATTGTCGAGATTAAAAGGTCGCAAGCGTCTTATACTAGGCAATCACGACAATGGCAAATCCAGCTACATACAGGTCAACTTCCAGAAGGTACTAATGTGGCGTATGTTTCCCGAATTCAACTGTGTGCTAACACACGTTCCTATCCACGAAAGCGGAATGTTCAAGGTGCAGTATAACCTACACGGACATATACATCAAAACCCTAGCCCCGGCGAACGCTATATTAACTGCTCGGTCGAAGTACAGGACTATACTCCAAAATCTATAGAGGAACTAGTACCGAGATGAAGCACAAAGCAAAGAAGCTAGATAAGAGATACAATGGCGGCGAACATTTTAAGTATATGGTTGATGTGACTAGGAGTATAAGCCTTCAAAATCCAAACAAGTATCAAGGCAGTAACCGTATGGAAAAACTGCAGGCATTTGTTGATATGCGTACTTGGTGCTGGGAAACTTGGGGAGCTAGCTGTGAAATGGGAGCCTATCTACCCTTAAAACAAGAACAGGTTTGGAGTTGGGATAGCGAACACGCTAACCTAAGGATCTATCTAAAGACTGATAAGGAGCTGGCCTGGTTTCAGCTGAAGTGGTCATAAATACTCCAGCAGGAGATTTAAGCCATGAGAGAATACGTCGTAGTTGCGCCAGACGAAGCTAATATTGATAGTTTACACGAAGATCTAACTACTAAGACCAAGAAGACAAACATCCCTAATAGGATAGTGGAAGTCGCTGACCCTAGAGAACTAAATGAGCGCATTACGCACTATCATCTCACAGATGCTGAAGCGGCCGCTTTAGCTAAAGATCCTCGTGTAGAAGCAATACATCTCAATCCAACGAGAGATATGGCTAAACATTTTACTAACGGTAAAATGCTAGGTGCTACAGAAACTCCTAGGACTTATAATAATACAGCAGGAACTTTTACTAGGACATCAACTAATCCAGATCAGTTCAATGTTAATTGGGGATTGAGGAGGACTAGTGTAGCTGCTCCAGAAGCTGTTACAGGTACTACATACGGGTATGACGAAGATGGAACTGGCGTTGATATTGTTATAATGGATGACGGTGTACTATCAACACATCCTGAGTTTTTAGATAACGGAGTTTCCAGGGTGCAACAGATTAACTGGTATGCCACTAGCTCAACTCCTAGCACAGCAATGCCAACTGGATTCTATGATTACAGCATAGCCGGAGAAGGTGAACACGGAACCCATGTAGCAGGTATCGCTTGTGGTAAAATCTATGGATATGCTAAGGGCTCTAAGATATACAGTATGAGGATATTTGATAATACAGCACAAGGTACTAAGAGCTTTACTAACAGTATTGGAACTGCATTTGATCTCATTAAGTCATGGCATTTAGCTAAACCAAATGATGTAACAACTGGTCGTAAGCGTCCAACTATTGTTAATATGAGTTGGGGATTTGCTTGGTATTATAGCGGAAGTCCTAACAATATAAATGCTAAGGTATTAACTAACATTACCTACAGGGGATCTGCACACAACTACACTACTAGAGTAAGCTATCAGTCTGCTTATGGACAGGTTGGTCCAACACACGGGTTCATAGTTCCTAGTATCGAAGCACAGATAGCAGACGGACAGGCAGCTGGCATCATCTATGTCGCAGCAGCAGGAAACTACGGACACAAGGTAGACAAGAGCGGAAATGTTGACTACAACAATTCCTACAAGAGTAGCGTATATGGAGTTAACCCCCCAGGTGTAGCCACTTACTATCATAGAGGTAGCAGTCCTCGCGGTACTATCTCTGTTATGGCGGGAGATTATGCTACAGTTAGTGTTAACAATACTCTAAAGGAGCAGTTAGCTACTTACAGCGAAAGAGGTCCAGGATGCGATGTCGTAAGTCCAGGAACCTATATAACCAGTTCTACATCTCAACTAAGCACATTTAATCCTTTTCCATATAACTTTGGATTACAAGCACAGAATACATTCAAGGCTTGTAAGATAAGTGGAACTAGTATGGCTACTCCGCAGGTTACAGGCATCTGCGCTCTACATCTAGCTCGTCATCCAGAAACTACTCCGGCACAAATGCTAACTTGGGTAACTACTAATAGTAAGAAGAATCAAGTTAATACTACGACTTCTGACAACGATTGGTTAAACAATAGAGCATTGCTAACTGGTCCAAATAACTATCTCTACAATCCATATCGCGGTGGATTTACTGATTGACCTTTAGCATATAAATCGTTATAGTAAAAGAATGAAGTTTAGGAACCAATTACATCCCGGCGAAGGCCGATGGTATATGATAGGTCGTACTAAAAATCAAGAAGAAGATAAAGCATTTAGAGAATGGATGGACAAGCACTGTCCTGACTGTATGTATATTCTTAGGTTTAACAGTGGCGATCCCTATTGGGAGATACGTGGTGGAGATAAGAAATGGCAATCTTTGATATTGCTAAGGTGGACAACCCTAAACTAGGTAAACGATATTTTATAGAAGATGATAAGGTTTACGAGAAGCATACAGTTACAGTAGCTTCTCTCTGTATGGACTACAACGATGATCCGTATGTTCTAGCTGCTGAACCAATATACAAATGGCAACAGACAGAAGCAGGTAAGTTTATAATGGAACATGCTCTAGAGAAACCAGTGTTCCATTGTATGACAGAACCACATTCATTGCAGACACGTATAAGGATTGTGGCTACATTAAGTGGAAAAGATCTAACATTCTATCGTTTGAAGTTCGCTGAAATAAATACTGTATGAAGATTGAAGAGCTATTAGAATCAGCCGCTTGGCAAAAGAAATCAGGAAAGAATCCTTCTGGTGGATTAAACCAGAAGGGTGTAAACAGCTACCGTAGAGAACATCCAGGTAGCAAGCTAAAGACAGCTGTCACTACTAAACCCAGCAAGTTAAAGAAGGGTAGTAAAGCAAGTAAGCGTCGCAAGAGCTTCTGTGCCCGAATGAAAGGTATGAAGAAGCATAGGACTGGTGCTAAGACCGCACACGATCCTAACAGCCGTATTAATAAGAGCCTACGCAAGTGGCATTGTGAGAGCATCGAGGAGATGCGCGAATTAATCATGTTAGGCGAATCATATATCGCTGAAGTAAAGCAGAGACTAGATGCCAAATGCTGGACAGGCAAGCACAAGGAAGGCACCAAGATCAAAGGCGGTGTCCGTGTGAACAACTGTGTGCCAAATGAAAGCGTTGAAGAAGGGTGGAAAGATGCTGCTGCTGCGGCTGCTATGGTTGGCGCATTAGGAACAGGCGCTTATCAAGGTGCTAAACACTCTGCTCCGACAACTAATATCGACGGTAAAGAATTCATTATGTATAGGCATACACCTGGAGATTACGAAAAAAATAAAATGAAACTAACCACCGACGATGCCGGTAATAAAGTCTATGCTTGGGTCACAACGTCAGGAATGAAGCCGCAGTACACATATCGTTATTACATTCCTGCTAAAGAAGGTGTTAAAGAAGGAAGAACTGGGTTAGGTGGGTTGAGCACCGCTACTTCTAGAGCACATCAGGCTAGTAGATTCGGCCATGATCCTGATCGTGCAGCACCAGTCTATAGACCAAATAAAGACGGATACATTGCTCCAAGGAACGGATCAGGTGATGAATCAAACATCATCCTACAACTTAAAAAGAATTTAGATAGGGCTGTTGGCAAACCATTATCTTTCCAAGATGGAAGCGTATTAGAGATTAGACCAAAGACAGCAAGACAAGCATTAAGTATAATTGCAGATATGCGTCCAGTAGAACGCCACGAAACAATTAAAAACATCATGCAGTCAAAGGATGCGTTTATTGGATTTGTTAAGAGTCAAAACAACAGTGTAGATGAAGCAGCTAACGCCGCACAGCAGGCAGCAATCGCTATAGCCAAAAAAAAAGATAAGGGCGTAGATGAGAACTTTGCTGATGGTAAAGGTCCAGGACGCCCAGGAGATAGTGCTAGACACGGCATTCCAAAGCACGCCACTAAGGCAGAGCTAGAGAAAGCAAGCTACGCTAAAGGTCGTAAAGGACAACTAGCACGCTGGCAAATCAATATGCGTAATGGAAAAAATAAGTGAGAATTCAAGAATTACTCGAAGCAGTCGGTGGCGACTATGTATATCATAGTGTTGGAAATGATCGCACTGCTATACGCATATTAAGAAGTGGAGTCATTAAACCAAACTTATCAGACGAGGATGCTGATTCTGGATGGACTATACCTAGCATCAGTACTAGTAGGAACGAACGATATAGATTCCCCTACGGTGGAGGTGCGGTGCAATTCATCCTAGATAGATCAGCTATAAGACAAGCAGGCTTTAAGGTAATGCCTTTTAGCTATAATCAATTTTATAAAGATCAAGCTCCTGAGGACACACCGCCTTCAGGTAATGTATTACACAAGCAAGAAACCGAAGAACGCATCTACCATAAGAGAGGTATTGGTATACCTCTTAAAGCACCAATAGTAGTAGGTATAGAGATAAATCCAAAATTGAGGACATCTAAGACTTTGCTAAAGTTAGCCAAGGATATGAACATACCTGTGACTAATATGAAGAGTTTCAAGGAACCGCCTCCACCTCCGCCACCGCCCCCAAAGATGAAGGGCAATCTATTAGTTGATGTGACAGACATTATAGGTGTTCAACGCTCAGACACTAAAGAGATAGAGATATGGGCCAATGTAAAAAGCTGGACTAGTTATTCCGCTGAACTGGACGGCGGTCGTAGCTGGCTTCCAATAGAATTTGGATTTAAAAGTAAAGAAGAAGCCGATATGAGAGCAGAGCAACTCAAATCAGATCCAGCAGAATTTGCTAAACTAAAAGAGAATCTAAAACACGTTCCGCTTGACACAGGCCGCTAACTACTGTATTATATATAATGCAATAGGAGATTAGTCATGCCAACATTTTATATGCTTATCGGAGTGCCTGCTAGTGGCAAGAGCACCTGGCTTAAAAAGAACGCCGCCGTCACCGACGAGATCATTAGCACTGATGATATCATCGATCATCGTGCAGCAACACTTGGTGTTACCTATAACGATGTGTTCAAAGACACTATCAAGGAGGCAACAGATTTAGCCAACAAGCATGCCATCAAGGCGTTCGCCTCAGACCAAGATGTCATCTGGGATCAGACTAATATAACCAAGAAGAGCCGGGCGAGCAAGTTAGCGATGGTGCCCAAGCATTATCATAAGACAGCCGTGTTCTTCGCAACTCCACCTGAGGAAGAGTGGCAGCGTCGATTGAACAGCCGTCCTGGCAAGAGCATCCCTGCTCACATCCTAGACAGTATGGTTGAGATGTTAGAGATGCCTGATCCAGATGAAGGTTGGAATATCATTGAATACAATCTTAACGCCGAATGAGCCAATCATAAACGCTTGACAATCCTCTAACATCTGCTATAATACAAATATAAACAGGAGTCAGCTATGCGTTACAAATTTCCACGGATTGAGCATCTAGATGATGTTCGTTCTGCTATCGAAGGTCGAGACGAGTTTGTTCTCGCTGAGCGTGACTGGGGCTATGTAGTCAACTACATGGTCGCAATGTCTGATACCTTTCCTGAAGTAGATGAATCTCCCGAACTTGAGCACGATCTAATCGCGGAGCGCAACGCCATCCGCCGTGAGTGCCGTGGCTTGCTGTTCCACAAGGATGGGACTATTATGGCTCGTCGGCTTCACAAGTTCTTCAATGTTAACGAGCGAGATGAGACTCAGTTCCATCGGATAGATTGGACTTATCCTCACGTGATCCTTGAGAAGCTAGATGGATCTATGATCACTCCTGTAGTGATCGGTAACACTGCTGGTCATGATGGTACTATGTCTGGTGGATACTTACGTTGGGGTACCAAGATGGGACTCACTGATGTAGGTATGGGTGCAGAGACTTTTGTTGCTCGTCATCCGGACTATGCGACCTTTGCTCTCTATTGCTTGTCGCTAGGACTTACTCCTATCTTTGAATGGTGCAGCCGTAAGCAGCGCATTGTAGTAGACTACCCTGAAGATCGGCTAGTGCTTATCGCTTTACGTAATACCGTATCTGGTGAGTATAAGAGCTATGACAATATGTCTGCTCTAGCACATCAGTTTGGTATCGATATAGTTAAGACCTACAGCGGGTCTGCCGAGTCAATGGCCCATTTAATGGACGAAACTAAGGGGTCAGAAGGTATCGAAGGATGGATCATACGCTTTGATGATGGGCATATGCTCAAGGTTAAGGGCGAATGGTACTTGCGTATCCACAAGGCTAAGGATATGTTGACCCACGAAAAGAATGTTATTGAAATGATAACTTCTGCAGGTATCGATGATATCAAGAGCTTTATGCTAGAGGAGGATCGTAAGCGATTAGAAGCTTTTGAAACTGAATTCTGGGATGGGTTCAAGTATCAAGTAGAGACTTATGATCGCTACTTTAACACTGTAGTTGCTAGTGGGTTAGATCGCAAGGCATTTGCGCAAAACTGGATGCCTACTATCGCACCTCAGGATCCGTTCGCAGCTCCTATTGTGTTTGGTAAGTTCGACGGGAAAGATACGCACAAGATGATCATCGATCTCATCAAGAAGAACTGTGGTAGCCAAACTAAGATTGATCACGTCCGTCCTCTATGGAACGGCGCTAAGTGGAACTATCACTTTAACGGAGATGTTTAATGAGGATTATAGGTGGACACGATTACTATGATTCTGCTCTAGCATACGGGCAGGATAGCGAAGTTGTGTTTGTGCGCGAACACAAAGAAATCTCCGACAGGGATTGTCCGCTTTATGCGGGCTATCCACATAGCATCATTAAAGGCAGGGCGTGGAGCGACAATAATACTCTCAATTATAAAGATCCTGCATTAGGGGTAACTACCTTAGTATTATTGCCTATCAGCATTTACGTAGCAGGAAAGCACTATGGCGGGCTACGTGTAGTACGAGAAATGGGTAGTGAGATACTTAACGTATTTTGGCGTTACGATGATTTTGTCGCTTGGCTCGCGGGATTTGATAGGGAGGTTGCTAAACCTTCTAAGCGATATAAGTGGGAGAAAGCAGATACAGAGAAGGATGTATTTCCCGATCTTAAAACCTTCTTTACTCCTATAGAAGCCACAGCACAGCAGCTAGTGTGGTTAATTGACAACAGGGTAGTTACAGCAGTTTGGTGTGAACGCAGCAATAGAGGTTATTATAGGAGGAATCCTATAATGTGGCAATGCAATTCCGCAGAAAACGGCAAGTCTCTCAAAGACTATGGGTTTCCTAAGGCAATTGATCCTTATACTCTCTTCCAAGAAATCAGTATGTTTGTTGGAGGGGTGATTCCTCGCAATCCTAATCCAATGGTAGAGATCACAGACGATACAGTTAAGCTAGCCAAACACGGGTTTGATAAGTGGACCTTCCGTAGGCACAGGGATGATGTATAAGTGATTAACTATGTGCAGCCTATGCCTACTAAGAAAGTTATATGGGAGCGAGTAGGTGATCGCTATTGGCTAAAAGCCAAAGATACTGAATATAATGAAAACATATTCCATACTCCTACTGAATTACAGATGGATACTATACACGAATGGTGCAAGGCAAATAACTGCGGTAGGCGTATGAGTTTCAGTGAATTCCGTTTCAAAGATGAGAAAGAGATGTCTTTATTTTTGTTGAGGTGGGCATGACTGAAGAATGGAGTTGGACGCCAGTAGACATACGACATCGTAAGCCCTTGCTGCTACGACATCCTGACACCTTTCAACGACAAATCACGATCGATGATGAAGATGTGACTGAATGGTTGCGTGATAGAAATATACAATGGACCTTGAGTTATAGCATGAGGGCCCGGGGAGCCGAACCTGTGCTACGATTTAGGAACGAACGTGATGCTACACTGTTCATAATGAGGTGGGTATGACTGATTTCGTTATAGGCACAGGCACGGATGGTATAATACGGGCCCGAGAAGCAGCCGATTGGCTAGATAAAGAAATGCCCAATCCTCCCACAGATCAAGCACAGCGTTGGGATCTATACAGCGACGGTGCTAGGGTCTGTATACGGTTCTACGATGAGAAGGACAGTGTCTTGTTTGCGCTGAAGTGGCTATGAAACTGATATACGAGTATTGGGTCAAGAGGAAGATGAAACGCAAATGGGAATACAACTGGCCAACAGCACTCTGCTTCTATTGGGAACGCGGAACCTACGATCGTATGCTTAATCGAAAGTTAGAAGATGATGACGAATTCTATAACTGGTGTTTCCAGAACAGCATCCAGGTACATCACGATTGGGTCGAATGTCCTGACGAAGAGACTGTTACACTCTTTATGCTGAAGTGGATGTGATGGAAGAGATCTGCGTAACACATTCACGTGAAATATTAGATATTCACGGCAAGATACGGAATGCTCAGAAAAAAAGTTGGTCTTGCGTAATGATTCCTATTGGACACGAAAGTATATCTAATGAATGGCTCACCCAATATATAAAGAAAGATTATATCTGTGCTGGATACTACTGGTATTTCGAATGTGAGAAAGATGCTACTCTTTTTATACTAAGGTGGAAATGATACAGATTGATATATCATATCACGATGCAACTGGAAGAGGGTACGTCTACGACTTCTGGCGCAATCTAATTGAACATATACACGAGACAGATCAAGACCCTGATGGTGTGTGGCGTCGTGTTGGCGAAGAAGTGGCAAAGTATAAAGGCCGCTTTAGAGATGGACATTTAGTGTTCCATAAGGATAGAGATGCTACACTTTTCTTGCTGAGGTGGTCATGACTATTCCTCCTATCGAACTCTCCAGGACAGAATGGGCAGAAATAAGATCTAAACTAACTAAACAGTACGGACTTAGTATACTCATTTCTACACGACAACGTCGTGAATTGGGATTTGTTTGTCGTGCTAAAAGCCCGGATTGGCAATCTGGATATTATATTGATTTTTGGGAAGAGAAATACAAGACCATGTTTTTATTGAGGTATAAATGATAGAACCTATTAGAGAGATATGGGGATGGATTAAGCAGGATTGGAATAGCCATCCTGTAAGATTTATTGTAGAGTTTTTATGTTGGGCCGACAGTTTAGCAACAGCTATTATTATTAACAGTACTGTTCCACATCTACCATTCCTGTTGCTCTATCCGTTATGGATAAGTGGTACACTAGCCTATGCTTGGTGTGCTTATAGTAGAGACAGCTTTGGTATGTTGGCTACATTCTTAATGATAGCTAGCATGGACAGTGTTGGATTCATAAAGGTATTGCTACAATGAATCGGGCAAAACTACACGAGAATGATAGATTCCTATTAACCGAAGATACATTTAGAGATGTATATGTATTAATTGATTGGTTTGATGATCAAGGATATCCACCAACTGAACCGATGTCTCCTCACCTTATGGTATGGCAAGGAGATGAATGGGTTATACGCAAGACCTTTGCTCCGGGCATGGTTGAACAGCTATTAGAGATAGAGATAACAGACGACGAATTGTTTTCTTCCTTTGAAGATGCTTGGCGGTGGGTAGAGATAAAAGCAGATGTTCGCAACTGGCTCTACTATGAAACAGGATTTGAACAGCTGCATCCTATTCCGGCTATCCACGAATGGATGGATGAACAAGGTCTAGAATATGATAAGGACTGGAATGTGGTTCGTCGAGGTAAGGACTACTATATACAGTTCCCCGATGATGAGACTAAATTATTATTCCTATTGCGTTGGGGCGAAGGTGATAGAGCTCGATAATCTCAAACACGGGTTCTGGCTTGGTGATGATGCTCACAAAGCATCATATTGGTATAAGTTTATGGAAACCCATCATAAGAAAAAAGATCGATCTCTTACTTGGATAGAAAACGTAAATCTCTACCTAGCACCATATAATGCACACATAGTATTTTTTGCAGATCGGCCAATACATCCAGACGAATACGATTGGGAAGACAGCCAGCTGTTTGTAAAATTTGCCACAGCACAAGATTATGCTATGTTTTTGTTAAAATGGAGTTGAACAATTCGCTTGACAATCCTTAGCTTTATGTTATAATATATATAAAGTGAGGTGCATTCAATGAGACAGAGCGAAGAACTACGTTCGATCATAGAAGATAAAATGCTATTCAAATTTTCTTTCTCAGGAAAACGTATATTGGATATAGCAAACGACTATGACGAATTGGAAAAGAAACTTAATAAACTACAAGAAGACTTTGAGATACTCCAAAAGTTTAATCAAGATCTAATAGATGAGCTGGGTAAATCTACGCAGCGCGGTAAGCTATTAGCCACGATACAGACCGATTACTGCATCTTCTTAGAAGCTGAAAACAAGAACCTAAGGGATCAGTTAGGAATCAAAGATAAGCCTCATAACAACTACACTGGAGAATGATCATGGATAACGAACAGCCTTGGAACTATAGCTACAGATTTACACAAAGTTGGCCTAAGAATAACTGGGTTGACGGATGGACCGATGATGCGTTAACCCGATTGATTAACGATCTAACTACAAAGACTGTAATGGATCTACAGGATTTCAACGAATGCACGGTACAGGAAGGTGATTGTGCGTTAGCTAAAACAATGTTAGAAAACATAGGTATCAGGTGTCCCAACCTCTAAGCACTAAGCGTTTGAGGAAGATAATTAATTCTATCCTCATTAAGCACGGTCTAGACAAAGCTAAAGCCAAGACTAGGCAGCTTCCGCGTTGGGGGTCTTGGGGCACACCAAACAACTTTAAGTCTTACGAGAACACTGGTACGCTACGCAAGATACACTTCTCAATAGATTTTGAAGATCGAGAACAACGAGACCGAGTTTGGAAAGAGATTGCTATGATGCTGAGTCTAAGCGGTTACTATCACGAAGATCAAAACTTAAGAAATCAGTCTTGGAATAATACAATAACTATAGACCTATACGGAGTCATAAAATAATGGTTAACGTAACTATTACTACCGAAACAGCTGAAGCATTGTTCCGCGATATCCTAGTACAAGACTATCGGGGGCTGAAAGCTCAGAAAGCAGATCTCGAAAGTAGGTTAGACAGCCTGCATCGTTTTGAAAAAGAAGATCTCGAAGCTAATACCAGATGGCTAAATGCGATCGAAACCATGATGGAATACTATATCCCACACCATGAAATGGTAGAGATCCTTAATGAAACAACCAATTGAACACAAAGATATCTTTGGGCGTTTGATACAAGTGGGAGACGCTGTAGCTGCTCCACATTGGAACAATAACCTAGCTATATGGGTCACGATCAAACTCACGCCTAAGATGGTTAGGTTACGCAGGATTGGACACACAGTAGAAAAGACTGCCTATCCTTCGGATGTTGTAAAGGTTGACGGGCCTGAGGTTACGTTGTATTGTATAAAGTACAGTGAGAAACAGAGGAGCAGCTAATGTTTGCAGGCAAGGTAATCGTTTTTGATATCGATGGCACATTAGCCAACGTGGATCACCGTCGCCATTGGGTCGCCAGCAAGCCTAAGAACTGGGCTGCTTGGAATGCTGCGATGGATCGCGACACTGTCTACGAGGATATCCGTTGGATGCTGGATCAATTTGTCGCAGATGGTACAACCCGTATCGTGCTGTGCAGTGGTCGCGGTAGCGAGACTCGTGCAGTCACTCAGAAGTGGCTGAAGGATAATGGCATCTATTACGATGCTCTGTATATGAGAGCAGCAAAGGACAACCGTAAAGACTCAATCGTTAAGGTTGAGCTGCTGCACGATATCCAACGCGACTACGCTTGGCCGTGGCTGTGGGTAGATGATCGTCAACAAGTCGTGGATGCCGTCCGTGAGGCTGGAGTCCGTGTACTGCAGGTTGCTCCTGGAGACTTCTGATGTGGGGGTCTACTATTGAAATAGAGCGCCGCAACAGGATACGGCTTTCTGTTGCGGCGTTTGCTTATGAGTTTGAAAGCGATAGCATCATGAGCGATAGTAATTTCGATTCTCTAGCTGAAGCTATCGATCTACGGATAAGTACCGAGAATGAGAAATTAGATGAGTTTTTCCGAGCGCAGTTCTCTCCGTTTACAGGGCAATGGATACACGATCATCCTGAGCTCGATAAACTAAAAAAGATATATGACAGACACTACAGGAATCGAAAATGAAATTACAGATTGTTAGCGACTTGCATATGGAATTCCGCGATCCGCCCAACATCATCAATGCTGGAGCAGATGTGCTTCTGCTCGCAGGTGATATCTGTTTAGTTGATCATCTCTACAAAAACCCAAACACATATGCATTACCCAGCAGAGGGGTCTATGCAAAAGATGCTACACGATATCGTGACTTCTTTAATCACGTTAGCCAAGAGTTTGATAGTGTCTACTACGTCTTAGGAAATCACGAATACTATCAGGGTAGATGGAACAATACAGTAGAGAGGTTAAGGAGTGAACTAGAACCTTGGCCCAATATTGTCTTAATGGATAATACTTGGATTAACATAGGTGATACTCGTATTATCGGTACTAGTCTGTGGACTGATCTAAACAACGCCAATCCATTGGTTATGGAAGGTGTTAGATTTATGATGAACGACTATCGCTCTATCACTATTGAGAACAGCGGGGTCTATCATAAACTGCGTCCTATTGATACAGTTAAGGCACATCAGTATGCCGTTGAGTTTATTAAGGAAGGTGTACGTGGCTGGGATGGAAAGATTGTGGTCCTAGGACACCACGCTCCATCTCACAAGAGCATACATCCAAAGTATCAAAACCAAGATGTGATGAATCACGCATTTGTTAATAGACTTGACGAGTATATTATAGATCATCCACAGATCAAGTTGTGGGTACACGGACACGTACACGACTGTTGGGATTATATGATTGGTGATACCCGTATCGTGTGCAATCCTCGTGGCTACCCAGGAGAGACAAATGGATTTAATCCTAACCTTATTGTGGAGATATAAAATGGACAACTATTGGTTAAATGAAGCTTGTAATACGCAAGCTAAGTTAGATCATGCCCAGACTAAGATTGAACAGCTAGAGACGTTTGTTAAAGAAATAAAGTCGTTAACTGTTACACACGACGTTATCGCTTGCACTAACGGCAATAGGTATGCTAGTGTAAGTCCTAAGAAGATACACGATGTGATACGCAAAATAGAACCAGATTGGCGCAAGGATAAAGAGTAAATGATGCGCCAGTTTGCTGTTTATTCTAGAGATAATCATTTCATAGATGTTCTCAATTGGCTAAAAGAAAATAATGTTAATCGAGAGTCACATATTAACAGGACTAGATTTTGGATACCAAAAGGTCCGTTGTTAACTGAATTTTTATTACGCTGGGGAGATGTCTGTCCCAGGGTACACGACGACGAAGATGTTCAAACTGGATATAGAGTACCTAAATGAATTATGCAGCCGATTTATATAATCGCTATCAACTAAAGATCGTAGATAGTCATCGCCGATCTCCTGTGATGAAACTGCCTATGTCATATATGATAGATATGACCGCCACAGAGCAAATGCAAATGACAAAGTTCTACTCTGAGAGGATATATTCTATTGAGATAACAGAAACCTATTTAGATAGACTGACTAATGATCTAAAACATTTCCACGAGTATATTAAGGATCCGAGTGAGTATCGCAAGATGCAAGACAGGGAACTTAATACCCGTAAGAGAAATCCAGCAGTCCAAAAAGCTTGGGACAACTATAGAATGCTACTCCGTCTAGCCGCTGAAGGAAGGACACTTGACCTTGATTGAACCACTCCGCGATGACCTAATGGTACAGCAGCAGTTGCCTGGTAAAGAAGAACATGTTCGTGTCTGGCAACATATGGTAGCAGTTATAATGCTTAACCAAACAGGACGCAAACCTGTTAAGACAGTGTTTCCTATCTTTATGAACAAGTGGCCAACTCCAATGAGTTTTATGATGAGCCCTCCTGAGGAAGTTAAAGAAGTGATCTGGCCATTAGGTATGGGCAATGTACGAGAAAATCGACTACGTAGGATGACAGGAGATTTAGTGACTTGGTGGAACTTCAAAAAAGCAGACGAGCTCTACGGGATCGGTAAGTATGGTAGTGACAGTTATGAGATTTTCTTTAAACAGAACTATTCAGTGCAACCTACAGATAAAGAACTCATACGATATTTGAAAGAAGAGATACACGTTGAACATATTTGAAACACAGGCAGATTTTATCACACGCGATCCACGAACATCAGACGCAATAGCTAGAGCATTTACAGCTAAAGATCAGTTAGCACGATTTGAAGCTTGGATCCCACCAGAATACTTAAAAGGTAAATCAATCCTAGATATGGGCTGCTGTCTAGGTGCATTTGGTGCTTACGCTCTAAGCAACGGCGCTAGTCGCTATGTTGGGCTAGAGATAAGCAAACCATTAGCAGCGATAGCTGATGAGAATCTAACCAAGTATTATGGATATTCAGAAGCGTGGGATATCATAGTTGATAGCTGTGAAAACTTCTTTGAGAACAACTTAGAAGAATTTGATATTATACTTGCAGGTGGTGTACTACACGGCATCACTAACTTCCTTCCAGTTTTGACTGCTATGGCAGAATATGGCAAGGTTATTGTGATTGAAAGCGTCCACCCGCCGATGCCATTTGTTACAGACCTTATAGAAGAGATTGGCCAACTAAGAGGAAAAGAGTCATACGAACGCCTACAGAAGACGATGTTAAGCATTGAATACACTTATCCAATCGTTGGCTACAGTGGTGCAGGTAAAATGATGCATCACGATAATAAGGAAGCTGTTAGTAATGTCTTGAGGATATTGCCCAGTATTGGCGCTCTAATAACTATAATGACCCGTTTAGGTTATAAAGAAGATATAACAGGTTATGTAGCCCTTAAGAAGGAATATCCGGAACATTACGGTTGGGGACGGCGCTTCTTAATAAACTTCTTTAGGAATGCAGAAGCCAAACCAATGAGCTATAGCGAGCTAATAGATAGCGAACATAAAGAAACAATGAAATGGAACGGCGATAACGCAAAAGGAACTATATAATGTTTAAAGACATAGACAAAAGTATTTTAATAAAATTAATGATATTACATACGTTAGTAGTGTCACTGAGTAATTTCTTAGTAAATTTCAAGTTTACTATTTTTGATAGTCCTGTTGCTTACAGTACTTTAAGTATTCCTTTAGTATTTTTAGCAACAGATTTGACGGTTAGGTTGATTGGTAAGAATACTGCCAGAGCAGTAATAGCAATCAGTTTTATTCCAGGAATTATTGCTAGCATCTTGGTTATATTGGCTACAGGTGCTCCAGAGTCTGTTGCAATAAGAATTGCGATAGCTAGTGGGGTTAGTTATCTTACAGCACAATTATTAGATGTATATGTATTCCAATTCTTACGTGAGAAATACACACAGTGGTGGCTTGCTCCGTTAGTTAGTGGTAACTTTACGATGGCATTTTCTGCGTATGTATTCTTTGCCACGGCATTTATAGGAAGTGCAAACACATTTATGGCAGAGCATTGGTTTGAAGTAGCCACAAATGGAGTGCTTGGTAAATTAATATTCGGATCAGCTGTTATCGTTCCACTGTATGGTATAGTACTTAACTATCTACTAGGGAAACAAAATGAATCCGTTGCCTAAACATAGTGCTAGTTGGAACAAACTAGCACCACCTTTACGTCCCACTTTACAGGTAGCACAGCAGATGCGAGACTTGTGTACAGACGGGCAAACTCTCCTGCTAGGAGTCACTCCAGAATTTTATCCTCTGTTTAATGAACTCCTAGCAGTTGATGTTAATCAACATATGATAGATACTGTCTGGCCAGGGGATACAGAATACAAAAAAGCTTTACAAGCTAACTGGAAAAATATGACATGGTCTCCAGGTCAGTTTGGAAATATAATAAGCGATGGTGCATTAGGTTTACTAGGTAAACTAGATGACATGGTTAACTTTATAAATCAATGCAAACTCTGGTTAAATCCAAAAGGTCGTTTGATACAGAGAGTGTTTGAACGTCCAAAGATACCAGTTACTATAGAAGAACTAAAATATGATCTATCAGCTTGTACAGGTATAGGTTGGAACGGATTTAAATGGAAGATGGTTTATTATGTAGCAGCAAATAATAACGGGTTAGTTAGGCTATCAACAGTAAGAGATCTATTCAACGATATATCTCCGGATAGGAGATATGCTTCTATGAATACTGGATGGAAAATTGAAGATGTTAATACAATAGACCTTTATGAAAACATAGAAACTTTAACTTTTGTTCCTAATAGAGAAGAATGGATATGTGTCTTTGGTGAATCTGAATTCATCGAAACAACCGGTTACGATTTAGCAGAAACCTGTCCTATAATAGTTTGGAAAAAACAGTGACAAATAAGATTGAAAACCTCAAAAACCTAACTGGTACACTAAATCAACTACAATGGTATACTCCCCTAAAGATCAGCAAGATACAAACGGGCAAGCTTAAAGCAGCAGTTGCCCATCACGTAAAGAACAGTGAATGGTTTCTAGAACGTATCCGAGTTTCGGGATTAACACCGAATGATATAACGGTAGACAACATCACTGCTCTACCCCTGCTATCACGCAGAGATATACAATCAGCAGGTGAGAGTTTCTTTGCTAAGGAAGTTCCAAAGGATCACGGCAAGGTAGGAGTAGTTAAGACATCAGGTTCAACAGGTGAACCAGTTGTTATCAAAGCTACAGATACAGTAGCACAGTTCTTCCACGCTCTCAACTATCAAGAGATACTTTGGCATAGGCGTGACTTTAAGATGCGTATGTCATCTATACGTGCTGGACATCAAGACAACGGTGAATTTCCTAACTGGGGGGCTCCGTATAATCTATTGCACGAAACCGGACCCGCACAGCTTATTAACATCTGGACAGATATCAAAGAACAAGATAGACTATTGCGTGAGTTTAATCCTGATATCCTCTTAGTCTACCCTAACAATCTAAAAGCTCTATTAGATATATGGGAGATCAATCCTCCCTCATTCAAACTAAAGCATCTAAAGACTGTTGGAGAGACAGTTAGTGATAGCCTAAGAGATAGAGTTAAAGCACTATTTGGGTTAACTATTGAAGACTGCTATAGCAGCCAGGAAATGGGATCTATCGCAAACAGATGTCCAGACGGCGATCTCTATCATACTATGGATACTAATCTAATAGTAGAAGTTGTAGATGATCAAGGACAGCCTGTCACAGCGGGGTCTATCGGTAGGGTAGTGGTTACTGATATACACAACTACGCTAGTCCAATGATACGCTATGTGATAGGCGACTATGCCGAACGTGGACCAGCCTGTAGCTGTGGTAGGGGATTGCTTACGCTAAAGCGTATAATGGGCAGAGAACGTAATCTAATCTTACAACCAGATGGTAGACGCTATTGGCCGATGGTTGGTATGTATAACTTTGATGAGCTTGACTTTATCATACGCAAGTACCAGGTTATACAGCACAGCAGAGAAATGATCGAATATAAGATAGTAACAGACAATCCCATAACAGAAGCACAAAGAGAAGCTCTAATAGCTATCGCTCGCAAGGCATTAGGCGATGCATTTACCTATACTGTCACCCGTTATGAAAAGGAATGGCCACTACCTCCAAATGGAAAGTTTGAAGAATTCGTCTGTAAAGTATCGTAATCATTATACTATCTGATTAAATACGTGTATAATGTTTAAATAACAGAGGAGTTGTTATGGTTAAGTACTATTCATATATAATAGCCTGCCTTGTGTTTATATCTCCTGTACGAGCGTTCTCTAGTGAAATGGTATTCCAATTTAAGAATCCAACATTTTCGGGCGTAGGATGGGGATCACAAGTCCTCACGATCGAGAACGAAGAATATACTCGTCAACAGGCAAGAGAAGCGCAACGCAAAGCCGATGCTGATGCTGTCAAAGCTGCACTACAAAATACCAATCTACAGAAATTCTTGAACAACTTAGAGTCTCGTATATATGCACAGCTCAGTTTGCAGTTAAGCAATGCTATGTTCAGTGGAACTAGCACATCTGGATCTATGGATTTCCAAGGTAGCACGATCAGCTGGGTACAAGATTTATCAACTAATACGATCAACCTTACCATAACAGATACGAGCGGTAATCAAACAAACCTATCAGTTCCAATGGGAGGATTTAAATTCTAATGAAAAAATCCTTCTTTTTAATTCCATTGATAGCGATGCTCTTAACAGGATGTGTTAGTAACAAGACGCTAGATAGGATAGCTGATAGCATAAATGACAATGACAGCGGAGTCCCTTCGCCAACAGCCCAACCTATAACTAAACTACGACGAAGTCCGCTAGCAGATCTTCCGCCATTAGCTGGCGACCCTATAACTATCGCAGTTTACAATTTCAGTGATAAGACCGGACAACGCAAACCAAACGATACTGTAGCAGTGTTAAGCAGCGCAGTGACACAGGGTGCCGAAGTATTCCTCATTAAAGCATTACAAGATGCGGGTAAGGGTAAATGGTTCCAAGTTATCGAACGAGTAGGATTAGATAACTTAGTTAAAGAAAGACAGTTGATCCGTAGCCAACGTGAGACTTACGAAGGCAAAGAAGCCAAACCTCTCAGTCCACTATTAGTTGCCGGTGTTATGATCGAAGGTGGTATAATTGGTTATGACAGCAATATAGCTTCTGGTGGAGCTGGTGCTGCTATGCTTGGCATTGGTGCAACTGCCCAATACAGGACAGACGTAGTAACAGTTGTGATGCGCCTAATAAGTGTATCTACAGGAGAAGTGTTAGTTACTTCGGGTGCTACTAAGACTATATTGAGTGCAGGTGTAAGCGGAAACGTGATGAAATTTATTGATCAGAACACCATGAGCATACAGCTCGAATCTGGTTACAATATGAATGAACAGAGCACTTATGCTGTTCGTCTTGCTACTGAAGAAGCGGTAGCCGATCTAATAAAACAAGGTGCGGCGAAAAAATTATGGGCGTTTGCCGCACCTAAGAATGTTAAGCCCGACGGAGTTAAAAAATGAAATACCTAGTAGCAGCCGCATTGATTTTCTTATCTACAAATGCGTTCGCTCAGACCGTGAATAGTGTCTATATGGACCAAAACGGAAGCAATAGCGCGATCACGATTACGCAATCGGGATCGAACAATGCTGCTGGTACAGAACTCAAAAACAACGTGTTCCACGGTAACAATCAAAGCATTAACATCTCCCAGATAGGTAGTGGCAACGTTGGTGATTTTACCATTAATGGTGATGGTGCTAGCCTAACTTCAAATGTTAACGGTAGTATCAATACCGTCACTGTAAATTGCGGAACAGGTGCTGGTGGTGGTGCTGGATCATCTTGTACAGACGCTATCGTAGTTGCTAATGTGCAGGGTGGAAATAACTCTGTTAATACTACTACTGGTGCGAAAAGCAATAGCAGCACAACCATACAAGGTGATCACAATACTACTCTTATCAACAATACTAGCAACAATCTATTAGGTGCAGTTAGCAGTATCAGTGTAGTAGGCGGATACAATGCTGTTAATATAAGCCAAGATGGACCTGCAGGTGCTAATGGATTTATAGCAAGTGTGAGTGTTACAGGTAGCACTAATACGATAGGTGTAGTGCAGTCAGGATCGGTAGACAGTAATGTTCAAATTAAGAGCAACGGCTCTAACAATACTATTTCTGTTCACAGCGGAAACTAAATGTCTAGCAACATCTGTAGGTAAAATCACAGAGCAAACAGGTCTCACTGAACTACAGAGGGATAAGAAAAGCACACCAACTACTGTTAACACTGAAGTTGAAATGGACGATACTATCGTCACTGCTAAGAGTAAAACTAGGATCACATTTAAAGATGATAGCCTAGTAGAAATAACTGAACAGAGTAAACTACTAATAGATAGTTTCGTATACGACGATACTACTAGTGATGCAGGTAAACTTGGTATGAAAGTAGCGATGGGTACTGCTAGATTCGCTAGCGGACAGATAGCCAAACACACTCCCGAAAGCATCAAGATAGATACTCCTAGTGCCACTATTGGTGTCCGAGGGACAGACTTTACTCTCACAGTAGATGAACTAGGTAGGACGCTAGCTATCCTGCTTCCTAGTTGCCCTACTGGATTTAAAGATATAGATAAAGACTGTAAAGTAGGAGAGATCAGTGTAAACACAGGAATGGGCACCATAATACTCAACAAGGCATTCCAATCTACTACAGTTGCTAGCCGAGAAAGCAAGCCCAGCAGACCTGTGATACTTGAACTGAGTGCTGATCAAATCAATAATCTTTTGATCGTCACGCCGCCTAAACCAGTAAAACAGGTTTTGAAAACTAATGATAACAACAAAACAGCATTGGACATCAACTTCCTAGATCAAAAATTCTTAGATACGACAGGTATGCTAGATGATGTTTTTATTTCGCAACAGAACATATTAGATATGGCTTATCTAGATAACTCGAGCTTCCTAATAAATATGCTAGATTTATTAAACAGCCAGTTATTGGATGATCAACTTAGTGCGTTTAATACTATGTTACCTAAGTATCCACCCAATAAAGCAGCAGGATTGAAATATATGCTAGTAGATACTAATCTAACTTTATATAGGATCGCTCCAGGACACATCGCTTCTGTTAATTTAGATAAAGATTCTCCCAGTACACTCACTCTAGTGCAAGATGGAGTCACGATAGTGCAGAATGTTAATAATCAAAACGGAACCAAGATAACCATAAATCAAAGTAAGTAAAAAATGAGATATGTGATACTGATGCTACTAACAATGATATCAACTGCTTCTGCGCAAAATGTCGTTTACATTGATCAGATCGGCAATACTAACAGCATCACTATTGATCAAATCAATACTACTAATAGTTCCGCTATCGTCCTCAACAAGGGAGATAACAATACTGTTACTATAACACAAGAAGGATACGGAAATAACACAGCATTTATCGGAGTTCCTCCAGCGCAACCTCCAGCAGGTAGTAGTAACCAATACAGTTATTCCGTTACAAATAGCAACAACAATAATACTCTAAATATAACACAAACCGGAACAGGCAATTATAACGCATCGATCAATCTAGATCCATCCCTGCCTACTAGCAATAATACTGCCAGTATCACACAAACAGGTGCAGCCAATAAATCCTTCCATTTGAGCCTGAGCGGTAATAATATAACCGCAAATGTGATACAAGATAGTGCCACAGTACCTGATGCAGCTACCTTAAGCATACAGTGTCTAACGCCACCTTGTAGTGGATACAGTTATACCAAACACTAAATATTGGTATGAAAAAAATATTATTGAGCCCTTGGACCGCTCTAATAACATTAGTATTAGTGGTGGCTATAAAATTATCTAATCCCTCTTTCGTAGAGAGCGTTAAACTACGTTACTTTGACACGCTTATCACTAGCAAAGCTCCTACTGCTAACAATATAGTTACTGTTAACATAGATGAAGCTACGCTAGACAAATACGGACAGTGGCCGTTTAAACGTGATGTATATGCTAATATAATAGAAGACCTATACAAGCACAAAGCAGGCCTAGTTGTTTGGAACATAATGATGCCTGAAGCTGATCGCATGGGCGGCGATAGTGCATTAGCTAACACACTAAAAGAACATCCGGTAGTGTTAAGCAATAGTCCAAGCCTAAAAAATAAAAACACTCCACGAAATCCGGGCGCGGCTATAATCAATGCCAAATACATAGATACTATATTACCCTATCCGGGCATCATAGCTAACATACCAGAATTAGAAAATGCAGCAGCAGGTGTTGGTACGATCAATACTCTAACAGAAATCGACGGTGTTAATCGTCGATTACCGTTGATAGTGACTGCTAATGGTAAACTGTATCCTAACCTATCTCTAGAAACACTAAGGGTCATGGCAGGTGATAACACCGTACAGATTAAGTTAAGTGAGCTCGGTGTTGATAAGATGCGTGTTCCTAAATTTGGATTTGTTACTACAGATCCACTTGGGCGCATATGGGTTGATTGGAGCCAGACTAATAAAAGTTACAGTGCTGTAAACCTACCGGACGATTTAGACGGAGCTGTGGTTATAGTTGGAACTACAGCAGCAGGTATAGCTAATCCTGTTCCTACTGCTAAAGGTCCGGTGTGGCCTCAGGATATGCAAGCAGCAGTGCTAGGAACTATGCTAAACAAAGTAAATATACAGCGTCCAGATTGGGCCGAAGGCGCAGAAACGATAGCACTGATTGCTGCCGGTATCTTGCTTTTAATTTTAACAAGGTGGATATATGTTGGACTTACCTCAGTTGTTGTATTGGTCGGCGGGAGCCTGCTACTTAGTCAGTATCTATTTACTAGCTCTCTATGGTTATGCGACGCAACCATTTTTGTATTTGGAATCGTCCTGGTCGCTCTGCATGCCTATGGAGTTAAATTCGTATCCGAATTCCTCCAAAAGCAACAGATAAAGAAACAGTTTGGAACTTATCTAAGCCCAGACCTAGTGGCTAGATTACAGAAGAATCCAGAACTACTTGCACTAGGAGGAGACTCAGTTGAACTCTCAATCATGTTTACTGATGTTCGTGGCTTTACTACTATTAGTGAGCATTACGGAAGCGACGTTCAGGGATTAACGAAGATAATGAATCGCTATATGACAGCGATGACTAAAAAGATCTTAGAGAATCACGGAACACTGGACAAGTATATCGGTGATGCACAGATGGCATTCTGGAACGCACCGCTTAGTAATGAACAGCACGCCAAGGATGCTGTAAAGACAGCATTAGAAATGCTAGGAAGTTTAGATGCATTTAATAAAGAAGTTGCGCTTGAAGGTGTTCCACCATTTGGTATGGGACTGGGCATTAACACTGATACTGTTGTTGTGGGTAACATGGGTAGTAGTCAACGTTTCGATTACACTTGCCTCGGGGACGGCGTCAACTTGGCGAGCAGACTTGAAGGACAGAGCAAACCATATCATGTCGCAATGGTGATCGGCCCCAAGACAAACGAATATGTGAAAGATACTTACTTTACATTACCACTAGATTGTCTAGCAGTTAAGGGTAAAAAGGAAGGTGTGAATATATTCACAGTGTTAGGAGAACTTTCAAAAGTTCCAGTAGGATACAAGAACGCTAAGAACGAACATAATACTATGATGAATGCATATAATTCTCAGAGATTTATTATCGCCAAAAGCCTAGCACAGGGACTCAAAGGAAAGTTCGATGGTAAAATGGATGAATACTACGATATGTGGGCGGAACGTTGCGACGAATATGCTAAAAATCCACCGGGAGAGGGATGGGACGGAGTTTATAGAACAAACACCAAGTGAGGTAACGTGAAGTATAAAAGCATTTTCATATCAGATGTACATCTTGGAACAAGGATGTGCCAAGCAGATAAACTATTAAATTTTTTAAGAGACAATGAAAGTGAGAAGCTTTTCTTAGTTGGTGATATAATCGACTGTTGGGCTATGAGCAAAAGTATATATTGGCCACAATCACATAACGATGTGGTACAGAAGATATTGCGTAAGGCCCGCAAAGGTACAGATGTAGTTTATATAAGTGGTAATCACGACGAGGTATTGAGAAACTTTGATGATCAGTTCTTTGGTAATGTAGAGATACGTGAAAAAACTATATACGTCGATGCAAAAAATAGACCTATATTAATAATACATGGTGATCAGTTTGATGTAGTAATGAAAAATGCGGCTTGGTTAGCACATTTTGGAACTATAGCTTATGATTTTAGTATGAAACTAAATGTTGTAGTTAATAAGTTTAGACGCCTGTTCAAATTGCCCTATTGGTCATTGAGCCAATGGGCCAAATACAAAGTGAAATCTGCTGTTAATTTTATGGGAAGCTACGAAGATAAACTGAGTGGGTATGCTAAGGCAGAAGCGTGTGTAGGCATAGTATGTGGGCATATACATCACGCTAACATACGTAAGATAAATGATATTGAATATATGAACTGCGGTGATTGGTGCGAGAGTTGTACAGCACTAGTAGAAAACTATAATGGTACTTGGGAGATAATCCAATATGAGGATAACACTAGTAACTGATACTTGGGCTAATATAAACGGTGTAGTTACAACACTAAAAGCAACAGTTAAACAGTTAGAGTCTTGGGGACACATCGTACAAGTGATCGAACCTAGTCAATTTAAAACCATAGGTGCTCCAGGCTATCCTGAAGTTAGGCTTAGTTTAGATATATGGCGTGTTGGTCCTATGATAGAAAATTTTAAACCCAATGCTATACATATAGCCACTGAAGGTACTTTGGGATTGGCTGCACGTTGGTACTGCAAAGTAGACAAACGTAGCATACCACATAATACTAGCTATCATACTAAGTTTCCAGAATATCTAAATACCTATTTTAAGTTGCCGGTTGATTGGGGCTATTGGTTAGTCCGATGGTTCCATAAGTTTTCAACAAAAGTATTAGTAACTACAAACACTATGAAAACAGAACTTAGTAATCGAGATTTCCAAAGGTTGGAAGTGTGGAATAGAGGAGTTAACAGAGATCTATTTACTAGTAAGTTAAGAGAAAAGTTAGAAGTAAAAAAACCTGTAATACTTTGTGTTAGCCGTGCTAGCAGAGAAAAAGGATTAGATGAGTTCTGTAGCTTAAAGATAGAGGGAACTAAGATACTAGTCGGGGATGGGCCTTATTTGGAAGAACTAAAGCAAAAATATCCATACATAAACTACGCAGGATATAAGAAAGGCAAGGAGCTAGCAGAATACTATGCTAATGCTGATGTATTTGTTTTTCCAAGCAAGAGTGATACATTTGGTGTGGTTATGTTAGAATCTATAGCTTGCGGTACTCCTATAGCAGCTTATCCAGTTACCGGGCCTGTTGATGTAATAGAGAACGGAATCAATGGGTATATGGATGATGATTTAGAAGTAGCTATAGTAAAAGCTCTAGAATGTGATCGCGGCATTGTTGAAGCAAGCAGTAAAAAATATGATTGGGCTATGTGTACTAAGATATTCCTAGACAACTTAACGGAGATTAAATAGGTTATGAAGATACTCGGTATCCACGGTGCTTGGAGTAGTAGCATCAGTTTTAACTATCTAAAGCATAAGACCAAAATCAAAGATTGGCATTGTGTTGATTACGATCATCGGGTCAATGCTTATGAAGACATCCTTGCTATGAGCATAGGTGTGATGCGTGAACCTTATGTAGCTATAGGACATAGTCTAGGTGGAATGATAGCATTACATATGAGCCAAGATACGCTATGTAAAGGTATCATAACATTAGCAAGTCCGTTAGCTGGATTGGATCTAAATTTGATACAGCTATATATGAGCAGAGCTAGTCTGATAAGCAAGATAGCTAATAGCAGCAGGCAAGTGAGAGAGATACATCAGATGCGGTTTGATCATGTTCCTGTGCTACATCTAATAGCTAACAAAGGATTTAATCCTTTCATATATGAGGATAATGACGGTGTGCTTCCATTAAAGGTACAAACAGGGTGGACCTGCGGTAAGATAGCCGAGATAAGTGCCAATCATTATGAGATATTACAGAGTGATGCTACAGTAGCAGCCGTTAAAGGTTTTCTTAAAAAGGATTAGTTTTTAGGAGCAGTTGGCTGTGTGTATATTTTAGCTTCTTGGGGATCCTGAGTATGATGTGCTAGTTGCTCTGCCGCTTTCCTCTGTTGTTCAGCAGCTTCCATTTCACGTTGTTGTGCAGCAGCAGCAGTCTTAACATCTTCTAAGTGGCGTTCGCTTTCAATCTCTTTACCACGTAGTTGCAGAACTATATTGAGTTTTTGATTGAGGCGTATGAGATCATTATCTAACATACGTATACGATCAATGAGTGCGATAAGCACAGTATTAGCTTCGCTTAGTACTGGCTTAACCTCAGTAGTCGCCCAAATCCAAATATAATAGATCATATATCCCATGCCACCGGCAGCAACGATAGGAAACCCATATTTCGAAATTAGATCAGCTACGTTAGATTCCATTTGATTTTTCCAAAAACAATAATATGCTATTATTTAGATAATATCAAATTTTAATTAAAGTAGTATATTATTTTTTTGTCAATAGCTGTTTGTTTATTTCAACATATTCATCTGCTATCTTTTTGTTACGGGTTATAATAATCATTTTCCCGTCGAGCATCACGGTGTAATATCGATCACCTTTGTTTAAAAAACACTCTACTATCTTATACTTTCCCACATTTTTTACTTTAGTACCTTATAATATCTTTGCCAAATAATTTATTGATATAGGGTTAATTTTTAGTCCAACGCCCCCTTATTTGTTCTTCTATTAAAAGATATATTACAAATAAAACTAAACAGGCACCAAACATTCTTCCAATTGTTTCAAAATCTATATCCATTAGTCTCTCCTTGCATCGTTCTTGCCGTCTGCCCTTGCTATCCTGTCTACATCTGGTTTGACACCGAGCGCATTGCTCATCAGAGTATCGATCCTTATAACGTCGTGATTCATAGTCTTGACCCTATTATCTAAAGCAGTAATGATACCACTTAATCCCTTAACAGATCCCATAACACCCGCTAGGATGAATTTGATAGTTAAGAAAATAAAGTAGCCCATAGCACAAGCAGCGGCTATGGGAAATCCTACGTCAGCAACTAATTTAAAGAATATATCCATAAATATATTTATATGCATATTATAAAAGGGAGACTGCAATGATTGACGAGACTGAGAAGAAAAAAGGAAAATAAAATGGCATTAGGCGATTCACTATTAAACCAATTGAGGAAAAACGTCGAGAAGAATGGCGAACTATCTACTACATCAGATAAGCTAAAGAGCAAGGCTCCTTTGATCATAAGCATATTTGCTGCCGTCTTTAGTATCAATGCCTTTATTGGTAATCAACTAGGCAGTAAAATACTAAACAACACTATAGAAATTAGTGATGTCTATGGATTCTATCAAGCTAAGAGCATTAAACAGAGCATAACTGAATCATCATATGACGATGCGATAAGGGCGAATGATAGTAAAAAAGCAGAAGAATTAAAAGCGAGGATCGATCGATACGAGTCCGATCCAGCTAGCGGCGAAGGCAAGCGAGAATTATTAGTTAAAGCCAAACAGCTAGAAGCAAGCAGAGATAATGCTAAGAAACAAAGCCCCTGGATCGGTATAGCCGGATCAGTTATGCAGATCTCTATAGTATTACTCACTGCTAGCATCTTAAGCGCAGGAACGATGATGTTTTGGGGAGGGCTTGCTGCTATGGGTGTAGCACTAGCTATAATGGGACAAGGATTATTCTTATGGTTTTAAGTTGGGAAAAATTTATAGTATATGCCATATATTTCTTCATAATAATATATGTAATATTATCAGCCTGTATGCTTTATGGACTACTTAATCATAGTATCTAGTTGACAAATATCTACACGATGTTATTATAAGTTTATGATATTAAAAGAACGTGATATAATGATCGATCTAGAGACGCTAGCTACTAGTCCAGATAGTGTGATCATCACTATTGGCGCACTGCGTTTTGATCCATATGCTAACGATCGCGGACGTGAAGCCCGCGACATGGAACACTTTTATTGTCGTATTGATCCGGGTAGCTTTGACTATCCCGAAGCGGAGATAAACGATGACACAATGGCCTGGTGGGCAAAGCAAAGCGTGGAAGCACAGCACGAAGCATTTGGGGAGGGAGTGGCCCGTTTGGATATTCGCGACGCTCTTGATAGCCTCTTTGATTTTTGCAGACCTTGTGACAGGGTTTGGGCAAACGGCCCTGCCTTCGATATTATTATCCTTGAAACGGCTGCTCGTAGATTAGGCAAGAAATGGCCTTGGAGTTTCTGGCAGGCTAGAGATTGCCGCACAGTGTTCCGCATGGTACCAGGACGTGATCAAAAACCAAACAATCATAATGCTCTAGACGACTGCTGGCTACAGACTGTGAAGCTACAAGAAGCACTAAAGGTATTAAACGTCACAAAGATGGACTAACAATGAAACATATGTTGGTTATCGTTGATGCGTGGGAGTATGATGTATCAGCTCCCCAGACTGCTGAAAGCATAGCACATATAAAACACACCCATGCATTGGGACATTTCATTAATATTGTTTGTGATCACGAAAGACAAAAAGGAAATACTGTAGTATTTGTAAACACTAATCATCCTATAATGCATCATGTTGATACTAAAAACGATATGATTGTCAGTAGTTTACAAGATATAAAATTTGCTATGTTCCTCAGGCGCAATCCTCATAGTATGTTTTATATAGGAGGATTTGCTTATGAGTCTTGTGTATTACGTGAATACTTTATATTGTTAAATGCATTGCATAATGATACTGCACGTATAAACATTGCATTAAATCTAACATTACCTTTTAAGGGATACTGGACTATTGAAAAAAATATTGAGCATTGTCTTTGGGCAGCAGATGGATTTCAGAAATTAGATCTTATTTAAACGTTGACAACACTGTGTCTAGATGTTATTATTAAAATAATAAGAGGTTATCATGTTAAAAAATGTATATGGTGATGGTGTTATTATGGTTAGCAAGAATGACACTTATGGTGGAGTTGATGTTTCTGTTACTATGAGTCAGCCCTATGCTGATGATATACGTTGGTTAAATCAATATCGTAGAGAATATGAACTAGAAAAGAACCTCAGAGAAAATTCTCCGGCAGTTAAGAATGCCTGGGAGCAATATCAAGTAGTGAAGATCTTAGCAGAAAAGGAGAAATAAGATGTCACATAAGGAAAACCGTTTGGTGATCACAAAGTCAGAGTTGGCAGTACTTAACGATTGGCTTACTCGTCTTAACTATGATGTAAGCTGTGTAGAGTTCCGTACAGGCATTGAGCCCGGCATCGGTCATGCACTTACTGCTTATGTTGAGTTGCACGACGATGAAGGTTATTTTAAGCTACTTACAACACAGCCTGGTGTAACTGTAAATCTGCAGGCTATTGAAACAGCTATCAAGACAGCTACTAAGGCTGCTTAATAGTGAGCAATACAGTCAAACTTAGGGTTAGTGACCTAAAGAGACTTATGGAGTGGATCTCAACTTTGGAGGATAAAAACTTTGAAGTTGAGATTACTACCTCACACAGTTCAGGTATCGGCTTAACTGTAGAAGTTTCTATTGAAACCCAAGAAGGTCGCGGCGTCTGGGCCGATTTAACTGATTATGAGAACTGGTAATGGCAAAATTCCGTAAGAAACCCGTAGTAATTGAAGCAGTAAAGTTTGTGTACAATGAGTACGGATTAGCTGATCTCCACGAGTTCTGCGGAGATGCTCTCGGAGAGATTAAAAAAGCTCGCCATCTAGATGCAAAGGGCGAAGCACAGATACTAACACTAGAAGACGGTCAGTATCTTAAGGTAGCTCACATTGCTACTGAAGGAGATTGGATTATCAAAGGCATACAGGGCGAATTCTATGCTTGCAAGCCTGATATATTTGAAGCTACCTATGAGGAGGTTAGAGATGACTAAAATCGTATACAACGCCTGCTTCGGAGGTTTTGGATTGAGCCACGAAGCTATCATGCGTTATGGTGAGCTTGCTAATCTAAATCTACTCTATGTTCCGGGAGAACACAGCTGGAACAATTCCTACTACAAGGATAGTATACAGGATGATGATCACTATTTCTCTGATAACGACATCTCACGCACAGACCCTTTCCTCGTGCAAGTCGTTGAAGAGCTAGGTGCTAAGGCAAACGACACTTATTCCGAGTTAGCTATATGTGAGCTTGCACCTGGTACAAAGTATCGCATTGACGAATATGACGGCAACGAAGCTGTGCTAACTATCGATGATTATGATTGGAGCGTAGCGTGAAAAAATACATTAGTCCCAACCTTTTCCTTTGGTTAGTTATAATTGCATCTTGGATGATTGTAGTAGCGGTGTTGATGCAGCCCTTTGAACCAAAAGATGATAGTGACTTTCCGGATCGTTCAAGTGGTATGAATGTGCTTATCGATCATCTAACAGGTTGCCAATATCTATCTCGTGGTTCAATAACTCCGCGCCTGGATGCTACCGGCAAGCAGATATGTAAGAAAGTTTAACTATGAGAACAAGCAGTGAAATACTTGAAGATCTACTCAAGTCATTAGAAGATATGATAGACGCTCAAGACGATATGTGGCAGGAAGAAAAATACCACAATCATAAAGAATTAAATCAAATACGAGAATCTCGACTTGTTCCTGCTAAACGAGATTTCAAAAAGCACCTTGACGATTACATTGATCGCCGTTTTCAAACCTACATAGACAAATATGGTATAACTAAAGTTAAATGATCAGGAGATCTAAATGAAATTTGTTACCGTAATGGATATGTGGCTATTAATTATAAACATTGCATTACTTGGGTTTATTGGGTATTATGGTAGGCGTTTGATCAAGATGATCTCTAGGGTCGTGTCTCGTATTGATTACGATCAGGTTGAGAAAGAACGCAAGGCTATAATTGATATGATAAAGGAAGAGAGAGATGTACTTTTCCACTCATCTTCAATGGCCGGAGATAATACAGAATCTCTTTCTATTGAGATTCTAGATGGTATAATTGAAAAAATAGAAGACAGGAATATTAAGAGACTAAATAAACAAGGAGAAGCAAATTGAAATATACAGCAATCATTTCGTCTTTCTTACTAGCAGCCGCACTGAGCGGATGCGCCAGCACAGGTCCTAATCAAGCCATTGGTACCGGTGTGGGTGCTGTTGGTGGATATGCTGTAGGTAGATCACTTGGCGGCGGCGCAGCGGGATCTGCTGTAGGTGCTGTAGCAGGTGCTCTTATTGGTAGCGAAGTTGGTAAGAGTATGGATCAACAACAGGCTAATCCTCCGCGCGAGCGTGTGATTGTACAGGAACGTCCAGTATACATCGATCGCCGACCGGTAGAAGAATGCCGCATCGAACGTCGTTTTGATCCCCGTTGGGGAACATATAGAGATGAACGAATTTGTCGTGTTTACCGATAATAATAGTTGACGTAGCGTAAAAAATAGCATACAATATAAAAATAATAAGGGGACGTAGCTCAGTTGGGAGAGCGGTAGCTTTGCAAGCTTCAGGTCGTCGGTTCGATCCCGTCCGTCTCCACCAAGCATTATAATATAGTAAAAATACGTCGGGGTGTAGCGAAGCCTGGTTTATCGCGCCTGCTTTGGGAGCAGGAGATCCTCAGTTCGAATCTGAGCTCCCCGACCATTTAAGTTTATTACCTTTACGTCTATTCTCCCTCCAAGGAAGATATTGTAAGTTGTCTTGATGATGCAATCCTCCTTTACTAATAGGTATAATATGATCTATTTCATATCCTTGTGGACATTCTTCGTATATTTTTTGTATTAATAACCGGTCTGCATCATTGGGCGTTTGTAATTTTTGTTTTGTATGATATCGCATCCAGGCTTCATTTTTAATAGCACGATTTCTTTTATACCATATATCATCTTTCTCAACTCGACTGGCAATTTGCGCACATTTATGACTACAATATTGGTTAGTAGATGTATATCTAATTTCTTTATCAGAACCACATTGATTACATTTGAATTTAGGTTTATCTCGACCACAATACTTTAAATGCATTGATAATCCTTGTTTATTCTTAAATAGTTTATTACAATTTATACAGTTATTCATGTTATTATTTATTCCAGTTTGGTAGCGCAGAAGTTGACAGTTAGATAAAATACATATATACTAATAAAAATAAGGAGAGTACTATGGACGTTCATACTAAAAGAATACACGAGTTTACAAGTTATGGCAAGAGCAACGGCTTCTTCTTAAGCCGTGGTAGAGACGGAAATTTTGTACCCGCTCCTCGCCCTGATACTACTGACAATGCTATCAAGGAACAGCTTGCTAGGATTGAAGATAAGCTAGATCAACTATTAAAGATGACGGAGAACAAGTAATGAAGACAGTAGGTGATAAGGTTACTCCATTTGTTATTACCGGAGTTCGTCCGGGTGTGCTTAACGATGATGAGCCGCCGGGTGCTTTTGAAATGATTGATGAGAACAGTTTCGCAGGATGGTGGAAGGTTATTGTTTTTTATCCCAAAGACTTTACATTCGTATGTCCAACTGAAATCGTAGCATATGATGCTCTAGTGGAACAGTTTGAAGATCGCAATGCTAAGTTGCTGATCGGTAATACTGACAACGAATATGTGAAGTTAGCTTGGCGCAACAATCACGAGGATCTAAAGAAGACCAACAGTTGGATGTTTGCTGATACACTACGCGACGAACGTGGATTAGCTGGGCAGCTGGGTATCTTCCATCAAGATAGCGGTGCTTGCCTACGAGCTACTTTTATCGTAGATCCCAATAACGTTATCCAGCACGTTACAGTAAACGACCTAAATGTAGGACGCAGTCCAGAAGAGACTCTACGTGTATTAGATGCTCTCGGTACCGGAGAACTTTGTGGTTGCAATCGACCACTCGGCGGTGCTACACTTTAAAAATAACAATACCTCCCACGCTTGCTCATAGAGCAGCGCAACAGGGAGGTTACTAATTGCTTTGTTGCTCGCGGAGAGCTAGCAGATTCTAAAACTGCAAGAACGGGTTCAACTCCCGTACAGAGCGCCACTATTAGCAAGGGGAACTACTCGGCAGTCGTGTCGCAAGATATCGCAACGGAGCCCTTTGTTTATGCTGTTAGAGGGATTGTGGGTAGACCTGTACTGGGACTGGGCAACCTTCATAAATATAAAAACAAAGGAGAATTAATATGGCCTAGATTGAATTAGCATGTAAAGAGATGGTGTTCCACTTTAACAAGAAACATCACGAAGACCCTTCGATTCCTATGTGGATCATTAAAGCCAAGGGTGAAAGTTATTATGTCGAGCACGTCGATTGTTCCGTGCCTTGGACTACAAAAGAAACTCCCGATTCTAGTCACACCAAAGGTAGCATTAAAGTCAAGGATTGCCTCCTGACTATTGATGATGATAATTGTGCTAGTATAGCAGTATTAACAGCACACGATATCATTCGCTTAAAAAATCAAGCCAAAGGTATCACACGTATCATCACTCAGTGGCGAGAACTGTTAGTAAAGACATTAGAGAACAGCAAGATCAAGCACGGTCCTATTAAGCGATTCGCAGCAGGCTGTAGTAGCACCTGGTATGTATGCGACATATATGATAGAAGTGCCCTAACTATCTTAGGATTAACTATGGTAGATAAGCATCGTGTCCTCATGCCTAACGAGACTTATTATAAAGCATATGATGATCCAAATATCATACTTCCAGATGACGATGATATAGATTTCATTGAAGAGGACGAGGATGAATAAATAAATATAATCGAGGGGTCTATTATGAATATTACTGATGTACTAAGCGAAATATCTACGCCAACTGGGTCTATCTTTATACGGTTTAAGGAAAGGGTTGGTGCAGTATCTGCTAATCCACAGCGTGGGGAACGTAGCGAAGCCACATATCTAACAGCATATGCTGGCTTTGCTAATGCTCCAGAAGATCTACAACAAGGCAATGCGCTACGTAATTTTAATTCTATTAATAGCGCCGAAGACATTGTTAATATGATCAAAGCTATATTTACAGACAAAGTATTCCTCTCGGTTAAGAGCCTCACCATATATGATGATTTTACTAAACCCTTGCAGGGAGATAGAAGTCCTATCTACAAGAGACATCCTTTCCTACTAAAGTTTATGAAATGGGTAGAAAGAGAAGGCGGCAATCAAATCAAGATAGCAGACAAAGTAGGACAAGAAGGCCCACCAAAGATAAAGCGTCCGCGTAAGGAAAATCCAAATTTTGGTAGGAAAATACGCGACGTCGAACAAGGTGAGACTAAGAAGACTGTTACATTTACTGTTGGTCCGCGTTTCTATAAGCAAGCCCAGCGTGACCTTCCAAATCTAATGAAGTATCGCGGTCCTAACGGTACGTTTGTTATGCCAAATGATCTGTTTATGCAGTTCCGGGCACAAGCCGAAAAGACCTATCCCTATGCTGAGATTAAACTAGTCAATCGTGTAGCAACAGGTGAGAGTTTTAATGAGGCTGAAGAAAAGCCAAAAGCAGTACATTGTTCACAATGTGGTAAGGGATTTAGTGCAGGTGGATTAAAAGCTCCACATAAAACAGGATTTTCGCATTGTAAAGATCACAAAGGTATGAAGGTTGTTGTTTCTGAAAACCTAAATGAAGGACAAGACAAGAGTCCACAAGACTGCGGCATTGTTGACGGATATTATGGTCGTTCACCAAATCCACATAAAATTGAAATGGGAAAGCGTGTTAAGCTAACTGATCCACGAGAGATTGCAGCTTATATGGCAGGCTATAAGGATGATTCAGCTGGTTCTAAGGTATATGAAGGTATTATGAAGTATGCTTTACCTATAGCTGGAGCAGCACTAGGTGGGATGTATGGATCTGATCTAGGAACTGCTGGTTTAGATTCTTATGTTGATGCTACTAATCCTGATGTTAATTTAGGAATTGCTTCTATGAAACCGAGTGTAGCTGCAAAAGGTGGTATGATAGCAGGAATAGATAGCCCAGACGTTGAAAAATATTCTAAAGCATTTAATGCTATACAAAAATACGGATCACCGGTTGGAGCAGCGTTAGGTGCAGGAGCTGGAATGGCACTATCGCCAAGTGATCGTAGAAGAGATAGCATGACTGACGAAGATGATAAAAGAGTAAGTGAAACTGTTAGCGGAATGGGGCATGGTTCAGCAGAAGAAATGCTATCACACGTTGAACAGGCTGTAGAATCAATGCAATTAGCTCTAGAGCGTGAACTAGAATGGCATCTCACAGATTTCTATGGGACTAAGGTAGTAGCCCAACTTATGCATCCTGCTATAGTTGCTCTAGAGAATATTAAACAATTTGTAGCACAACAACTAGCACAAGCTGGACAAAGTGAAGTAGACGAAGACGGCGCATCCCCTGCACCACCAACTCCACCACCTCCTGCACCAACTACCTCTGGTACATCGCTACCATCTGCAGATCCAATGGTAAAGAACCTACCAGCAATTAATGCTACCGGTGATGGTAATAATGCTCGAACAGATAAATTAGCTTCTATGGTTAGCGGCCAATCAGCTAAAGCAGCAGCACCAACTACAGCTGATAAACAAATGGCTACTACTTTTGAAACACGAATATTAGACATCGATGATGACGATTTTTGGTTAATGGAAGCAGGAAAAGCTTCGAGATCTTTCTGTAAAGCTAATGCTCGTAAGCGTGAGAATATGGGAGCAAGCCAACTTTCGAGCTGCATTAGTCAGGGCTATCTACCACATAAGAGCGGTAAAAGTGTGAAGGTAGCAGATCGCCGTATTAAACTTAACGGTGTTAAGATGAAGGGCGAAAAATACGGCGGGCCTAAGTCAACTAAGGCCGGCGAGTAATTTCCTTACGTGCTAGTTGATCAAAACCGTTTTTACACATATCTTTAGCACAAACGATAGGGTCTTTTGGTAAAACAAAAGGCCTTTCGTGTATAGATCCTACTAATTCACCCTGATTACACCAGCCTCTCCACATATCTCCATTGTTATCTATAACAAGGGTATCTATGCCTGCATAGCAAGTAAATCCTTTAAATTCTAAGGGATGACCTTTTTTAAGAGTTTTTTGACCGCTTATCGCATCTAAGTAAGTAGCCGAATCATTTCCGCCGGGATTAATAGACTTTTGATGTTCTAGACTATTACGATGCACTATTGGATCTTGTGACATTGTTTTAGGTACAGGCGGCGGGCGTCCTATCGTTCTATAGTATTCGGCCCATTGTTCGTTGTTGTAAGGTAGATACATATCACTGCCCATACCAAAGTTACTAAACAACATTTGATAATCACCTAGATTATATTTTTTACGGAATCTATTACGTGTAGCTATCGCCCAATCAAAATGTTGTTTTATCTGTGTAGTGGGTATTAGTATCTGTACATTAACGGGCTTACCTAATGACTCATTTAAAAGTAAATCTACTACTGATTCTATATGGTCTATGTCACAAAATTCTTTGTGTACACTAATAACCACATCAGTTAAATATTGTCTACAAGCACGCCAATAGCTTAGGTCGGCACTAGCATTTGTTTTCAGGACTAGACTAACAGGATAGTTGTTAATTCTTCTACCTATTTCTTGCACATCACCTGCAAGTGTAGGCTCACCTCCAATAAATTCAAATACTACATCATTACCTAACTCGTCGTAGTGGCTTATAATCTCTACACATACATCAACTATTGTTTCCATATCCGGAAAGGCTTTATCACCTTTCCGGAATATGTCGTGGCAATATTGACAGCTATAGTTGCAGGAGTTTCCCAGCAACCATTGCACTTTAGTTTTAGGTCGATCAAGCGGTTCGAAGTCTTCCATCGTCTATATAATTTAGCCAAGATTGATGGGGAACTTGCCACTCCTTCTTTTTACGATTATTAGCCAGTAACCAATAATTGGGTTGATTAGGTAGAACCTTAGGACGGATCTTCTGATTGTTACCCTTATTATTATTACAAGCATAGCAAGCTGTAACTACGTTATGCCAAGTTGTCTTACCACCTTTAGAAACAGGCATAACGTGATCGATAGTACACTCGCTAGGATTCAGTTCTTTTGCGCAGTATTGACAGGTATAATTGTCCCTAAGGAATACCCACTTACGACCAAATCTTACACGAGATTTTGGCCTCATAAATTCCTTTAGTATGATAACTGCTGGAACCTTCATAGTCAGACTAGGACTATGAACATCCCAGTCTTCATATTCGTGCAACACTCTTGCTTTGTTCAACCATACATATCGTATAGCACTCTGCCAATCAATAGCAGAAAGCGGAACAAGGCTCATTGGTTGAGCATCAGCATTGAGCAGTAGTGTATTTGACATTATTCCTCGCAGTTATTTAATATTTGTATTATAACAGTTTTATAAAAAACGTCAACATTTATAAAAAAAGCTAGGATCTTTTAAAGACCCTAGCTCTGGTTACCCATTATGCGCTATGCGCCTACAATAATTATATTTTACTTCTTAACACCTGCATTAACAAAACTATACATCTTTTCTGCAGTTTCTAGGACCTTATCAAGGCCTGGGAATTGCGGCATTCCGACGTTAGTAATTACCTGTCCAGTCTTCTCATCTCGAGCAACTGAAACTTCCCAACCGTGCCACTTAGCATGATAGTCCTCAGCGACAAGATCCTTAGCCATCTTTAAAATATCAGTGCGGATCTCGTAACCATTCTTATTAAACTTAACTTCTGGTGCCTTAGGCATTTCAAATGTATCTGTCATCATCATCTCCTTCTGTGTGTGTGTGACTTTACTACTATAACAGTAGTATTTTATTTAGTCAAGCGGAATTATCTTTTAATATCATTTGAATGGATATAAGTTAAATACATTAGAGGATAAAAAATGAAACGCCAGACCAAATCTATATTACAAGAGCTTAATAGTTTCGCAGTAAAGAAAGACGTAGAGTTAATAATTGAGAGCAGAGCCTTACATATAATTAACGGAGCTATAAACATACTAGAAATGGCAAGAGAAAACTTCGATGAAGAGACAGCACTAGATCTCGAAAGGCGTTTGCTTAACAGCATAAGGGCAGCTGATCCAGATAAGTTCCGTAGAGGCATCAAGAAAATAAGCGAAAACAAGCGTTCTGGAAGCCGATTATCCTTCCTAGATGATAAATAAATTTAACGTACTCATTACGAGCACGAACATTTTGGAGAAAAATAAATGGCTAATACATTTTCAGATCTAACTGCTACAACAGTAGCAGCAAACTACAGGAAGGTAGCAGGTTCCACTCAGCTCGGAACTCGCGTACTACGTTTCATCAAGGTAACTGTTTCAGGTGGTTCAACACCAGATCTAACAGTTGGTTACAACGCAGACGTTCTAGCATCAACTGGCAGCAGCAACTATGCTCTAGTAGTAAATGCACTACAGGGTTATGCAGAAGTTTATGCACTATTTGCACCAAGTTCAACTGCTTTCGTTGCTATCGTTAGCGATGACACTGCACAAGACAGTGACACCTCCACTAACGCAGCTGGCGGTTGGGGTGATGCAGAACTAAACATCTACCAAGCACTAGGTTCATGGAGCTCAGGCGCAGTAGCAATCACTACTGGTGCTTTCACTGGTGGCACACTTTCTTTCTCTTAATAAGATAAGGATATTGATATTAAAGGGCAGTTTTTATAACTGCCCTTTTTTATTGGCTAAATTAGTATATGCAGACTTTCCGAGTATTAACGCTTGTTGATATAACTAAGACAGGTATACAAAAAGAAAAAATAGATCCTCTTAAGAAAAAACAACAGGACAATTATCAAACACTATTGCAGACACTAGAAATGCGGGCTAATATCTTCACAGAAGATGATCCAATTGAAATCACGATGGATTGGTCTAATCTTGGATACGGTAAGAAAGAACGTACCTGGGTTTGGAATTTTTATATAGAACAAGATGACATATTTAGGATAGACGATAATACAACAGGATTTATGATTAATGACATAAATTATATTCCATTCAATACCGAATGTAATGAAACAGCTAAATTTAAACAGAACTTCTTTTCTGCATCAATAAAACCCATTAATATTATTTTCGAGTCTGTTGATAAATAAAATTAGTAGGCATTGTAAAAAAGGCATCGTTAGGCTTTGATAAAAGGCAGCAACCAGAAACATAAAGTTGCTAGGAGAATTAACGAATGGCTAGACGCCCTGCATCACCTTTAGAACACGAAAATCTCGCACTCCACGTTGAGCTATGCCAACAACGCTACGAAACAATGGAAAAGAGATTAGAGAGCATCGAAAAGAAAGTCGGCGAGATCTTTAACGCCATGAATGAAAGCAAAAGCTCACTTGCAAAGGTTATCATAGGTTCAACAGGAACTATCATAGCAGGATTGCTTTCCACCATTATTGTCCTACTATTAAGAATACACTAAATATTGCGTGAGGATTTCCCATGCGATTATTTGAATTTAGCCCACCAACGATGAGTGCTGCTACCAGCAGCCAACCAAAATCAGCACCCGTTGCAGTGGCCACAGAAGCACCAGGATCTAATGCCCAAGCAGGTGGCCTAAAAGGTTCTAGCAGCGCAGCAGTTACCCCACAACAACAGCAAAAACAACAGTATAGTCAGCTAAAGGCTGGAAAGACCATTAACCATCCAAAATTTGGTCCAGTACGTATTAAAATGGATCAAGGTAATAAAGTAGTATTAGACACAAAAGCACAGTACGGCCAAGACATAACAGTAGATAAAGATGAGCTGGTACAGATGCTACAGCAACAACAGGGACAATAACCATGAGGATAAGAGAATTATATGATCCACACATCCTCATAATGCTAACTAATGAAGAGTCGGATTTTCTAAAAGACCACAAAGAGCATAGGATAGATCTAAAAGAACTCGACGAAAGAAGTCGTCGGGTCGTAGAAAGCTTGCTCTTGAAAGATGTTTTGTATAAAATAAGTAATCATGAGGTAGCAACAAATGAATACGTCTCTAGAGAAAAAAGAACTAGCACGTAAATTAAGTTCTATAGCAGATAAAACATTTAAGAATGTATTGGTTCCTTTGCTGACAAAAAGTGGCATCAGGATAGGTGATTTCACTATAGTACCTGCTGACGGTAAATTTGAAATACGCAAGAACAAATACACATATTATACTACATTTAATAAGAGCGCAGCTATGACTATCGCTGGCTTAATGATGAAAAAATCCAAACCTGAAGAAATAACAAAAGTAGTACACGCCGATCGTGTAGCGTTTACTATGTACAACAACCTCATTTTTTATGAACACCATTTGGATCAAGCGATAAATAATAACAATACTATAAAAAAGAACTTGATGGAGTTTAGATTTGACAAAGATGACGTTCTCTATCGAGATGCTAAGAAAATTTTGCAATCGTCTTATTCTAAAATATTCTAAGTACGGAATAAATAACATTAAGATATATCTATAGGATGAAACTATGAAAACCAGCGACTTCCGTATTAACATTTCCTCAGAGAAATTAAATGAATCACTACAACAAAAGTTTGGAGGTAAAGTTGATATACAGAACTTTACTGACAGTGAGCTTATTAAGGCTTCTAAATTAATCGAAAATAAGATCAGTGCTTTTAAGAAGGCTGATTTTAATGCTACCCTAGAGAACGAAGAATTCTTTAAGCTAAAGCTAATGAAGGATGTCATTGACACACGTATGCGTGAAGTATTTGGTGAAGCTAAAGAAAAAACTATGAGTCGTGCTGCTAAGGGTATGATGAAATACGGTAAAGATGGAATGAAGGCTCTAGCTAAAGCTGGTAAAGATGGTAAGAGCCTCGATAAGGTACGTGACAAGTACAACAAGTATGACGAATCAAAGAAGCCCGACGCCGACGGCGATGGTGTTCCAGACTGGGCAGACAAGAAGCCAGGTAAGGACGATAACGAAGGTAAGAAGCCATCTAAAAAGGGAATGAGCGCAAAGCAACAGAAGTTCTTTGGTAAGAAGAAGACTGTCAAGGAAGGCTGGAAGGGTGGACTACTAGGCGGCGGCCTTGCAGGACTATTGGGTGGTGGTCCACTAGGAATAGGATTAGGTTACCTAGGTGGTAGCAAAGTAGGCGATGATCTCAGCGATGCATTTAGTGAAGATGTTGATATGGGCACAAGAGCTGCACATCACGCGATAATGTATCGCCATCATCATCATAAGGGTGATCTAGAGGGAGCAGCACATCATAAGGCAGCTTGTGACGAGTGTGGTGGTATGCTAGAACACAATGATCTAGGCGAGTGCTGGATGAGCCATCCTGAGATAGCAGAAGGTCAAGCACAATCAGTTGATGAAGGGCTAGGTAAGCTATTAGGATATGGTGCTCTCGGAGCAGGACTAGGCGGACTAGGTGCGTATGCTATGGGCAATCCAGAAGCACTAGGTGGCATAGGTGGTTATCTAAATACTGGCGCTAAGGCAGTAGGTGATGTTGCTGGACCATATGTAAAGTCAGCAGGAGATGCTATCAGTGGGTTTGGTAGCAAGCTTCTAAAAGAAAGCGATAACTCAATGTGTGAACTAGCTATGCATCACGCAGCTATGTATCAGAAATCACATAAGATGGGAAATCTCAAGCATTGCGAACACCATAAGACAAATGTAGAAGAGTGTGGTGGTAAGGTTTGGCATGACGGAACTGGAGAAGTATATTTCAGCCACCATGGTCACAGGAATGGTGTTCCAGAAAAGGTCAGCGAAGGTTTTTATAGTGCGCTCGGCGGACTAGGTGGTGGAATTGGCGGTGCCGTTGGCGGACATCATATAGCTCCCGCATTAGCAAAAGGTGCTTCAGCAGTGGCAACTGGGCTTGGGTATCCAATAGATCCTGCAACTGCTGATATAATTGGATCAGGTCTAGGAATTGGCGCTGGATCAATGTTAGGTAGTAATCTTGGCGGCAAAGTGGGCAGTGTAGTAGATGACATGGGCCAAGAAAGAATGGCAAGAGAAGATTCAACAGAAGGTAAGAAAATGAGTCCTAAGGATAAGAAACTAGCTGCAAAATATCCACCAAAGGATAAGATTACTCGCGGTGATATCATAACAGCAGCAAAAGAAAAGAAAAAGACTACAGAAAATTATGATCGTATGCTAAAAGAGTCAATCCGTTTTTATCTACGTGAAGGTGAAGAAGGCAAAGCCGAAGTAATCATGGCTGTTAAGGACATGGTTGATAAGTTCACTGGTTGGTCAGAAGATATTGCACAGATGCAAGCTAACACTGCTATGGAAATGGCAGACAGCATACGTGACGAGCTAGGCAGTGATGTTTCAGCACAGTTTACACAGGTTGCAGGCCCAGCATTAGACAGTGCTTTCCAAGCAGTTAAGGCGGCACGTGAAGCACTAAACAGCATCGTCGGTGTAATCACCGGTGAAGGTGGCGCTGCAATGGGCGGAATGCCAGGAATGCCTGCAGGCCCAGGCGGAATGCCAGGTGCTCCAGCTCCG